ATGACCACAGAGCAACTGGTTATGATTTTTTTGATGTTCTCCGTCGTGGTATGGTTGTGGCGGCAGGTCTGGCGCGTGGTGCGGAGGTTCAGGCCGCGTGTCAGGCTCGGGGAGTGGATGACCGGAACTGTCTACATCATGTTGGACCGCAGCATGCCCGAGGAGTCCCGGATCGTGAAGGTTGGCGTGACCCAGAGGCGGGACATCAACAAGCGGCTGGAGGAGGTTCGCTGCACCATGGGCGGCGACCCGGTCTGCATCTGGAAGATGGACCATGTGCCGTATCCCTATGCGGTTGAGTACGCCGCGCACCAGTTCCTCGACAGATACCGGGTTCTGTGGCTCAAGGGATCGACGCGCGGGACGGAGTGGTTCTACGCGGTTGGTGACAGCGGCATGGCGCGGGTGATAGGCGCTGTCGAGAAGGCGGCGCGGCGGGTCCGCAAAGTTGCCAAGGCCAGGAAGCGCTGGTCGGACAAAGCGGATATGTATATTTCGGTATGGAAACTTGACGATAGAAAGGTATCCAGAACCTATCCGTTTCGGCAAAACTCATCGCGGGTGGAGCGGGAGCCATCTGCGGGAGGTAACGCACCCAAGAACAACAAAGCGATAAAAACTGGCAAGCTGGCTCCACCCACCACCCGCACATTCTCCCGCACCGTGAAAGCGGCGCGTTCTGCACGGCGCTGAGACTAGGCCAGAGGGTCGATCTGCTTAAGATCCTCCGGGGTTTGCGCCGCCTCTATCCTGGGGTCATCGGTCGCGTCCCGGAGCTTCTTCTTTTTGTTGGCTATCTTGGCCTTCTCTGAAGAATTTCCGGTTTCGTCCGCCTTCTGGTATTCAACGTCGAGCGCTTCCAGCAGCGGCTTCCTGCGCCTTCTGACGGCATCTCTCCAGACATTCCTCGCCTTGGGCATATCGACAGCAACCCCTGGCTTCTGATCCGTGACGCTTGCCTTCCAGGCCGCTCTAAATGTCCGGTCGCTCGGAATGTCTCCAGCGTCCACTATGACGGAGGAGGCCCCTTCCGGAACATCACGCATGGCCTGCTCCACGGAAACACCGTCTGCCGGTATGATGATCGCAATGCCATCGCCATTCTGATAGACAATTCGCTTCTCAGTCTCAGTAGGCTCCGCCCACTGACCGAAGATGCGGCCTTGGCGCGGCTCTGGCGCGCGACGGACTTCCGGAGGGATTGACATCATGTCCCCATAAACAGAACGTTGCAGTAGGATGACTCCGCCGCACTTGCCGTTATGGGATCGTAGGTCAGGATGCTGGCGGAGAAATTGGTGCGGGCGTACTCGTAACCAACGATGCCATTGGTCGGCAGACCATCCGTGCGCCCAGTGACTTGAACGCAGAAGTCGGTGTTGAGCATATCCCTGGTCAGGTTGACCTGATAGTTGCCGACACCGAGATCAGTTACACTTGAAACATTATAGCTCGCCCTGATGTTCGGTGACCCCAGGCCGTTGATCGTGACCCAGGCGCGAACGGCGGTCTTGCTGCGGTCTGATACGACTGTGGCGCAGTTAACACTGGTGTTGCCTGACAGTCTGGCATTCACCAAGCTGCCACTGATGTCAGCCGCCAGTCTCGCTGATGCGCTCTGTGCCTTGAAGTTACATCCCGTAACAACGGCGTTGGCCCCGGTCTCCACAAACACGCCCACGGCCTGCAAATCGACACCACCGTAGCTCGGCGGCGTGTAGTTGACGGCGCAGCCGATCAGATGATTTCCCAGACCGGCGATATAGTACCCACTACTGAGCAGCGGGCCATCCACCTGACACTGGGACAGGATCGTGTCAAAACCGACCATGGAAAACCCGATATTCAGGTTTCCATTTTCCAAGGCATTCCAACAATGCACCCGTGTTATTTTGCTATCGCTGAGCGAACCAGACACGCCTGTCTTCTGCCCCATTATAACAATGTCGGAGAAGTGACTGTCTCCGCATTTATCAATCTTGATGCCAGAACTTCCGACAGGCGCTGTCACCAGAGATCTGATGATCCGGATGTTCTGGAGAATGGCCTCATAGCTTGAGATTGATGCTGTGGTGGCCCCAAGGCGGATAGCATCGACCTTGTTCTCCCGAATCTGCAAATCTGTCACCCTGATATAGGCGAACAGCCTAAGCCAGATACCGCAGTCTGCCAAGCCGTTGCAGTCGTAAGTCCCTCCCGTTATCAGGCAGTTTTCGTAGACCTGATTGACCGGAGTCTGGACAATCGCGGCCATGGCCGCTGTCGCCCTGATGATGGCTCCCTCTTCCATGCACAGGGAAACGCCAATAGGAATATTGAGCGTGGACGACACCGGGTAGATGCCCTGCGGCAGCCAGACCTCTCCAGGCCCGCTGTCGAACGCGGCCTGGATCGCGGCTCTCCAGTCCGTTCCGGTGACGAGGTGGGAGTAATCGAGCACGTTGGCAACGGCCCCGGACGTCATGCGATATGTTGTTTTGGTGAGGGCCATGCCTGCTCCCTGATGCCGGAATAGAGGGTCTTAGTTCTGCTTTCCAGCCAAGTTCTCGTCGGCGCGACGTCTCAATTCCTTCCTGTCCGCATTGACACGGTCGAACCAGAACTGGATCTCGTCATCCGCCATGTTGCGGTTTTCCCGCACCGCGTTCGCCAGAAGCTGGCGGAACTGCTCGACGGTTTTTGCCGCGCGCTCTGACTGCTCAGAGGGGACATGGCCGGGAAGGTGACGGTTGCGCTCGACCTGGACGGCTAGGTCCAGGCCGGTCAGGACAAGACTGGCTACCAGGGGGATCATTGCGCCTCTCTCATTGCAAGAGCCATTTCATCACCAACCGCGTCCAGATCCCGGATCGCCTGATTGAGCCGGGGCAGGTCCTTACGCAGAAGAGCCTGCTCTCCATCGTTCTGGACGGCGGCACCGAGATCATCGAAGTCAGCCAATTCATCCACCACAAGGTCGCACGGAAGCACGGCGGCGGAGAGCTTGGCATCGCACTTGATGGCATATTCCAGGGCGGCGTGCTGGCGCTCGCTGTAGCGGGCCACAGCGCGCCCCCAGAGGGTTTCCGGCTGGGTGCTGGTTCCGGTAGAGTTCGGGAAGTCTGACGGCAGATTGGCGCATCCAAACAGCACCAGGACCGCCGCTGTGACGATAAGCCGTTTCATCATACCTCCCTATCCGGTTTGGGCTGCTCAACATCTCCGGGAGGAATATCAGTCGCTCTGTTTTTCACGAAGTACTGGGTGATCAGAGTTACTGCGAGAACCAGGGCACTGGCGATTTCCGTGGCATACTCTGTCGTCAGCGGACTTTCCGGGAAGATCCGGTTCCAGATCACCATGACCATGAAGGCGCATGCACCCACGATACCGCCAACCATCAGCTTGCGGGTTGGCATGGCGCTGGGTTGGTTGACCAATGGCGGCGTGCCGCCAGTCGAGACGGTCGGTCCCTGACTTGGAACCGGTGCTGGCTTTGCTGGTGCCTTATCCGCCTGATGTGTGGCGTAGGCGGCTTCGATGGCCGCTTCGAGTTCCGTGACGCTGTAGGGCTGACTGCCGCACTCGACCCGGATCATGGCGTCCATCAGACGTCGCAGGGTGAGCTTGTCGTTGAGATCGATCTTGCCTTCCGGATCAACTCCAATCGCCTTGGAGACAGTCAGGATGTAGTTGTCTGTCGGGTTGTTGTCCGAGGGCGGTGCCCAGGCGCTAACGATAGCAGACACGGTATCCCGCTTGTGAACCCGGTAGTAGGTCAGCAGGTTCTTCGCCGCTGCTCTCAGGCCATGGAAGGTCGTCTGGAACTGGACGAAACCGGGGTCTGTCTGCTCCGCCCTCATTCCGATCCACTTGTCTCCGGATGGGCGTAGATTGAGAGGGTTGTTGTTTTTCTCAGCGCGAGAATAAGTCATTTACAATACACCCACAAGTGTTAGAGTTGAAGTCACTTCAAGGCATCCGGGATAGGCAGGGCAATCGGGGAGGCGTCGAGTTCGAGCGGCCAGTATTCCTGGAGCGGGTTGCAGTACCACGTGAAGCGGACATTGAGCGTTATGACCTTTTCCCGATTTCCGAAGGCGTCTTCCGGGATCGGGATAGACTCCATCCATCTGACCGCACCGTCCCGGTCATGCTCGATGGCATCCCTGTGTGGCAGGGAGGCGGGAGGAAGACTGATTGGCTGATCTACGAAAATCCAGCTTGTCGTCTGACCGAGACACAGGCGATTTCTCTGACCTGACCACTGGATACGCGCCACTGCCGGGTTGAGACTTTCCCACATGATGAAGCGTCCGGTCACGTGCTGAAGCGGCATTTTGCGATCCATGGCCCAGTAGCACATCAGCGCTGCCGGGATCATGATCAGCAACGCCAGACACGCGGCAGAGATTGAGAACGACGCTGCGATCAGGTCTCTCATAAGACGTTTTCCTCTTTCTAGTGGATCGATTTATTGGGGGCGTATCAGGTTCTGCCCTGGACTTGTCTCTGGCTGGCTCTCGATTGGAAGCTTGAACGACACAGCCGGGGGAGTATCCGCAATGGGAAAGATGCGCTCCTGGAGCGGATTGCAGGCATACAGGAAGCGGGCGCGGTACTGGCCTGAGTCGTGACCGGTCGAGACGAAGTAGGCGGGCACGTGAACCGGAACCTCCCAGGTGAACACCTTGTTCAATTGGGCAGGTTCCGGCTCTGCCGGGTAGGGAATGTCAGTCAGCGGCAGCCGGAAGCCATCCACGATCCAGCGGTTGGAGATGCCGCCGCAGCGCCGCCGCAGCGTTCCGGTCCACCTGACGACGAACACCCAGGAGTCATCCATCTGCTTCTGGTAGAGGATGACTTCTCCCCGGTGAACCTCTATCGGCAATTTTCGATCAACGACCACCCAGTACAGACAGAGTCCCATGCTGACCATGATGATAGAGGTGGTGACCGTTAACCCCCACTTGACGAGGGAATCACGCTTCGGCATGGGCAGCAGACTCTTCAGGCGGGCTATCATTTTCCATCCTGACCCGGACGAAAAATCTCTGCCCGCCCGGTGCGGATCTGTTTCATGGGCATGTCAACCGGGATCTCGAACTCTACCGGCTCCGGCGTGACGACGATTGGAAAGAGGTATTCCTGCATCGGATTGCAGGCATAGTCGATCCGAATGCTGTACTGACCCTTGGTATGTCCCGTGCTGACATAGTAGGACGGGATCTCAATCGGCACTTCCCAAGTGAAGGGACCGAGTTCCTGGTGCGGCCGATCCGGGGGATACGGAATATCCGGGAGCGGCAGCACGAAGTCCCCAGCAACCCAGCGCTTTGAATTGCCCCAGCACTTGCGGTGGCGGTCGCCATGCCACCGGATGATGATGATCCAGGAGTCGTTGGCCTGATGCTCGAAGCGAACGACCTCCCCGTAGTTGACGGTGACCGGCTCCGCCCTATCCAGCAAAATCCAGTACAGGCACAGCGCCAGTCCGGCCACGATGACGCCCGTGCAGGTGAACAGTCCCCACTTGATGAAGCTATCCCTGGCAGGAATCCACTTGGAGATAGCCTTATCGGTAAGGTTCTCAAGCTTATTCATCACCCAGAAGCCCCCGGTACAGTTCCGTTGGTAATCGCGAAGAGAGCGCCAATAAAAAGAGTGGCAACAAGACAAAGACCTCCGAGCAGAAATGACTCTATTCGGGAAGTTCTTTTATCGAAGTCTGACTCTACTTCCTTGATTTTCTTTTCCTGCTCATCAACAATCTCCTTGTCCTTCTTTTCAACCTTATCCGCGATGTCCTTAACAAGACGCTGGTAGTCGTTTGCCAGATCGTGAAAGCGTTTCTGGAGCATGTCGTCCAGTTCGCGGTACTTTCTGTCAGCTTGGTTTCTAAAGGCCCGCATCTCCCGTTCCAGAGCCTCGATCCGGTACTCCAGCAAGTCGGCATTGCTCGACATCTTTATTTTTCTGGGAGGGGGGTCCTCTTCATATCCGTCCGTCATTCCAGAGTCTCCCGCCATATCTGCTCAGTCGTTAGTCGTAACTCACCAAGCTTGTGAAGACGTCGAGCCACTTCTGGACGGCCCCCGCATCACCCTGCTTGGGAAGAGGGATTTTGGTGCCGTCAGGCAGGGTTGCGTCCTCCAGCTTCCGGCTGACGCTGGGGTAGCTGGAAAATCCACCGACCTGAGACTGGTGATCGACCCAGCCGGGTGATTTGGTGGCGAGCTTCTTGGCAATCCGCGCCACGGATGGGGGCCGCTTGGCAATCTTTGGCATTGGCCCAGAGTTGTTGACGATACGGTCGAAAAGCTCATTCGACCCGAGAGCCTTGATGGTGTGCCCTGGCGGCTGGATCGGCGGACTAGAGACCATCACTTTGGCACCCTTGGACCCCTGTGTCGGCTGCGCTCCGGAGAAGGTCACCTTGTTGCCGGGAGTGATCGCTCCGTTGGAGCCTTTCCAGCCGTAGAGATTGGACACGTAGACGGCGGAACCGGACGGCCACTTGGACGGATACGAGTGGAAGCGGAAGCCGGTCGCATCGCTGCTCTGGGGACCGGAGATCACCAGAATACCCTGGCAGTTGACCAAACACGCGGCAGACGGAGCCGGGCTACGGTTCTGCTGGATCGTGACACCCTGCCTCACGTTCATCAGGATGTTGTTGGAGATTACGCTGGTGGTACCGTGATCGATGAAGGGGCAGCGCATATACATGTCAGAGAACAGGGAGTACTGAACGTCCACCTTCTTGGTGTTGAACCCGATCAGCATTCCGTAATTGTGCTCGCCCTGCTTGCCTGACTTGACCTTCTCGTGCGCCGCGTAGCCGAGTTTCTGGGGACGCCAGAGCGGTTCCGCGAAGATGCAGTTGGTGAAGCTGATGTTGGTAAGCTTCCCGGCAGACGGCCAGATTTCGACCGTCTCATCCATGCCCCACATGAACGAGCAATGATTGAAGTGGATGTTGGAGCGGGACCAGCGGCTGCTGTCCGCACCCGGATTGACCTTTACACAATCGGCGTTCCCGAGATTGCTGGCATCATGGCCGCGCTCGAAGTTGATGTGCTCGATCCGGATGAACGAGGCTTTGATATTGAGTTCCTTGGCCTGGACCGTGATGCCACTGCCCGGTGCGGTCTGTCCGGCGATGGTGATGTTGTCGGCATCGATCAGCAGCGTGCTCTTGAGCTTGATGCAGCCGCCGACCTCGAAGACCACCATCCGGTTGCCGCCCTTGACCGCCTCCCGGAGAGAACCGGCACCGCTGTCGTTTAAGTTTGTCACCCGGTAGAACGGCTTTCCGGCACCAGCAGACATTGCGGTGGCAAAGCCGACCGCGCGAGAGTACTTGCCAGCGGGTGGCGTCGGCAGTTCTGCTGTATCTGGCGGCTGGTCAACCGGCGTTTCCGGGGGTGTTTCCGGCCCAGGAGACGGGTTCTTCGTCTTGTCCTCGATGATGGTCACTTCGGACTTGCCGTTACCAATCGTGCAGTTAACCGGGTTCTTGACGTAGATGTGTAAGATCTCATCGGCTTCGGCTTCTGCATCTGCCAGCAGAGGCAGCGTTGCCATTGCCTGCATCTGGTTTTCCGTGAAGCTGACGGTCACTTTTTCGTAGCCGACATAGTCTTCCTTGGTGCGGGCGGTGTCCCCCGCCGTCACAAGAGAGACCTGACAGGCACCAGTCCCGATCTTGGTCAGGGGAATGGCAAGGTCTGTTCCTTCCAGGCCGCTGACCTTGTCCGCGATGCTGACGACCGGCAGTTCCAGGGGCGGCGGCGGAGCGGGCGGCGCGTTGGCATCAATGATCGTGACGTCGCATCTGGCCTGCATGATGACGCAGTTTTCCGGGTTCATCGCCCAGACCGTCAGCATTTCCTCACCCTCGACCAGATCATCCGGGAGGGTGACGAGCATGCCGACGTTTTCCGTCTGACCTTCCGAGAAGGTAACGAGGTGACCTTCCCCGATATCCTGGTAGTCCGGTGGCGTTGTGGCCGTCATCCCGGAGGTGCGAAGTTGGACAGAACAGGCTCCGACACCAGTCTTGGTCAGCGGGATCTTGATCGACTCCCCCTCCTTGACGGAGAGCACCTGTGGCAGACTGACGGTGATAAGAGACACGGTTGGGTTCCTTTCGGGCATGGGAAGGGGACGCCCAGCCGGGTCCGGCTGAGCGCTCGCCTCTTGGCCGTTTCCTAGTCGTTCTGTATTTGATCGAGGTGCTTGCGCAGCCACGCCCGCATGTCCGACCGGCTGGTTGCGGTCGGCGTTGCCAGACCGGTGGGCGGCACACCGATCAGGGAGTTGTCCGGGAATTTTGCGGTGGCGGTAAAGGCGCGGTCAACCTTAGCAGGATTATAGAAGCCACCGATCACAGTTTCGTCTTCGTGGTTTGTCCAGCGTCCGGTCTTGTCTTTCAGGCGCTGGACCGTGCGCGCCACGTCTTTGTTGCCGACAGCCCCAGTCGTCTTGGCTATCAGCGCGCGGATTTCCTTGGGACGTGGGCCAACGTTGAGGACAGCCCGATCATAGATTTCCTGATCGGTCAAACCGACGGTCGCCGTTGGCGTATCGATGGGCGGTGTCGTCACCTCAACAGCCTTCTTGGTCGTCCCGTCTAGCCAGTAAGGTTTTCCCGCCACGCCATCCATGCCGGTTGCGCTACTGCCGTAAGTGACGACAGACTTCGGCGTCTGGTAAGTGCTGGTTGTCGGACCACCCTTCCATCCGTACAGGCCGCTGACGTAAACCGCGCTGAACTTGGTTTTGTCCCCAGGTTGCGGCAGAAGATAGCTGTGGAACCGGAATCCGCCGTAGGTTCCGGTTCCTGTATCCGGTCCTGAGATACACAGATAACCCTTGCATGTGACCTTGTAGTAATGGTCCGCAGGGTGTGGCTTGGACTCGTTTACGCCCGTGGCGGGATTGAGCACCATATACGGATTCTGCTCTATCGTGGCACCGGTACGGCAGTTGTTAGCAATCAAATTAGCCAAGACGACTTCAGTACTATGGTCTATGAAAGGACCTCTACGGTCGAGATCCTGGAACAGGCAGTACTGAATATCTATTTTTTTTACACCGTAGCCAATCAGAATGCCATAATTGTGGCTATTCTGATTGTACGGAGTATACATCTTGGTGTGGTTCTTCAGGGTGCTGTCATAGTCAGATGGACGGTACAGCGGCTCTGCAAAAATACAGTCGTGAAAACTGACATTATTGATGGAGCGGGATATCCAGGGCCACATCTCGACCGTCTCGTCCATAGCCCAGTAGAAAGCGCAGTGAGATAGTAGAACGTTGGTGGTAACGACAACACCGTTCGGCCCAACCGTTCCAGCCCCCTGCGGCAGCTTCATGCAGTCAGAGTCGCCAAGGTTATTTGCGTCGTAACCTTTTTGGAAACAGATGTGAGAAACGCAAACATTCGATCCGGTAATTCGGAACGTGTCATCCGTGATAGTAATCCCCGGAGCGGGAGCCGTTTCTCCTGCGACCGTAATGTTGGATTGAGTGATTATGAGGATGCTGGCAAGCTTGATCCGTCCGGCCACTTCGAAGATGATACACCTGTTTCCCGCAGAAACGGCATCTCTCAGGGACCCGGCACCGCTGTCGTTCAAGTTAGTGACTTTGTAGATCGGATATCCGATACCAAAATTAGACGCAGTGGCGTAGCCACTGGCCGGTGTCAGTGCAGTGCCCACGGGAACCTCCGGACTGTTGGCATCAAGGATGGTGACGCGGCAGGACGCTGTGGTGATCCGGCAGTCTGTTGGATTTTCCAGCAGAATATCGAATGTCTCATTACCTTCAACGATGGCGTCTGTCAGGGTCGTGACCGTTACGGTCTTCTGGGTCTCCGTCGCGCCAAAACTCAGAACGGTTGGATTTTGTCCCAGGTAGTCGGATAACGCCACGCTGGCGGTAACGGCTGATGTCCGCCATGTCACGCTACAGGCTCCGGTGCCGACCTTGGTCACGATTACGGAGAGGACACTTCCCTCCTTGACGCTGGCCGTGGTCGGTACGGAAACTCTGGGAAGCTCAAGAATGGTAACAACTCCTAGAGAGGTTCCGAGTGTGCAGTCAACCGGCAGGCTGAGTTCCACGTTCAACGTTTCGTTGGATTCTTCCGCAGCGCCGGGAGCATCCGAAATGGTCGGCAGAGACACATTGATCAGCGTGTCGTTGGCTCCGAAATTTATCACCGTGAGAAAGCCGGTATAGTCTAATGGGGTTGTCGCGGTCTTTCCGATGGTGCGGATCTGAACAGAGCAGGCCCCGACGCCCTCCTTGGTAACTGGGATCTGGAGGGTGCTGCCCTCCCTGATACTCATCGCGGCAGGAATGCTGATGACCGGCTTCGGCCCGCCTCCGGACGGTGCCGTGTAGTTCAGGTCTGACGACATCAGAACTGCTTCCGCATCGTTCAGTGGCGCTGCCCATCCGGAGACTTGTTCGATCAGGAAGGTTCCCGGCGTGTAGCCGTTCGGCTCCGTCGCGCCGATCCTGAGCGCCGCCACCGTCAGGGGAATGGACGGCGTGTTGTTGCCGACCGCCTGCTCCGCGATCTTGTCACCGCCACTGAACAGGGCTATCCGGGAGGTGCTGTCAACGGTCATGAGGACTGTTACCGCGTCTCCACGGGGCGCGATGTTCGGCATTTCGGGTATCCTGTAACTCTGGTGTGTCTTCTAGGTGCCGATAAAGCGGATATCGATCACCGCTCCGACCGGAGGTGCCTGTGTGAAGATCAACTGCGTCAGGCTGGTGGTGTATGAACTGGGAAGCTGGAGAACGCCGTCTACCAGCACCAGGATCGCAGTTGGTCCGGTCACGGACACGGGCATCGTCAGCGTCGTTGCTGTTCCTGTGGCGACGAATTCCGTTTGCTGAGTATTGGCACCGATCCCCCGCAGGGAAACAACCGCATTGGCGGGCGGGGCCTGAGAAAAGTTTAACTGGTCTCCGACAATCGTATAGGTGCTGACCGCCTGAACCACACCATCGATCATCGCCAGAACGGATTTGGCCCCTCCTGTCAGGGCCGCTGGCAGGGTCCAGGCCGTTCTTACGCCGGTTCCCATGCTCTCGGTCAGGACAGACGCTATACTGATGCCACGGACGTCCAGGGAGGCTCCTGGCGGTGGTGCCTCGCTCATGGTCAGGGTGTTGCCGCTCAGGGAATAGGCCGTGCTGGACTGGAAAACGCCGTCAATGGCAATGATTAGTGTGTAGGGAGCGCCATCGGTTCCGCTGTCCGGCAATTCCCAGACCGTCTGGGTGCCGTTTGCCGAAAGTTCGGTGAACAAAAGAGGGACTGCCCCGGCCAAGTCATAGGCGATTTCGCCATTTTTTACAACAACTCCGTTGATTGCCTGAGCAACATCCTTCGCCATCCATAGTCTTTGCACCGATGGCGTGTCTCTCAATCTCCTAAACCGGACACCGAGAGAGTACGACTGACGCTGATACCACGTTCCGGCTGCCTTCAGAACGTCAGCCGCTCTCAGGGTCTTGGCGCTGGCTCCCGTGACGATGATCGGGGAAGAGTACCCGATACCCGGCTCTATCTGGATATGGCACAGATCAAACCCCTTGCCCGCCGCTCCAGCAATCGCAAGATTGCCTTCCGCTGTGGAGGACGAGATCTCGACCTGTGCCTGAACGCCTAAGTCTGCCGATTGCGGCCTTCCGAGGGAAACCCTGTACCAGGAAGTGCGGAATTGGTCTCTCTCAATCGTGGCAACGACATCGATGGTGCCAGCTTTTACTGAGCCATCCCCATTCAGGTTGAACAAGGCGGACTTCACGATATTGTCCACGCCACGGATATTCACCGAGTAGTACTGTCCCAGCACCGGCCTTATGAGAAGGGATGTTGTGAAGGCTCCTGGCACTGTCTGGCTGTTCGATGCTGTCAGAACGAGGGAGAGTTTGTGTGGGCCTAGCTCCGTCGTTTCCCTGAACTGCACCTGCCGGGTGCCGGTTGGCGTTACCTCTCCAACGGAAAGTGTCTTTGCTCCTCCTGTTGCGATGAACCCTGGATCAGCACTGTCGAACAGGGCCTGCTCGCTAGGGGCTGCCTCGATCAGCAGGCCGAAAGTCCCTGGAGAGACATAGTTCTGCCGGTAGGCATTTGCCGCCACCTGTCCCCAGACGCCATCGCTGTTTCTCGTCCAGGCTGGGGTTGACCTTGTCAGAGTAAAAGTTTCCGGCAGGCTTGCGCCAAACTCGCTTTTGGTAGTGGCAGCAGCCCCTTCCGGGATCTTGCGGAGAAGCAGAACATCGCAGACGCCGTTGGTGATGGTCGCGCCGGTCGCCGCAGTAAGAATGATCTTGAAGCTTTTATCCTCAACCTCTCCGCGAGGCATCAAGCCGATATTGATCAGCGCAGAAACATCCCCGACCGGGACCACCAACTGGCCGCTCGCACCGACGTAGTCCGTCCCAGCTTTTGCCGTTCCATCAACCGTTCCGTAGGTGATGGTCGTGCCAATCGGCTCCCCGGTCAGAACGACCAGGAGAGACAGAGCATTGGATGATGGCAACACCGTCATGGTCGGCTGAACGGTGATGGACGGCTTATTCCCGTGGTCGAACTCCTGAGTGAGATCCCTTGAGTAGGAAACAGCGGCATCCTGTGACAGGGGTGACGACCAGAATTTCATCTGCTTCAGGAGTAGCGGCCCGCCACTGGTTCCGTTGGCGTTGTTGCCGAACCGGATCGAGGAGAAGGCGCTGGGAACCGTCGTTCCAGTGTTGTCACTGCCGACCAGAAGGCCATCCTGCGCCATCAGCGCGCTACCTGCGGCTACTGTCGCGACAACTGTCCGGACAATTCCGTTGGCTGGTGCGGCGGCAGTAATCAGCGCCGACTGCTGGTTCCCGGCATTGGCGTAGAAGGTGACGGTTCCGGGAGCGTTCTTAAGCTCGATGGCATCCGTGCCATAGAAATTAAAGACCGTCGAGGATACCCGACTCAGCGGAACGTAAGTTATCCCGATGCTTTTGCCGCCACTCTCAACCCAATCTCCAGTCGATGTCAGAACGTCTGCCGGTCTTGTTATCGGAGCAACGGTTGTGTTGACGATAGGAGACGTTGCCTCTGTACCGATCTCAGCGCCGACATAGGCTAGATAGTATCCGGATACACCATCTCCGGCGAAGGTCCTGGCTCCGGCAGCGTTGACGAAATTGCTGTTGAAGCTTGCCGTTGTCGTTCCTGATTGGAAGTTGTTGACGATGGTTATCATGTAGAAATCGTCGGTATCCCGTACGATCTGCGCACTGATAACTCCGGTCGTCTCTACGACAGATCCCTCTCCCTCCATCAGAACCCTGACGGTGGAATAGACATTGTTCTTGTTCAGAATGAAAAAGGTGATGCCTTTGAAGATGCCGCTTGGCTTCATGACAGCGGTGAGCGCCACCGTCGTATTGTCCGGCATAGTCGTCGCGTGGCTCGCTGTCCCAAAGAAGAGATTCCAGCCATGCGTGGTGCTGGTGGTGTTGGGAACGAAGTGGACGGACCCCAGACCGAACGGCGTCTGCACGGCGGCATCGACAGTACTGGTTGCCTGGATCGGGGACAGGGTTGGCTGTCTGGTCCGGTAGATCATTTGTGATCGTTCTGGTTCGATCAGGGTGTAGTGCTCTGCAAGCGTTCTGGGATCATACCATGAGCGGGGTGTGTTCGCCGGGAAGGCAACCCACCGTCCGCTATTATCCCGTCCGAGAGCTGCATCCGTTGCTCTGATGAGCGTGAGAGGTTCCGGCAGAGGGGTGGCTGTAAAGTCGAAGGCACGATCCGCCGATGCCAGCTCTTCGACCTCTTCCGCTTCAAAAAACCACATGGATCAGGCGCTCGCGTGGGCGATGGAAAACACGAAGTCTGTTGCTGTCGTTGTCTGGGGAGACAGTCTGAGACTCAGACGAGACCCGGCAGGAACCTGCAAGGCATCGCCGGGGATGATCTCCGTCACGTTTGTCGATCCCGCCGTCCCGGCGATGACACCGGGCGCGCTGACTTCGCTGTTGTTGTCCAGCAGTTCAAGACCAAGGAACAGGCTGAAGTTGACTGACCCGCTCTCGCACGTGGCGGAAACGCTGGTGATCGAGATTGGATTGGCGGATTTCAGAATGAGCGTGTAGGTCTTGGCCTTGGGTTTCTCGATCATGCCGCTGAGCGTTCCGGCAATGCCGATGATACGACGTCCGGACGTCGCCAGATCTCCGCCGAGGCGCGGCGCGGTATCCGCCTGAAGGTTGGGGATACCGGGAACCGGCATCGGCTGACCGCGCCAGACACGGTCTGCCTCAAGCCGCAGGATCTGCCCAACCGCAGCATTGGCGAGATCCGTATCCGGACTGTCGGATAGCTTCTGCCTGCGCGCCGTGATGGTATACTGACCGCCTGTTTCTCCGGCTACCGTAAAATGATCGGTGTTGAACAGCATGCTGCGAAAACGCAGGGAGGTATTGAGCTTGTCCGAGAAAACCCGGACCACGTTGGTGCCCGCCGCACCAATATTCTCACCGGTATTGGCTTCTCCGACCGTTGATCCGCCGCCACCGGTACCGCTGCCGCTGATGACAATATCGTTCTGATCCCGGACGACGGTGACACCATTGACGCCGCGCAGGCCGTAGGTGTTGAGCGTGGCTCCTGTCTTGGGAGCCGCGATGGAAACGGACTCCGGACTGCCCAGACCGGCGAGGGTGTTGGTCTCTCCCACGGCGGGAATGGTCAGCGTGAGCCTGTCCGTGTTCTGCGTCAGGGTGCCGCCAACGACCTGGAGGGCGCGGAACTGGTGGGCACCGGACGGATTGGTTCCGGCATAGACCTGTCCGATTCCCGTCCCGGCGTTCGTCATGTTGAGCAGCGTCACGCCAAGGGACGCCGGGGAAACGAAGCCGTAGCTTCCATCCGCGAGCTTGCTCAGGATCTGACCGGTTAGGGCGGTCGAGGAATTCAGGTCCTTGATGCTGGAGATCGTGATGTTGGCTCCACCGCCGCCGCTGGACCCCAGGTTTCTGGTCATGTCGGCATCGATGTCGTAGATCGCCCGCCTGACGATCATCGTCGCTTCGACGTCGTTCGGCCCCGGAACGGCGTAGCCTCTCGGGGTGAAGTCGGTGTGCAGCAGGTAGAAGACGCTGTTCTGAGAGATCCCCTGGTAGGCGGCGCTCAGGACGAGCTGGTCTTCCGCCAGAACGGCGGCAACGGTGTAGGTGATCCCCTCGTCCCGGATGGTGAACCAGTGTCCAGGCTCGATGCCGGACGCAATCCAGGTCGTGCCCTGACCGAAGACGGTAGCCGAGTTTGTCGTGACCGTCACGGTCCCGGCGCGATATTGTGCCATGGTCTAAAGGCTCCAGAAGTAGGGAAGCCGCGCTCAGGCGCGGATATAGGACGGCGGGAAAATGGGTGTGCGATTAGGCGGGGACGGGGGCTTCTGCCCAAGCGCCTCAAGGGTGCTCCTGGTCTCCGCCGCTATGCTGGAAATGGCGGCTTCGTCATTCGCCTCGCTGATCCTGATCTTGGCGTCTATGGTGATTTGCTCGATCAGGGCGGCAACGCCTTTCCAGGCGGCATCCATGGCAAGCCACATGTAGGCGAGATCCAGCATGGTGGCGGCGCTCAGACCGGTTTCCGCCGACAGGTAGGGATACTGTGAGGCATCCGGCTCCGTGCCGCTCTCGACTGCCGTCAGGAAGCGTTCAGCCTCGTTCCGCTTGTCCGCGTAGATCTGATGCTTGGTTGCCGTGGCGAAGCGGGCGCGCACCTCGCTCGCGGCTTGATCGACCGCCTCCGTCCCTCTGTATCTCAGGAGAGGGAGGTTCTTGCTGGCGGTAATCCTGATCATACACCGAACTCGTAGGAGAAGTCTGAGGTGAAGCTGGCCGTGCTGGGAGCTTCCGGGTTGACGGCGATGATTTGCAGAGTCATCAGCAGAAACGGGAATTTACTGATCTGGATCGTGTAGATCCCGGCATTCTCCGCCGCAAACTCGAAACTGCCTCCGGCAACCGTTGTCGTTGTGGTTTCCACCAGGGGATCTGGATCATCGATCACGATGTCACAGGGATCATGAAGACCAGTTATCGTGGCGATGTCGGAGCCTCCGGCAAAGATCACGGTCTTGTCCGTATGATAGGGAATGGACGGTCTGTCGATCAGGACAGACTCATCTCCCATCATCGCGACATAGTGAAGGGTCGGATCTGATTGGACCAGAAGAGAGGCATGTGTTTCTGCACCGAAGACATCGAGCCTGCCCTTGACATTGAGACGGATCAATTCCGGATCGTCGGGACACATGAAGCTTGAGGACTGGACGATTTCCCCAGTGTCTTTTCTGTAAATCGTGACGTCTGTGATCATCTTTTTAACTCAAGGATGGTCCATCTGGTCCTGGCGCGCAGATCGGGATGCCAAGCATGAGCGCCGAAGGGGGTGACGTTGTAAGCTTCCCACCTCTGAGATCCGTCCGCGTAAATCTGGTATCCTTGTATTGTTGCTGTAGTCCATTGATTCTGGGGGATATCCACAACAACGCTCTGAGGAACTGGGTCCTCTCTATTCCACTGTGCTCCGACAATGTTACCGTTAATAACGAAACGAAAGTAAATGAATTGGGTCATATAACCCGGAGCCGTTCCCACCATACTCAGGTTCCAGACCGTTCTATTTGGAATTCCGTGCGTGCTTGGGGCTGACCAGAAGCCGATATCAAGTGCTCCAGGAAAAGAGTGAACATTGCTTGTTGAGCCGCCGCGCAACTGGTTTTCGTCCGCGATCTGAACGCCGAGGCCGGTCGCGGTCAGGATATCCTTGCCGTTTTGGTCCCGGACATAGAGACCATCGCGGATGATGTCAGGGGTTTGCCACGGACGGCCGATCAGGACGCGCTGAGTGCCGCGCTGGTCATGGTAGGCGATATGACGAAAGCCGTTACTGGCGTTGATGGCGATCCAGCCGCCTCCATCACGGGAGTCTCCAACCTCAATGTACTTGGCGTTGATCCGGCCTCCGGTAATACGGTCTGCCGAGAGTTCTGTGACGTAGGCATTGAGAATTGTGGCGGAGTTAATGTGAGCCGTATTGATCACACCGCTGTCGATCTGTGCCGCTGCGGTGATGAGGCGACCCGTAGACAATTCGTTGGAGCTGATGGTTCCAGCCTGGATGCGGTCTGCGTGGATGGTCCCTGTCCGGATTGTCGAGCCATCGATCACCGTTCTGGCGTATGACATCTTGAGCGCGGCACCACCGATATAGGTGCCTAGAACCACGATATCGCTATAGGTTGTTATGTTCGGGTCAGATGTTCCGCCGATCAGGCCCAATCCGACGTGCCAGTAGATGTAGTTGATGCCGCCGGTCCACGTCCAACTGCCTGCCTGGATGCCTTCCGCTGCGTGTTGTCCAGGGGTTGGCCCCGGATAGTTGATGACACCCGCCGTCCAGACGACACGGTTCTGTTCCTTTATCGGGGTAAACTCGATACCGATTAGCTCGACACCGCGCAAACCAACGATCAGCTTATCAGCACTAATCGTTCCGGTTGCAATGGTACCACCCTCGATCTTCGTCTGGTCTGGACCGTACAGCAGGCTCTGCAAGCTCGTGCCGCCAGACAGGATGATCTTGCCGGGGAGGATCTGGGTGGTGCCGCGATTGATCACCGCTGCCGGATCTGTCATGCCTTGCGTGGCTGAAGTCAGAGTCTGGCCTGTTCCGCCAATAATCACCTCTCCGGAGAGGATGCTTCCAGCGGTGATCTTCTTGGCGTCGAGACTCAGGATCTTGGCATCATCAATCGCACCGTTGGCGATCACCGCGTTGGTGATGCTGAGTTCCTGGTAATCAGCTTCCTCAACTTTCTTGGTGCGCCCGGTTACACCGCCCGTCAGCGTGCTCGGGAAGAAGGTGCTCTTGTTGCGGGAGCGGTCAACCGCCCTGATCCAGTAGTAAACCTGCTTGCCGCCCTCAAGACCTTCCCGAACGAACGTGGTTCCCGGTGCGTTGGCGATGAAAACGGCCTGGGATCTGTCGTCTGTCGTCGCCTCATGAACCTCCATGTGAGAGAAGTCGGCGTCTGGATGCTGAGGCCATTTGAGCCAGATCGATTTGAAGGTGGCGGTGAGATTGAGTTCTGTAGGGGCTGCGGGCGGCGTGTCATCCGCAGAAACGGTGTGGGTGATCTCCGCGCTGAAGGTCGAGACGTTGGAGAGCTTGTCGTAGGCGGCAAGGCGCACGCGGTAGCGCACACCGGCCTGGACGATCCAGGTATGACGGTTGGTATTGGTCTCGTAGTGCAGGAAATTGCCGTCTTCCTCCGCGATCTCGACGGCGTAGGTCCGGAAGTCCTCCTCCGTGTTGGCGGTCCAGGTAGCTTCCAGTTCATAGAACTTGGTGCCGTCCTCCGCCGTCTTGACGCTGTCCTTCAGAGAAAGACCGGTCGGCACCGCAGGCGGCAGGAAGTCCAGCGGCTCGACGCCAACAGACCTGACCTTGACCTCTGCGGAGAGGTTTAGATCGGTCTTGCCGAAGCTATCGTATGCGGCGACCTGGATATACCGGTCCACATTGGGCGGCACCTGGAGCACGACGAACCGGTTTGGCCCGTCATACGCCACGGTCGCAGATCCAGCCGCAACACCGCTGGTCTCGCTCATGTAGACCAGCGTTCCTGCCCAATCGAGATCCGTTGGCTCGTTGAACTTGACGAAGATGGAGCCGTAGCCGCCGATCACCTCCAGGCCGGTCACCGCAGCCGGAGCGGGGTTCTGGACATCGATGGACGCGGGCAGGGAGTAATTTCCCCACCTGTCTCTCATCAACACCTCGAACCGGAAGGCCCGGTGCGGCCCGCCCGTCACCTGACTGTTGACGTCGAAGGAGAACTCGTAGCGGTTGATCGGGGTGTGGTCCACGAAGACGAGGGCGTTCCGCATGTTGTAGACGCGGATTTCGTAGTCACGGAAGACGCTGTCCAGGAAGCCAGCGCCGACAGCCGGTTCCGCACCGATGTCGTAGGCACCGCTGAGACCGGTTCCGCGCCAGACGAAGACGGGGTCACGCCCCTTAAAGTTGTGGTCGTTACCTTGGTTTTCAATTTCAAGACCGGTTGGCCGGATCAGGGTGATCGGGCTGTTATCCGGGATGAAGATGTTGAGGATCGCCGGACGGCTTTCCACGCCCGCGATGTTGACGGCTTGGATATGGAAGGTGAAGTTGCCGGTCGTCTCACCGTAGATGGTATGGGTGGCTCCGGAGATGTCCGTCTGGCTCTGGAAGTTGCCGTTATCCCGCCGCCAGCGGATCGTGTAGTTCTTGATATAAGCGTCTGGACTGGGGTCCCAGGACAGTTGCAGAGCCGTCGTGAAGCCGCTCGACGTGCTGACGTATTGCCGGTCCACCCGGACGTTCTCGGGAGGCTGGACAATACCGGGATTGGGAAGCTTGGCGACGGGTGGCAGCTTGACATTGATGCCGCGCTCAACCCTGGCGTAGATGGTCGGGTCGTAGGGCACCGCCGCAATGCTATATTCCAGATCCCCATCATCGGAGACCGCCATCACGCGGAACTGGCGCGGTCTCAGATCGCTAACTTCCAGGACCCAGGTAGCTTCCGGGTTGGGAGGGACGGGCAGCGGCTTGTCGTAGGTCAGGTTGCGGGTAGTTCCCGCCGCCGTGACGATCCTGCGCTGCGCTACACTGCCATCCGGCAGGGTGACGTGCAGGGTGTAGCCCTTGCCGGTCTCGATCTTGACGTCCCGGTCGAGCGCAACCGTGGTGGTACCGCCGCCGACAACACGTCCACCCAGGTCCGCACCGACGACGCTGCGCTCCGTCATGACAATGACGTCGCCGGGTTGGGCGTGCAGGTGGTCTATGCTCGCCTTATACGAAAGAGTATCACCTAATTTGCCAACCTCGATGAACCACTTACCAAGGCGTTTCGCCTGACCCCGGCTCTTACAGGCGAAGGCCGTTATGCTTTCCGGGTTCCAGCCATATTTTTTAATGAGATCGAAGTCTTCGTAGACTTCCATGTCCGGCTTATCGAGATCATCCGGATTGAGGAAGCTGACCATCGCGACGGTCTTGATCGCGCGCACGGCGGGACCGCTGAAGGAGAAACCGCCGATGGTCTGGCTGGCGTTGACAGCGAACAGGGGATCTCTGGGAGCGTCCGCCACCACGGTCACGGCTCCGGCTGCCCAGTAGGCCATCGCGCGGAAGCTGGAGGCCAGCGCGTTGATGATGGCGAAGGCTTCCTGGCGGGTGTTGTGGACGAAGTGACACTCGAAGCGCGGCTCCATGATGTCGCCGCCAGAGTTGTTCTTCAGGCCGCTGGGAACCAGTTCGTCGCAGTATCTGCCGCAGGCGTAGATGGCACCGCTATCGACCGCGCTCTCAGGCAGATCGCACCCGGCGCGGTGGGTCAGCAGGGCACGGAAGAGATAGGCTGGGTTTGAGGTGTATGCCATCTTCCAAGCCCCGTTCCACACCCCGTTGTAGGTGCGGCTGACGGGATCGTAGTTCGACGGCACCTTGACCACCCAGGTGTCCCACCGGCTGGTCACGGTCGGCATGCTGCTGCCGAACAGCTTGGCGTCGAATGTCAGCGCCAGCAGGGCGGTGTTGGGATAGCGGAGCTTGCGGTCGATGATCTCGGTGTAGGAACTCCAGGACATGCCGTTGGCGAGGCTGGAACGGTCGCTGTCAGGCGTGACACGCTCGACCATGACGTCCCATGGACCGTCCCCCGGCAAGCCCAGGCGGTACTGTTCCTCGTAGGTGCTGACCGTCTTGCCGATGATGGCAATCGGATACTCAGCTTCCCAGAAGGAGCGGCCCTGACGCCGGATGCGGATCACGAAGTCCAGCCGGGTGCCTTTGGCGTCGCCGGTCTTGACGTTCTGATCCACCATGCCCGGTGTCGAGATGACGACCCGGATGGCGTTGGCGTTGGTGTTGGTGATCGACCGGATGGCCGGACTGGACCGCTTGATCTCGACCGGCAGGCCGACATCGCCGGAGTGGGTGTTCTCGACGGCGGGAAAACCAGGAATCCAGGACTGGTCCGGCGTGCCGACCCGGTAATCCCATGTCACACCCTGAAAGTTCAGGGTGCCGTCCTTGTTCATCAGCGGCGTGTCGTTAAGGAAGATGTTTTTGGCACCTTCAGCATAACCGCCGACGATCCCCTGGAACGGCCCCTCACCTAGGGCATAGAGCACCCGGCCCGTGGCACGGCTCTGGAGCGAGTTGGGATCTTCCACCGGAGGCGGCGGTGACTTCGGCGCATCCCCGCCCTTGGCCCCATGGACTCGCTTACCGGCCTTCGGCAGCTTGGTCACATAGAGTTCACCGGCCTTGGGTTCGTTCAACTCGGTCATAGGGGAATTTTCTCGATGGAGATGCCAGCACTGATCACGATGCCGCCCAGGATGTTCCTGCCGCCGCAGATCGGGACGGGATGGCCCTGCTCGACCAGATTGACCGCACCACCCAGCAAGAAGCTTGGCCGGTCCTCCGGTCTCTCGTTCTGAGTGAGGCTGGGAGACTTCGGTGTTGGCGTCAGCAGCATCGCGATGCCGCTCAGAGCCATGGAGGCACCGATCATGGCGACAGATCCCCAGCCTGACGCACCGATACCCAGCGCCGTTCCACCCGCCCCCAGCGCGAAGCCACCGGTTGCCACGGCGGCGACCGCCAGCAGGGCCACGCCGATGATGATCTTGCCGCCACCACCTTTCGCGCCGCTGATGGTCGGGACGATGTGGATCGAGTCTTTCTCCGGGAAGCACATGGGCAGCTCTGTCTCATCGAGATGCCGCCCCTTCTTGCGGGAGCCGACAATCACGCGGTAGCTGCCGTTGGCGACGAAAGCCGGGAAGTCCGGAAAGTTGGCAATGATCAGGCGCACGGCCTCGGACGTGTTGGCGCAGTGGAACTCGAAAGGACCACCAAACTTTTCTCGGAGATTGCCATGGAGATATACGCGGCGAGGCATGATCAGGACCTCAGAAGTAGCTGGATAGTTCGATGGGCGGAATGGGCGGCAGACCGTCGAAACTGGAGTGCCGCAGCGCCTGGACGGCGTAGGTGCGCCAGCGTCCGATAGGCTCCCGGACGCTCAGCATCTGCTGCGGGTGGTGGTACATCAGACCGGCATCGAGGACGATGACGGCGTGGTTGGGGACCGGAGAGCGCAACTGCGCCAGCACCACATCTCCCGGTGCCACCTCGTCCATCTCGATCTTGATGAACCCGGCCTTGGCGAAGTTGTCCTCGTAGAGGTTTCCGCCGTTGCGCCACCAGTTCCAGTCTCTCGGGCAGTCCGGCAGTTTGATGCCGTAGACCTGCCAGTAGAAGCTCAGGATCGCGTTGCAGCAGTCGGTGACCTGCGGGATGAACTTGCGCCCCAGCAGCGGAGTATCGAGCACGAAGTCACCCCAGTAGATCGGCTCTTCCGCCACCCGGTTGATCACCCCGATCAGGCCCCAGGTGCATTTGGTCGCGATCTGCTGTTCCATGTCGGTCTTGGACGGGCCGATCAGGGATGCCTCAATCTCATTCTTGCCGTAGCACTCGGAGTGAATGATGGCGGCGACCTTGGGATTGCCGTCATCATCGAGTGTGGCGTATTCCAGATCGTCCTCTTCGGACAGGCAGAAGGTTTCCGTTGGGGTCGGGGAAACGTTCTTGAGCGGGATGTACTCGCCCTCAAGCGTAATCACACCAACACACTCATTAGGATACTCTGCTTCGGCATGCGCCATGGCCGCAACGGAGGCTGCGGGGAACATTTCTGACATCAGGACTTCCTGGCTAGGGGGTCAGGCGGCGCAAAACCGCTGCAAGTTTGGCAAATCCTCTGAAGGTTTTTCTCCAGAAGATTTGCGAAACTTGAAACGCTAAGTGATTGATTTTTCTGAGAAGTGAAAAAGCTGTAGGTTCGCTCTAGGTTCGGTTTAGCTTAAGCACTTAAACTTAAACTTAAACAGAAAGAAAGATCCCCCTATATCCCCCACGGGGGACAGCGGTTGGATTTCAGAGGCTCGCGCCAAACGAGTGAAACGGTAGCCAAATTAGCTATTGACGAGAGCTTGGTGGTTTGGCACTCTTGGCTCATCAAGCCCTCCAGGACGGTTGGACACCCGCTTTCAGGCCCCCGGCAGCCTGTCACGGGACCAGCAATCCGCTCCCAGTGCGCCCGATCCGGCTGGCCCCCGGATTGAGGAAGGCCGGTGAAGTTGGGCTTGAAGCCGGAATGCCGGGTAAGCGCAAACATCAGGGCAGGGCAAACGCCATGAGAAAATATCCGCCACGGGTTCTGGTTCTCTGTGCATGGTGCAGCAAGGAGAAGCTTCAGATACCGTCTGACGTCGTTGAGAAGAACTACTGCGACCGCCATTGCAGAGATGCAGATCGCAGAAGCAAGCCAGCCGATTTCTGGAGCAACGTTGACATTCGTGGTCCTGGAGAGTGCTGGCCCTGGCTTGGCGCGAAGCACAAGAGATCCGGACACGGAAGATACCGCTGGAACGGTCAGGAGCGCACAGCGCACAGCATCGCTCACGAGCTTACATACGGAGAAACAGAGGGTAAGCGCGGCACTCAAGGTGTCCTGATGAGGCATTCTTGCGATAATCCACCTTGCGTGAACCCGGCTCACATCATTCCTGGAACCGCTTACCAGAACACAAAGGACATGATGGATCGGGGTCGCCATAAACCCATTCTTGGAGAAGCTTCTATCTGGGCGAAGCTGACTGAGCAGGACGTTAGAGATATAAGGGTTGACGAAAGAAGCCACGCTGAAGTCGCCAGACAATACGGAGTTAGCGCTCCAACAATTTCCTATTTGAGGAAGGGAAAGACATGGAAGCATGTTAAGTAGATGAAACAAAGCTATCTACTACTCCCAATTCCAGGAAACGCACCTATGGGGAGAGGATTGTACTGTCCAAACCGGAGGATACAATCATCGAGGGATTTCCCACATTTGTCCTGGTTTGGATTGGCGACCCTAACCCCATCCTCGTTGTAGTAGCTGTTCCCGGCGTATGGGCAAGTTGCACGAGTGTAATCAAATGCTCCTCCGTTCCATATCCTGTAGCGCCACATGCATACTTTTTGTGTCGCAGGTCTGCGCGGCACCTGATCGCCCCAGAGGTCCAGCCCCGTGCTCAACTCCCACTCGATGATACCGGTCTGGGTGTTATGCCGGGTCTTCTGTTGGACCATGTAGATTTCAGGAGGGAAGTAAGCGTCGTACGGGTTGGTGCCGTTGTCCAGGTTATCCTCGTAGACCTGCCAGCGGGTCACCTTGGCGCGGCGCAGGTCGTCCAGGGCGATGATGCTGGCGATGATAAGCTGGGTAGCGGGCATGGACAGGCTTGGAGTGGGCTGCTCGCCGCGTCCGTTCTTTTCGAAGCCTGTGGCCGTGATGGGAAGTGGCTCGTAGGTGACGCCTCTCCAGATAGGCTTCTTGCCTCCCAGAACACCGGGCGTGAAGTGATACACGCCGCCGCCGATCTCCGTCATGTTGATGTCGAAGAGATCGATCAGGGTTCCGGGAGTGAGTTGCTGGGAACGACCGATTGGTGCTGGCATGTTTTAAAGTATCCGAACGTTTTGCGGGTTAGCCGACAATGTCCACGACTTCCTGAAAGCTCAGGCTCATCCTGTCGTGGGTCCGGCTGATGGCTTCACGGGTCCATCGTTTGCAGATGAATTTTCTTGGCGAAGTGTGTCTTGGTGGCGTCCAGAAAAACCAATCGACGCCGCCGTGCAGGGCAAGAAAGGCTTCCACGGCATTGGCGTTGGCAATCGTGATGACGTTGATCGGGATCTCCCAGGTCTGAAGGTCGGCGTTCATGCCGCGCTTCATGCGCAGGCTGTAGCCGTTGTCATCGAACCGGATTTCCGTGATGCGCGGTTCACGGGTCTGGGTCGGAGCGTAGGAGATTTCCCCGACACTGAAGGTAAGTGCCATGATTTAATACCCGGACTGGTTTCTAATGCCGCCCGGTCGAAAGGCATGGTTTATCCGCTCATCGACCATCGCCTGCATCTCCCGGACAATTCCTTTGCCGAACTTCTGACCCTGTTCTTCCGTGGCTCCCTGCGGCTGTGTGACGTTAATGGTGGGTGAAACCACAACCGTGTTATTGGCTCCGCCTCCACTACCAGCCGGTGCGAGGCTCGCCATCTGGGCCGGGGTAAAGATACCCTCGTCCCGCTTGATGATCGCGGGCATCTCACCTGCCTTCAGCGCGGGTTCCTTCGCCACCCCCGGCTTGCCGCTGTGGAAGCGCGGCACGCTCGTGAAGGTCGAGCTTGGAACAACCCTGATCGGCGCGCTGTCCTGACCGGCAATGCCGCCGCTGTGGTAGATGCCGCCGCCGAGAGCCATAGGAGCACCCATGGCTGCACCGCCCATCGCCATGCCGCCGCCCATGAACAGGGAGTTGAGGCCCATGGCGAGCGGCACCGTGATGGCTTGCCGCACCGCCATCCTGGCAAGGTCTGCGGCGATGGATTTCGCCATCGATGCGAAGGCTTCCTTAACGCTTTTCGTGCCGGTGATGATATCCACCAGAGCGTCTTCCATGTGTCCCAGACCGTCAGCGGAGATGGAGCGCATCTGCTCGTTGAACGTCATCCCGGAGTTCGCCAGACCGCGCAGGGCGTCGTTCTGGCGGTTTAGCTGATCTGAGGCCACAGCCAAGTCACCGGCCAGCTTAATCTGCTTCTGGCTGTACTCGTCAGTAGCAGCACCGTTCTGCTCGATCAGGTCCGCTTCCATCTGGAGTTCGGCGCTGCGCCGGACATAGGCTTCACCCAGCAGGCTCAGCGCGCCGATCTGGTTGTTGGTTGCAACGATGCTGCGCTCAGCGCTGCCGATGGAGAGTTCCTGCTGCCGGTTATACTCCTCGATGGCGCGATTGCCGCCGCTCTCAACGAAGGCATCAGCGCCCTTGGTATCACGCGGCGCTCCCTGAGAACGTAACTGCTGCTCTGCCTGAAGTTCTCCGAGACGCCGGATACGCTCAACACCGACAAGCTTGAGGGCTTCAGCTTCCTCTTGGAGTTCCGTAATGGTGTCCCGGTTCTCCCGCGTCCCCTTGGCAACTTCACGTTCCTGGTTTGCCCTGAGACGCGCGGCCATCAGTTCGTTGAGGCTACGGATTGCCTCGTCATTACCAACGACACCAAGTTCAATGGCCCGCCGTCTGGCTTCCTGAGCAATAGCCTCGATGTTGGCGGCTTCAGCACTGCTCAACTCCGCCTCGGTCATCTTCTCGATCTGGCTGATCTCGTCTCTCAGGTCCATCTTTGCACCCTCGAAGGCGGTCGCCGTCTTGGCGTCGTAGAGAGTACCGATCAAACCTTCCAGCTTGGCCTTCTGGGCGGCTGTCAGCTTCTCTGACAGGGCATGAACTTGGTTCATGATCGATTGCTTGCGGGTCTGGTTCTCGACCGCCGCTGCACCCTCATTCTGCGCCGCCGCCAAGTCCTTCTCAGCCGCAATGCTCTCGGACAGTTCCCGAAGCTTCTCCCCGTAGATATCCTGTGGTCCGGAACGACCTACCCGGTTGCCCTGCTGGATCTTGAACTGTTCTGCCGCCTGCTGCCCTCTGAGTTGGACGAATTTTTTATCTTCTGCGGAAAGGTCCTTCATCTCGACGTTGCCAAGTTCCTTGCGAAGATCGATCAACCCCCTCAATTCACCGGCCTGTCTCGCCTTTCCCTCAGACCGCCCGCGCTCCAGTGCCGCGATCCGACTCATGCTTTCCAGTTCGATCTGAAGTTCCGCATTGGTTCTCTTGCGCTGTTCCGTAACCTTGGCAACAGCCTCCTGACCACCAGCAATGACGGTCGATTTAATCTCGGCATTCTGCTTGGTCGGACGACCGTCTTCTGGGTTGTACTGGATACCCTTTCCGGCAAGGGTGTCCGCCATGTCCAACTCGCCCTGTCCGGCGATGCGCTCTGTGTTCTTCTTGTTGACCAGCACGTCTGTCAGGCGCTGCTCCCGCTGGATGTTGCGATCCACCTGGGCGCGCTGACCGGCCATGAATTCCGACTGAGCCGCCTGCTCGTGCGCCTGGGCCAGACGGAAGATCTCGTCTGCCGCAGCGCCGCTGATGCGGATACCGGCCTCCACGATCTTGTTGCGGGCTTCCTGGGCCACACGCTCGGCATTGGCAGCCTCAACGCCCCTGTTCTGGGCCTTCGCCATAGCGTCAAGGTCGGAGATGTCCTGTCTCATGTCCTGGACGATGGGACCAGCGGCAACCTGTTCCTTGGCGTCCCTGAGTTCCTGGTACTTGGCCTTGAGTTGCTCCAGCCCCTCAGCGCTAACCTTGCCGTCGAACTCCTTGATCTTGGAGGCCATCTCCAGTTCGGACTTGATCTCGGCAGCAGCGGCGGCGCTCTTGTCAAAGGCGCTCGCCAGCTTGTCCTGTTCAGAGATCAGCCGCTCGACTTCAGCCAGCGCCTTGCGGAGGTTGTCTGCCAGTGGGGTGTCGTTTATGCCCCCGGCAGTCCCGGCATTTGACATTCTGCCGGAAAAGCCGGTCTGGTTCGCCATCAGGGCGCGCTGCGCCGCCATCTCCCGAACCCTGGCATTGCGAGCGTCCTGCTCAAGCTTCTCGGTGCCCGCCGTGGTCCGGTTGAAGGTTTCCTGGGTACCGACGCCGGGAAGGGGACCGCCCGCCTGGATCTGCTTGGACTGATCCTCTTCGTATTTCCGCAGTTCCCTTAGCTGCTTGATCCGGCTTTCCGCACGAACGCGCTCTTCCTTGGCAGCGTCCCGGATGGCGCTGATTTCAGAGCGGATCTCGGCAACTCTCTCTTTGCTGCCGGTTGGCGTAGCCTTGAGCTTGTCCTGAAGGCTCTTCAGTTCCTTCAATGCGATGTTATGCTTGATCTGTTCCTTGGTGGCCGTGGAAACAGACTTGCTCATGGTGTAGATGGCGGCGGCACCGGCCAGCGCGATAGTCGCAATGGCAAAAATCGGGTTCGCCATCATGAAGCGTGACAGCAGAGACAACTGCACAGCCAGTTGGCCGAACGCGGCGGCAACACCGACGATCCATTTTAGAAGTCCGATGCCCATCAGACCGACCAGCGCGGCCTTGACCATGCCGACGTTTTCGATGACGATCTTCAACCCGCCGATCAAGGTATCCACGGCAGACTTCATCATGCTGCCGATCTGATCTGCGGTCTGCTTTCCGGAGTCGCTTTTAAGGAAGTTGGAAAGCTCGTTGGCACCGTCCGCCAGAGCCTTAAGGAAGCCGCCGTTGGCAATGGTCGCCTTGATCTCGAACAGGGCGTTGTTGAAGCGCGTGAAGGCGGCGCTGGCGGTGTCCACCTTGTCCCCGGCAACCGCGAAGTCACCCCGGACGGCATCCCCAAAGACGGAAAACAACTGGTTGGCGCTCAGAGCGCCATTCGCCATCGCCTGTCCGAGTTCTTCTGCACTCATGCCCAACGACTTTGCCGCGATTGCGAATGCGCCCGGCAACTGCTCCGCGAGCTGGCCCTTAAGTTCTTCACTCATAATTTGCCCTTTTGAGGCAAATTGTTCTAAAGCTTTAAAGGCTCGTCCGGCCTGCTCGGGACTTCTTCCCAGCAAGGACATGGCCTGTGCAACCGCGAAGAAGCTGTCCTTGGCCTTCTCGGCATCGACGTTGCCGCCTTTGATCGCCGCCGTGAAGTTGATGTATTCCTTGCCGGTGTGCTGGAGATCGACGCCAAGGCGATCCGTCTCTGATCTGAGACGTTCCATTTCGACCTTACCCTGTGCGGCAGAGCCGGTAGAAACTTCAAATCCCTTCTGGAGGTTTTCCATCGCCATACCGGCGCGGGCAATGCTCTGGCCGATAGCCACAACGCCGATAGCACCAATTGCGCCGTTCATGCTCATCACGGACGAGCCGACCTTGGCGAAGGCTTCAGACAGCTTCTCCGCGTGCTTGACAGCGGTGCTGGTGTCAAACTTCGGCATAGCCAGAGTGGACAGCTTCTTCATCGACTGTTCGATGGCTGCGGAAGCGTCATAGGTCGCCTCCTTGCCTCTGGCCTGACGATTGGTCGCCTGACTGCGCGTCTCCGGCATCGGGCCGACGAACATCGGGGAGCTTGAGGACGGCATCTGGGCGCGACGGCTCTGATCCTGCCGCGCCGTCGCTGCCTGTGCCTGCCGTGCCTGACGGTTAAAGGCGCGGTTATCCGCTTCCGCCTGGGCGCGAGTTGCCGCCATGGCCTGCCGGTCAAATCGGGCGTTCTCCGCTTCCGCCTGCGCTCGCATGGCGCTGTAGCGGCGCATCTCACGGGTACGGCGGGTATTCTCTTCTTCCGCCTCCCGGCGCATCCGGTTGGCGGACTGCTGATCCCGACGCAGGTTTTCCGCCTCGGCCTGGGCACGCATGCTGCTGTACTGGCGAAGCTCCCGATTACGCCGTGCGTTCTCGTTCTCCGCCTCCCGGCGCATATTGTCGTAGGCGCGCTGATCCCGCTGAATATTCTCGGCTTCCGCTGCCGATCTAATCCGGGTGCTCTGACGCGCCGCTGCGGTACGGGCGCGGTTTTCCGCCTCCGCTTCCCGGCGCATAGCGTCGGAAGCCTGCTGATCTCTGCGTGCGTTCTCCGCCTCTGCCATGGCACGGATACGATCCATCCGCTCGGAGGACCTGTCCGTCGTGCTGGCCTTCTGAGACTGCATGCGGGACTGGAACGCCATGGTCTGCTGCGGCGAGGCCGTGGACGGGTCTCCCAGCACGACCTTACCGGCAGACGCGCCTTTTCGGGATGCCTCCTGCCGCGCCTGCTGGTCCATCATGCGCTGACGGAAGTCCATGGTCTGCTGGAGCGCCGCCTGTTCCGCCTTGGCGACGGCACGGGACAGCGAGATCCGCTTGCTGGCGAAGTCCTGGTCTATCTTGAAGGACGTGGCAGCGCCGCGTGCCCGCGCCGACGTGATCTCCTGCTCCGCCCTGATCTGGGGAGACGCAGAGGACGACGCCGTGGACTGGGAAGTGGTGCGGGGAGCCGCAATGCCGCGCTTCGCGCCCACCTTATCGAGGGCTGCCTGGGTAGCGTCCGCCTTGGCGGCGAGCTTTTCCAGGGCCGCTTCCATGGCCTTGATACCCGAAAGAGCTTTCGAGCCATCGACCAGAAGCTGAAGGTGGGCGTCTCTCTCGGTCATGCGGGCGGAGCCTCTGGCGGTTTGGCGTTCTTCCCGACGCGCTCACCGGGAACTTGTCCAGCGGGGAACTGGAGCAGCGCGTTCATGAGGTTCCGGCTCAGGTCCGGATCTCTTCCCGGCGATGGTGCTGCCGGAACATCGTTCTTCTTGACATCCGACTTGAGCGCCGACCGGTTGCGGTACGGAGCCAGCATTTCAGACAGGCGGGGCATGTCCTTGACGCGCGTGAAGTAGCCGATATGCCAGGCGGTATGCATAAAGCGCTCTTCTTCATCGAGCCGGATATCGTTGTAGGCTTCGACGCAAAGCCGCGTCTCGTAGGGCGTCTGGTCCCAGAACTCAGCAGGCTTGATGCCCGCCCGATACGCGGTCTTGAAGATCAAGCCTATCCCTTTGTCGCCGCCTTTTTCGGAGGGTTTTCCTCTTGCACCTCCGGCTTGGGAGGTTCGATCTTGGAGCCAAACCAGGAGTAGTTGATCATATCGCTGACCTTCTCGATGGTCGGCTCAATCGCGGGAGCCTCTTCCATGATGCGCTCCGGCGTCATCTCCTCATTCTTGGGCAGGGCCAGGGAGATGATGGTCGCCAGCGTCTTGACGTCCATCAGGTCGTAGCCATCCGGCCACATCTCCCGGATCTGGGCAATGCCGTGCCAGTTGAGGCGCATGACGTAGGTAACCCCGCCGATCTCAATCGGAGTGGTGCCACGGATCGGGTTTTCTGCTTTATCTGCCAAGGGAAATCTCTTCGGGTTGGATCAGCGGGCAGACATGCGGCGGCGGAGAGCGCACCGAAGCTGACCATGGAGATTTGCGCGCACGCGCTTCGGCATCTTGACCCACTGCTCAGCCAGAAGACCGGCTTCTGTATGCTGTGCGGCGGTCGCCAGCAAAGCCTCGTCTATGGCCTCCCAGAGTTCCGGGTAGCCCACTTCCGAGAGCCATTTGGTCGGAGTCATGGTCATGCCTCAGCGCGCGTAGGCGTAGAGTTTCCAGGCCGGGACGACGAACACGTAATTGTGACGGACACCGCTGAAGCATTCAGGCGGGTCCTCATCGCACGTGACCTCCAGGATGGCATCCCGAGGGTCTTCATCGTCGGTCGGCGGGATAATGTCTGTAACGATGGCGGCACGGCCAAAAAACTGGACCGGCTGATTGAGTTGGTAGGGCAGGATCGGATCACCGGCAACCATGGCAGACTCATCCGTCATCGCCATGGTCCGGTTGCCGTCTTCCCCGCGCTGGTCCATCAGGACGCGGTAGTTGAAGTCCACGGGACCGCCGTAGACATCGTGAACCGTGCCGGGGCCGCTGGGGTCACCGTGGATGACGGTGACCCGCTGGCCGATCAGGAACCTCGACATCACTTATCACCCGCGCGTGGGTCGATGTAGAGCCGCGCCCTGACCATGCAGTCCTTAGCCTCAAGAAGCTTGCGCAGGCCGACCGTCCGCTCCGCGTTCTGCGGCAGCGTATCGACCATTTCCTGCGCAAGCTCATTGAAACGCTGGCTGATGCCCTGGAGGTACGGCGGCAGGTGGGCATAGCTGAAGAACTGCATCAGCGGATCGTTCATGGTTCACACCGCGCAATAGAAAAGGGCGGCTCCGAGGAACCGCCCTCGTCTGTCCGAGTTGGAAGATGGGTATTTTCTTCGACGCAACTTTAAGGCGTTCCAGTAAAGTTCCACACAACCGCACCGGTAATTTCAAGTGTAACTGTTGCAGTTGTAAGGGCATCAACACCACCGCCGACCGTGAACCCCATGACGTAAGCGGAAAAGGTGGCTGTCGCATTGTTCGCGTCAGAGAACGTGATGCGAAAGTTCTTCTTAAGCTGCGCTGCACGGTCTGCGAGCAAAGCCTGCTGACCACTATCCCCTGGCACGAAATTTGCTTCTAGCGTCAATTGGCCTTCGTCCATAAGGCCCATGACTTTCTCCTTACCCGTGCTAAGGAGAGTCGTTGCATCAATGATGGCTGCGGAACCGCCTGGGCCGCTGAACGAGCGGATTTCAGCAAGAGAGGTGTATGTGCCGGGAGTGGTACCCTCTCTGGCTATAATGGTTCCTTGCGCGTTGAAGGCTGAAGTCGCCATCCGGTTGATTCCTCTCAAAGAAAAACCCGCCTAGCTTGCGCTAAGGCGGGTCAGGTGGGGTGTAGGTGTTCAGGCAAAAGAAAAGCCGCCAGAAGGCGGCTTTTCTGTCTTCAGAAGATCATAGATCTCCGCTAGACGTCTTTGTGGGTTCTGCCTGTGCGAATGCGCCAGATGGTAAGTTCTCCGCACCCATACATGACAGCCAACTCGGCATTGGTCTTGGACGAAGTCTTTATTTCACGGATCTCAGAAAGGGGGAGTGGGAAAGACCACCTCCCTTTAGCGTTCATATCATCCATGTTGTCTTGGTGATTGCCGAGGAAAAGATGATCTGGCCTGACACATGGAGGGAAGTCGCATTTGTGCAAAACAAATTCACCCTCTGGAACCGGCCCATTTTCCACCTCCCACGAGTAGGCATGAGAAGTAGTTATATCACTGGCCTTACTCCCAGACCGGTTGATCATCCCATACCCAGCAACGTGTTTGGCTCCGGTAAAGACCCAGCAATCTCCCTTTGGCCCGTGTCCCGGCGTCTTATCCACCTTACTGTAGAGCTTGCAGCGATCTGAACAGTACCTTTGCCGGGATGCGCGAACGGCTCCAGGCTTCAGAGTAGGAGCAGGAATAGGCGTCTGGCAGTGCTGACACAGAACCACTCGGCTCTGCCGCTTCTTCTCTACCCGCTTTTCCCGATTAACTTCTTCGCTTTTGGACCACGTTGCCTTGGCCCGCTCAGGATCTGCATCCCGCCACTTGGCGGCGTTTTCCTTCGAGCATTCGAGACATGCATGAGAGCTTACATTGCGCTCTGCTATATGCCCACGAGAGCATGCTTCGCCTGTGAAGTACCTCTTTGATCCGGAGGCTATCGCTTGCTCACGAGTGACAAGCGGACGGTTTTCGAGTATCAAATCAGAAGCCATTTTTCCTGGTCCTGTCAGGAGTTGATGGTAAGGGCCGGGAAGGTGCTTGAGACACCTTTCCGGCCCGCTCTGATTATAACACATCATCATTCCGCTGACACCGGCAAACCGGCCACCAGCCGGACCCAGTGCTTTCCATCAGAGAAAGCAATGCACGGAGCGCCGACATTTCCGTCCGTCACCCGCACGATCCAATCGGGATGAGTGACGGCGTCCGGCAGGTTGGCGACCGTGTAGCAGGGCAGCGGCATGGCGGTTACCGTCACGCTGGTTAGCTGGCGGCGACAGCGGCACCGGGAACGATGCGGAGCCATGAAGTGCCGTTCGACCATGCCAGACAGGCAGTTCCGGAATTGCCGTTGCTGACCACGATCAGGCGATTTGGATAGGAGGCGGCTGCGGGCACGGTGGCGACGGTATAGACCGGCATCGTCATCATGGAATTGATGGACTTGCTGCCGGTGCGGCCTGGGGTGAGATCATTGGTGAGCATGGGCTTTTCCTTCAGGGCTGGTGGGCGGGACGATCAGACGGCGGGGAGTGCCGGGGCTTCCGGTTCTTCCGGGAGAGGAACCGGAACGGTGGTGTCGAACTTGAGCGTCCGCCACTCGATCCCATCGGAGAAGGACAGGCAGAGCACGGAGCCATCGGAACCAGTCACGGAGACCAGACGGTTCGGATGGTTGGCCGCAGGCGGCATGAACTCCAGAGGCACGGAGGGAATGGAGAAGGGCTTGTCCTTGGAGACTTCCGGCTTCTCTGGTTTGACCGGCTTCTCAGGCTTGCCGGGTTTATCGTCTTTGATGAAGGGGGATGGCATGACTAAACCTCGTCCTGAGACTGGTAGGGCTGGGGCGCTGGCAACCAGTCACCGACCGGCTTGCCATCCTTGAATTCAAGGTCATCGACGTGGGTTACCGGCAGATCATCGATGCCGTCGTAGCAGGGCACGACCTGGAAGGGGATGTGCTTGATCTGGGTGATCAGTTCGTCAAGTTCCGGGTGAACGGCCCAGCGCGGCTTGTCCGGTGTGGACAGGAACTGATCCCGGCACAGCACCCGAAGCCATCCATCATCGTCGTTGAATTCCGTGACCCCGGAAATGATGAAGCCGGTTGCGGGGTCGAGCACCCGGTAGGGGCAGACGACTTCCTCGTCCGGATGCTCTTCCACGAACTTGCGGGTCCACTCGGAAACTTTGAAATGCATGATGATCAGACCGTTCTCTGTTCGTCGTAGGAGAAGGAGATCCGCACCTGGGTCTGATCCTTGGCATCGTCTCCCTGGCCGACTTCCAGCAGACTGCCGGTACCGGTCTCCAGGGTGCCGAACTTCTGTCCCTCCAGGATATTCAGAACCTCATGGGACAGGTCCGATGAGGCGCGCGTCCCGCTTCCCAGCGGCACGAAGATCTGCACGAAGCAGATGCCGCGCCGCTCGTAGTTCATGGTATTTCCGGTCCACGAGCGAAGCTTTGACTCAGCATGGATGATGGTGAAGCGGACCCAGTGGGAATCCGGCATCGGCGGGGTGGTGTTGCCCCACGCAATCGGTGTCCGGCTGCCCCAGCCATTCTTGAAGGCAGTCTCCAGCAGGGCCTTGGCTTCGCTAGGAGACACGTTACTTCATCTCCTGCTCAGCGGCGTCGAGAGCGAACGGCATCATGCCGTTGGGTGCCTGACGGCTGCCGTTGCCGCTATCGAGGATTTCGATGTAGTGGACGTTGTTGCGGATGTAGATCTTCTGACCGAAAGCGTAGGCTTGGGCCACTTCGGCAATGTTGCCCTCGTTGATCTGAACGGCTTCGGCAAAGGTGCTGCCCTTGGAGCCTGCGGTGTAGTTCGGCTCTCCCATGAAGGGACTGTCGATCTTAGCAACCCAGCCGCTCATGGCGCGGGAGGTGTCGATGGGGGTGTGCTGATAGGCTGCCCGATGGACCGCTGCGGCAACGCGCTTGACCCAGCGCACGTGCTGAAGCTTGGCATCCCGGACATAGTTCCTGAGTTGGTCCCGGAAGCCTCTGGTCCTCGGGTTAGCCATCAGCGTTGACCATCCTTACCTGATTGAACGTCCTCGCTGAGGATGTTCAGCCACTGTATCCAGGGAGAGATGTAGAGGCCGATGGCAACGCACATCCATGCCTTGGCATATTGCGTTGGTGTATAGATCGGCTCTGGTTTAGAGGGTTCCGACGCCTTCTGACGCGGTTTGAACTGCAAAACTGTCATAGGGGAAACTCCGCCCAGCAAAAAGAGCAGACCAGATCGGCTGTTCTTTGGTCCGTGAGGTCGTTTCTCTTAGAAAGGCGACTGTGGGAAGGTAAGATGGGCAACGCCCAGATAGGGCGGGCTGTAGACCCACCTGTGCGGGATTGGATATACCGCAAAAGTCAGAAGTAGTCCAGCCATATCACGATTGTCGTATATCCATACTGTGAGGCTGGGCAGGATGCGGGTTTATCGGCGGAGCGTCAGTTCATGATATATCGGTGGATCGTAAAGATCCCCGGTTGCCCGCATGACGCGCCAGATCTGGCCGCTGGGCAGAGTGACGCTATCGCCCTGCTCGGGACGAAAGCTGATGTCCTTTCCCCGGATGACGCACTGGAGATCCCCGACCCGGATATCCGTACCGTCTATAAGCTCTGCTTGGTAGCCGCTGAGGATGCAGTCCACGGTTTCCGATAGCACGTTGTCCGTGGTCGTGCCGGTTTCCGGGGTGTAGGTGCCGCGCGTGATCCGGCGCACCGTGACCGGCTGCTTGAGGTCTCCCAGAGCGGACCATCCGGTATCGAGTGCTGCCCTGACGCTGTCGAGAATGCCCATCAGGAGCCTCCGATCCGGTTTGCCAGGGTCAGCGCGCCGCTGGCGAGTTCATGGTGATGGCTGCCATCCCCGTTAGCCCATGCCGTTCCCACTGTTCCTCTCGGGTTAACGGAAACCATGGCGAAGGCCACCAGTTCTCCTTTCCGTGCGCGATTGAGAAGAGTAAGAAGCAGATTGACGACATCGGGATCTCCGGTATTCCGGTTCTCCAGGATGCGAACCTCCGCACCGTTCTTGAACTTCACCCTGCCGATGCGTCCGCCGTTAGTTGCTGTCATGGCCCCGTTCTCCGAACAACCTGACTTCAGCTTCCGTCTCGATCCAAACCCGCGCTCCACACGACAGCGGCTTGCGGGCAGATCCCGCTCCGGCATAGACCAGACGGGACGGTCCCAGGATTTCGACTTCGTGGGCATAGCGGTTGGATTTGCCGCTTTTGACGGTCAGAACCGGCTCATCCGCCCCGGTTTTATGGTTACGACGGATGACGGATTGATTGACGTGAACCCGCGTGATGGTCATCGAACCAGCCTCGCGCTGCCGTAGCCGAACCGGGGGATGCTGTAATCGAGCAGCCACGCGACGACGGAGCGGGGGATGACCGGAGCCGTGGTGCCGGAGGAGGCGCTGGTGCTGCCGCTGCTGGTCGATGAACCGCTACTCAGCGTCAGAGCAATCGGGCCGACCTGGATCTTCTCGACCGCTCCGGCAGTGCTGCCGCTCGATGCTGCCCCGGTGGCGCTGCCGCCCGCGTCCGCGCGCTCTCCCAGGATGCGCGCCAGTTCCGCCGTGGCGCACTTGAGGAAGTTCGGCAGAGGGGCGGCAGGAAGCATCAGGCCATCCCGATCCCGCATTCCCCAGCGAGGGAACTCCAGGCCCTGGAAGCGGGAGATCCGCCTGCCGTGAAAATCGAAGGAATTGTCGATCAGTTGAGATGCGGTGATGATGCGGATCTGCTTATCGATCAGATCGAGATCACCCCATCCCTGACCATCGATCTGGCTGGCGTTGTAGCCGTTTGAGAATTCCACGGTGCAGTAGGCATTCGCGTTCTCCACGCCAAAGCCGGTTTCGACAATAAATGGCATGGTCAGCCCCTGTGGTAGAAGCGGTTGAGAAGAAGGTAGAGAAGCAGGACAAGACTAACGAAGATGACGGACGTCTGAGCGGCCTGGATCAGCCTGGGGAAAGCCTGTTTTATGAAGATCCCGAAGAACACCAGCCATAATACTATTATGGAGAGAGTTGTCAGCTTCCAGGAAGACGTCATCGAAACGGCAATCCGTGAATGACTCCGGCTACGGCGAGACCGAGGGTGACGACAGCGATAATTGCCCTGGACAGGCCAAGCTTGTATGAGGTTGCGGGAAACAGAACTCCCGCAAGCCACATCAGAGCCGCAGCAGCGCCAACGAGACAGACCAGCCACGTAAGGCTCACGGAATCATTCTATCCGAAGGTTGCCCACACTGTTTCCCGTCACGCCGAGAAAGCTGACGACCAACCAGAGCAGGACAAAAATTACTACAGCGATGTTAAGTATACGCTTAATCTTTGCGTCCATCGGGACATAGGTATTAACCAGCCACAAGATTACACCGACAACAACAAGGATAACGATAAGGGAAATAAGATCCATGACGTGTCTTCCTTTTTCCGGGAGGAGGTTAGGTTCTGGTGTAGCGGAGGGCGTAGGCGAGATCCGCAGCGCTTGAAACGGCACTGACAATCATGGTCACCTTGTTGCTCAGCGTAACCGTGTTCGCACTTAATGCGCTGCCGCCATTCAGCGACGTGCTGACGGCAATACCGGTAAGACCGGTAACATTCGTGCCATTGATCTGGATAGCGACTGTCGCAGTTCCGGCGCTGGTCTGAACATACAGCGCGGTGATCGTGTACGGGAACGGCGCGGAGAGTTCCAGCGTGTAGGTCTTATTGCTCGGAGTTCCGATCTCGCCGGCTATCTGCCCCTTGTTGTAATCAACCGTGCTGGTCGCGGCAGCGCCGTCCAGGGCATCGAAGGTCGCGGTGAACACGCCGCGAATATCTGCTGGCGTGACGTCACCGGAAGTGTTGTCATTGATGTTGGTCGTCAGAAGGGAGCGGGCAGTCGTCGTACTGACCATGGCGAATTCCAGTCCTGGATATTAAACGGTTGGCTTGATCAGGGCTTTCTTGATCTTGAACTGGCCGCTGAACACAGTCGCCACGTCTCCAGAGACATCCGTGGTTTCAAGCTCGTGATAGAAGTCGCCGCTGATGGGAAGAGTGTCTTCTGGAGAGAGTGTCACGGTCAGAAAGCCGTTGAGCGCATCGACAACCTCGATACCATCCTGATCCGTCTTGACGATGACTGGTGTGGACGAGAACAGACCACCCGTCTTGAGCCTGGAGGCTTCCCATCGGATGGTCGCGCCAGTGAGATCCAGGGCGTTGCCGTCCGATTTCGTCAGCGTGAAATTGACACGCTGGGTGTCTCCTTGGAAAAGCACGAAGTCCATAGGGGTGTTCCTATTGCGGGGCCACGGTGACCGATCCGGTCAGATCGACGTCTGGACTGAAAGTCCCGGAAAGGTTGGGTTCCGGCAGGAGAGATGCCGTCAGCCAAACCTCCTGCGCAATGCCGACCGCACCTGGAACGATGGCCTGTCCCAGCGCCTGATGGGACAGGAAGGGAAGAACGATATTGGACACACCGGTACGAACCGGCAGAACGGCGTCACCGAAGGCGTCGTGGGTGAGCGTCCAGAGGCGGGCAGCACTTGAACCGGAACGCTCCGGGATTATCCGGATACCGACAGCCTGCATCGTCAGAGTCGGGAGCCTGACGGCGGAGGTGAGGTAGATGCCGGGAGGCTGTGCGGTGCCGGACGCCACGGAGCGCAGCACCTTCATCGTCACAGACGAAACGCCGGTTCTATCCGGTATGGTGCGGGTGGCTTGTCCCGTTGCAGTTGGCACCCTGATGCGAACGGCACTGGAAGCCTGCCGCTCCGGGATAACTCTCTCGCCTTCGGCGGCGGTGACCAGGAAAGGCAGCGTGACAAAGGATGTGCCGCTGCGCCCCGGCTGGACCACGACACCTTGCGCCTCTGATCTGAGAGCCGTCAGAGATGCCGTGCCAGAGCCTGTCCTGTTCGGGATCGTTCGTGAGCCGGTCGCGGTGGCGGTTGCCGCGCGCAGAAGGGCGGTTGATGTGCCCGTCCTGTCCGGGATCGTGCGGGTGGCGGTTGCGGCAGTTGTCAGCTTAGGCAGGACAACAGCGGAGGACCCCGCCAGACCGGGCAGGGAGCGCCCACCAGTGGCGCTATGCGCCAGACCGGTAATGACACCCGCTGACGTTCCGGTGCGCTCAGGGACCGTCCTGGAGGCCGTACCGGTGCCGGTCAGCGCGGACAGCCTTGCGGTGGATGTTCCGGTCCTGCCGGGAGGCGTGTAGGTCGCGACACCCGTGCCAGTCAGAGCGGTCAGCGTCGAAGCGCTGGTGCCGGTTCTGGCGGGAGATGTTCTGGAGCCGACACCGGTTCCAGTGAGGCTTTGCAGGGTGCCAGCGGAGGTTCCGGAAATTTCTGAGATGGTTCCGGCAGAAAAACCGCTGGAGAAGCCGTTCGAGAAAGCGCCGCGCGCTGGTCCTTCTGTTACGCCTACTGGAAAGTAGTAGAGGGATGACGTGCGCGGTTTGAGGATCTGGTACGGGTTCTGGTCGAGCGCGACCTGCTCCGCTTCCGTGAGTGCGCGATTCCAAATAAAGGTATAGTAACAACGCCCATCGACGGCTTCTCCAGCGGCCCCCGAATTACGGTTCAGCAGAGTAACGCGACCACCCGTGCTAAAACTGACTGGGGCGGAGGTGAAACTGCTGGTCGCAGGACTGTAGCTGGTGCCGTTGACGCAAGCCCAGGAGGCAGTTCCCGAGCGGCTGGCAATGAAACGCTGACCATTTCCGGCAACATAAGTCCCGGACGGAAAGTTGGAGCTGTAGGTGGCGCTGCCCGTCGATATACCGTAGTTCAAAGTAAGCTGGTCTGTTGACGTGGAGCGTCCGAGAGACATCACCATGAATGGCGCTGTCCAGGCATTTGACGAATACGGCACGCAGACGAGTCTGCTGCTCGCGCCAAGCGAGCGGATATCGACTGTTGTGGCAATCGTAAAATCTGTTGTGATGGTACGAAAGATTGGCTGCTGGTAGGGAATGCCCCAGCCGCTGTTGGTCACGCCAGAAGCATCCATTCCGATGCCACCGGGTCCAGCGGTGACGAAAGTGCTCCCGAGCACGGCAATGGTTGCGTTCTTGTTCTGCCCGATCAGATCCAGTGATGCCATCGTTGTCGGCACGATGGCAAAAACCAGACCACGGGACATCGGGTGTGCCCAGTCGATCTGGACAGGACCTTGCGGCTGGTCTCGCCAACGGTGTGGCTGGATCAGAAAGGCCATGGATTAGGACGCCTGTGCCTTGATGCCACGATACAGGACAGATGCCGCCGTGAATGCGCCACCGGTAGAGTTTTTGACCCTGATCTGCCAATAGGGTGGCATGGCTCCGCCAAACGAAGATGCGACGGAGACGAGTCGTCTCCGGGTCGCAGCCCCCGCAGTGACAAGGTTTATCGTCCCGGCCCACTTGTCATTGTTGTCATCGTCAAAATCCGTTCCGTTGACGGAGGCTTTGATGTAAACCTCGACATAACCCGTGGACGTTGCACCGGATGCGGTTGCCACCTCAACCTCAATCAGAGCATCGAGATTGAGATCCCCCGTGTTGTCTATTATCGGGGAGGTTGCGGAAGAACCGTTGGCGAGCGTTGCCAGACCGGTCACCGTGATGGTGGTGGAACTGCCGTATAGGGCGGTAATATTAGCCATTGCGCGCCTCCGCGACATCAAGATGGTGGACAACACTCAAGCCGAGTTCTGCGGCGCGGCTGATCGTGGCATCCCCAAGCGCCACCATGGCGTCCCGATGAGCCTCCGTCATGGCTCCAGCATCGACCATCGTTGTCAGCATTCCGGCCACGGCGGCGGCAACCTCCGGATCGTCCATCCGGATTTCGTCAAAGGAATTGGGGGCCAGCGTTTGCAGAATGGTAATCGCTGTCCCCTGGTGAACCGGGTTGCTGCTGGACGAAGCGACCGCCTGGATGCGCGGCCACAGGCCGTTGAGCAGGACGTAGCGCCTGACTTCGCTCGCCGGGACAACCTGTTTGCCAGGACGATTAAGGGCATTGAGGGCATCCGCCACTTCACTGTCCTGCATATCCGCGTAGCCGAGATCGAGCGGATCGTTGCTAAGCTCGTCCTGGAGGACCTGGATGTTCTCGATAGCCATGCTGACTCCGTGTTAGACGAGCTGCTTGATCTGCAAGGTCACATCGCGCTGGAAGCGCTGACCATCGGTCACCTCGACGGTGCAGGTGAGAGTGTGCCTCTCTCCCTCCCCATCCCAGTTGGCGCGGGTCCTGTCTGCCGGATTGATGCTGAGCCAGAAGGTGATGTGAGTATCGTCGTTGGTTTGATCCGCCACCAGCAGACCGGCGAGGGTGGCGAGACCGGACGGCTCGATCAGCGCCGCCTCGATCTTGTTAGCGGAACTTACAAGTTCCCTGGAGCAGTCAATCGTGTACGCCTTGAATTCTCCGGGATCTAAAGCGGAAGTCCAGGCGACCCGCGTTGTCCCGTCTCCGAAGTCGGCGGTGCGCCACGCCGGAGCGTTGAAGTGGGCCACGTCAGTTCTCCACGCTTATGATCAGGTGGTCGGCAGGGTGATCGACAGGGAGGTCACGGAAACCACGCCGCCCGACACGATGTTGGTGGCTGTCAGGTTGAGTTGCTGGCCGGAGGTGCCAACGGTGCCCTGGTAGGTCGTGACCGTTCCCGCCGTGTTGGTCGCACGGAAGAAGGTGGCGGTGCCGTCCGCATCGGCGCTGGAGTCCTGGGTGATCGCATTGGCCGTGATGATGCGGTCGCTCCCAGATGCCGTCGCCGTACCGAAAGCCGGATTGCCGAAGGTCAGTTCCGCCAGCAGCGTATTGCCGGACAATGCCGTATTCGCGGTCGCCGGTTCCGTCCCGGAGTAGATCCGCAGCAGACCGCTGTTCAGGGTGGCGGCGAGCGCCGCGAGCATGGCATCGGCAGTGGACGTCGAAATCTTCAGGGCCATCAGGTCTCTCCTGGCACGAAAAAACCCGCCTCGGCATGACCGGGCGGGCTTGGTGGGTGGGTCTTGGAAAGGAGGGTTAGGGGCGATCCGCTTTCACGGAGATCATGCGTAAGTAGCGCCCCCGCATGGTTGGATCAGAGGCTTTGGGGTCCATGACCTTCTTGACCTGATAAAGCTCCCCATCGAAGTCTATGATCTGGCCCATGATCTGCTGCGGCGTCACGCCGGGGATGCGATCTATGAACAGTTCATGTGAGGCTTGGAAGGTGCGGGCGTCGGCTTCCTTGAGGGCAACCAGACTGGCAAGCACCTTGCGTCCCAGGAGATCGATCTGCCTGCGCCCGGTATCCTCGTAGGCTCTCTGTCTGATGGGGGGAACGTAGGCCATGGCGGTCACACTATCCAAGTTGGGCGATTGTCAGGGAGGCGTTGCGTTCGAAGATGTGGCCGTTCATCGTCGTGATCTGGACGGTGACGTAATGAACCTCTCCGGGGGAGTTCCAGCCGGAGCGGGTGCGGTCTGCCGGATCGATCTCGAACCAGACGGTGACGTTGGTATCGTCGTTGGTGACACCGTAGATGATCAGACCGGCAACCACGGCCAAACCGGAAGGAATGATGGTGACAGACCGGATGCGGTCGTTGATGCCGTTCAGTTCCCTGGAGGCATCGATGGTGTAGGTCTTCCTCTCGGAAGGATCGAGCGGAGACACCCACGAGACACGGGTGCTGCCATCTCCGAAGGCGGCGGTTCTCCAGGCCGGGGCGAGAGCATGAAAGACAGCCCCCTGGTCTCCCTTGAGCAGGAGTTTGCCCGCTGGCACCCCGGCTTCTTGGAGCAGCAGGTAGCTGCCGTCCTGAAGGAGCAGCGCCATGTTTCGAGCCTCATGTGATGATGATGTCGAGCGGTACCGACGATACCGTGCTCGCCTGATCCCCGGTAAGGGGACCCGGAACGGTGATGATGGAACCGAAGGCGCTGTTGGACACGAGAGGTGCCGTAGTTCCGATCAGGCTGGCCTCGTTACCGGCTGCGTTGACCATCGGCCAGTGATAGAGGTTGGCCCCGGTCGGAACCGTAAAGCCAGTAATCTCTCCCGGTGTTTTGCCTGCTGCCAGTTCAGCGATCTGAGCATCGCTGGGTATCCAGTTGGACGCCCACAGCCAGTTGCTGAAGCGGCACGGCGCGTGGTTGGTTCTGGGGTTCGCGGTTCTGGCCCCGATCTGGAGAAAGCGGCAGATTTCACCACTGGATGTGGGCGGAATGGCGGTCCCGACATAGCTTGAGCCTTTCTGGGTCCCCAGCCTGACTAGGACATCCGCGTTCGCCAGCGCCGTGACGCCGACGTAGTACCAAGTATCGACCTGAAGCTGCCTGACGATGTAGTTTTCCCGGTAATTGACGCCAGTATTCTCCGCCGTGGAAACCGAGAGCTTGGTGTTATCGGGGTCCCAGAACAACCTGACGCGCGCCGCACCGCCTGACGGAACAGCCGGATCGAGACGCCCGAAGTCCATCAAATAAACACCAGCAGTCGGCATGTAGGTGAAAGCCACAAAGCCGCCGATGTACCAGTTGAAGTTTGAAATGCGCAGGCCGGAGGTTTGGGCATCGAGACTGAAGTACTGGCTCTTGCCGTTGAGGCGGCGCGCACTGGCCGCACTCTGCGGCACCTCCTGGAGGATGATGCTGGAGATCGTAACGGTGGCGGCGGTCGTGCGGGAGAACTGTATCCAGGTCGTCGTAGAGGTTGCCGTAAACTCTATCTTGTTGTCCCCGGTGACGCTGACGTTGATCCCTCGAATATCCCCTGTGCCCGCAGCGGTTCCGATTGCGCGAAACATCACCGTGGCAGTGTCGTTACTCCAGGTAAGCTGATAGACTTTGTTGACTTCAGTTGTCACGGAGCGACGCGCCCAGGCTTCCGCCGTGCCATTGGCAACGATGGTGATCTGTCCGGTTACCGCATCGACGGTGACCGTGCCGGGAGCGCCGGTGTTGGTGACCCAGGTGCCACCAACCCGCAGCAGGTTGGTGTAGCTGGTCGGATCTGTAGGATCTGCCAAGGTCTAAGCTTTCCGCGTTCAGGCGAATTCGTTGGAGAAATCGCTGGAGAAATCGCTCTGGATCTCCTGGAGTGTCAGGGGAACCGTCATCTTGCCGCGCTCGTCATAGGCATTGGGCGCGGCTGAGGTGTTCTTGAGGTCGAACAGCTTCTGGCGGGCAAGCAGAACGCGGGCATCCGTTGGGGCGACGTAGTGCTGATAGACCGCCAGTGCAGCACCCACCTGGATGATGTAGTTGTTGGCATCGACAGAGACGGAACTGCCGGTCCTCATCGTGTGGACGCCTCCGACCGGACAGCGCACAGCCTGACCGACCATGTCGGCACCACCCGTGTTGAACAGGACCGGTGGCCCTCCCGGAGAGAGGGACAGCTTAGAGTTCTGGCCTGACGCCTGGACCACATAATAGGGAATACCGCGCGTGATACCGGAAGGCACCTTGGTATTATCGACAACCCAGTGCGGCTCCGTCGTTGACCGGACACCAGAAATACTGACGATAATCCCGTCCGGGATACCAGCCGTCGCGTCAGTCCAGACAACGGTCTGCCCATCCGCCTTATAGGTCACCGGACTGGCGAAGCCGCGCCACTGCCCAAAGTTCCAGTAACGACGGTTCTCGACATTGTCGGTCAAGCCGTTCATGCAAATTTGCTGGTACCCGATACCTTCGGTCGGGTCCGGCTTCATCAGGTAGTACTGATCTCCGACATCATTGTGGTAGCCGCCGCACATGACGGTAGGGGCATAGGCGAACCACTCGGCCCTGGCCTTCAGGCGAGGCTGCTCACTAATACCAAATGCATATGACAATGCGTGCAATCCGAAAGTGTGCATCCATATCTTATAGGTAGGCTCATTATTCGGCCACAGCACTTTCAGATCCTGGAAACGCCGTCCATCCGTCCTGTCCACGCCGCCGCGTTCCCAGTCCATGTCGATGGGCAGTTCCTCGTTCATCTCGCACCAGTGGTTCATCAGATCCCGACACAGAACCCAGTGCGGGTCTGCTGGGTTTCCAGCGCCAACGGCATTGCCCATCGGGCGGATCGTGTGGCCCACGGAGCGGATCTGGCCTTTCCAGACGATACCGCCGTAGACGATCTTGGCACGACCGCTGGTGCCGAAGAAGCCATAGGCATCGGAGTCGAAGCTAGGCGGCAGCGTGGCTTCCGTATACATCAGGTCGAGCCAGTGCTGGTCTCCCTCGCTGATGTAGGGCCAGTGCGCCAACTGCGGGAAGTGCGCGGTGTCGAGGTGTGCGATCTCAGGCACTGAGACACGGAAATCCGAGAATATGGTCGTGCCCGCCGTATTCTTCGTGAACGAGATGTGCAGCGTTGAAGCCGTTGCCCTGAAATCGAAGGCATTGACCCCGAGAACGCCTGTGGTCACTGCCTTGTACTGGGTTCCTCCAACCGTATTCCCAAAAGAGAACTGCCCAACAGATCCGGACATGGTAAACAGAACTCTGTAGTCCTGACCGACAACGACGGACCTTGTCCCCCTCAACGTCGTTTCCGGAGAAACGAATGCGATGGATATCTCTCCCGTGTCCGTGTTGACCGACGTGGCTCCGGTGCCAATTTTGGTGGTGAAGGTCGAGATATCGACCATGATGCCGTAGCTGTGCCTGTTGGTCTCCGTTGTTTGAGCCGGTCTGCCCTTGCCGTAGATGCTGGTTCCAAGGGCTTCCTGATTGCTCGACTTTGCGGGTGGCAGGTAGGAAAGGATCTTGCGGGTTGATTTGTAAAGCCCGATGCCCGTCATCGCCCCCATACCGAAACCGGCGGAACGGGCGTAGCGCTGATGATCTGAAAGCTGCTGGGCTGTAGCCCGAGCAGCAGCGGCGATGCATCGCGCCATTGGCTTGGCCGTGGTCCAGCACAGCATCTCGTGATCCGCCACGTCGTCCTGAATGGGCCTCAGAGGACCGCGCTTACCCGGCTGGTAAGTCTGCACGCCGGGGGTCATAGGGAAAGCGGGGTTGCTGGTATCGAACGGGGGAATGAATTTGGCTTTAACGCCGTAGGTTACGTTGTGGCGGTGAATGATCTTGGGAGGGGTGACGAAGCTGCTGGTCGCGACATCGTACCAGTCCATGGTTCCTTCCGGCCCGGCGCTGACGAAGAAGCCGCCTTGCCAGCCATTGACGCGGCTCCAGCCCGCCGTCCCAATCGCCGCGCCGCGAACGACGACGTTGTTGACCCGCAGATTGAGATCGACCCGGATGCCCTGTTCATCGACGGCAACTTCGGTGTCCCAGCCAAAAACAGATCGGTAGAGGAACTGAATGCGCTTCGGGTTTCCAGCGGAACCACCCCAGGCGCGGGCATAGAGAAAGCAGCCAAGCGTTTCAGCGGGGTCCTTGGAGCCATCCGCCTTGGTCGCCATGTCGCTGGCCCGCCACTCTGAGCAGACCGGCCCGGTCATGATGGTGTCGATCCAGGGAGCGTTGGCGGTGCCGAGCATATTGGCGGATTTGAAGTTCTTCGGCCCACGCTCCGCCGTCAGGACATCGGTGGTGCTGCGTCCCTTGAAGCTGCTGAAGGAATACTCCAGCGCAACCTTGCCGGTGATCGCGGTCGGGCTGGTGTGCAGACCGGTGTCGGACTGGCTCCAGGTTCCGGCAGTCCGCGTCCAGGTCAGGGTCTTGCTCGTTCCCGGCTGGATCACCGGCATCAGCAGACGGACTTGAGCCAGTTTGAGGGAGCCGTCAACCCAGGTCGTCCGGTTGGATAACTGCTGGGGAATGCGGACGCCATCGACGGAAACGACCGCGATATTGCCGTCCGGGACATCTCCGGGAGCGAACCACTGAGCCAGACTGAGTTCCTGGTCCGCCCACGACGCAACGGTGTCGAAGTTATCGACAGTCGAGGTGAACAGAAGCTGATCGCTACCGACCACGCCTTCGACGGTCAAAGTGACTGCGAAGGTTTCCGGAAATCCGCTGACCTCCACGCCGAAGCTGTAGACACCTGGGGTCATGGTGCCAGCCCCGGCGACCAGCCGATAGCCTTCCCCCCAACTGCCCGCCAGCGCCACCTTGCCGCCCGCATCCGACGTCAGGGTGGCGGTATAGGACACGCCATCGAATTCATTGGTGAATTCGTGGGTGAAGGGAACCGTGTTCTGGACCGGGAAGCCGGAGAACACCAGTTCCGCGATTTGTGTCCCAGCAGCCACGGTGTTGCTGATCGTGACTTGGTTGGGGGACATTGTTCGCGCTGTCGGAGGTGGCGTATAGGTGCCGACCCGCACGAGCCTGTTGTTCGGCCCGAGCACATACTTTCCGCCCGGTGATTTGAAGTAGCCTGCCATGTTAGACCTCGTTTCCGACGAGGGTAACCTGTAACCCTTTAGCCCCTGCCCCCGCCGCATCAATATCGAAGTCCAGAAGCGCGTTGACAGAAATCGATCCGCTGGATGCCGAGGTGAAGGAGTTGGTGCTGGAGAACTGGGAGTTGGCGGAAACGGATACCGGAGCGGCGAGGATTGAGACGCCATTGACATTGACGTCAACCGTGGTCGCCGTGGTCCCCGCAGCCACGACGTAGAACCGGATCTCCGTCAGTTTCATGTTGAACGGCATCATGATGCGGCGAGCCGGTGCCGCGACTGTGATCTGATTGAACTCACCGACACAGGGCACGGTGATCGTCCGGGTCAGCTTGACCGGTGCCGCGTTGCCGCCCGCATCAAACCCGAGCACCTGACCCTGAGTGCCGGTGATCTCGTTGGCGCTGGCGAAAGCGTTAAAGGCTTCCTTAGTCCGCGCCGGGTTCATCACGGTCGTCGTGCTGGTGCCGGTGGTTGCCTCCGACGTGCTGGCAAAGGTAACGCTTGTTCCACCGCCGCCGCCGCTCGTGGACAGGGACCCCGGAACCATGATGAAGTTCGCGCCATCGAACACCAGAAGGACGGACTGGTTGGCGGCAAGACCGACAATCGACGCGCCGTTGTGGTTGGCTACGGTCAGTAGCGCCGTGCCGGTCGCGGTCGCGGTTCTGGTGACCCGGAAGGTCGCGCCCTTGGTGGTCCTGGGTGCTGTGTAGGCACCGCTGGCATAGGAGCGGTCGATGTAGCGAGACAGCGTGACGGTTCTCTCACCGGTCAGCGGCGTGCTGCACTGGATATGTCTGCCATGGACGGACGGGAAGACTGTCACGGTTTCATCCCCGATGCCGTACAGTCCGCCCGTCACCTCTCCCAGAACGCTGTTGTAGGACAACACCGGGCCGACCAGGATATCACTGGTGGCATCGACCGCCGTGACGGAGAGATCATCCAGCAGGTGCGGACTGGCGGAGTTGGTGTCGAGCCTGATCTGCTGGAAGGTGCCGGTAACATTCTTGGCCGCAGCGCTGGTGGTGTGGCCGAGCAGGGAGAAGCGGGTCGCCCCGTCCTTGACCGTGGCGCTCAGCGTCATGTTGGCGATCAGGAAGGAGGCCCCCTCCTCCCCGGCGAAGATCGAAGCTTCCGTCATCGCCTGGGAGGCGGTCGTCAGTTGTGTCCCGGAGATGTGAACGCCGGTCATCTGCACCATAGCACCGGTAGAGCCGCTGACGATGGTGCCGTAGCTCGCGGTGGCGCGCGGCGTGATGCGGCTGATCACGCAGCCGGTGACGCTCGCCGCTCGCACGCCGGAGAAGTGCAGCGGTCTGGTGGCGGTCAGCGCCTCGCACACCAGATTGGTGAAGGTCACCTGATCCGCCTGACCGATATAGACGCCACCCGTGACGGTCTGGGTCGTCAGACCGCCCGTCACGCGCATGTTGATGAAGTTGTTGCCGTTGCCGGTCTTGTGGATCAGGCCGTAGGACTGCCCCGTGGACATACCGAGACGGAAGTTGGTGAAGGTGTTGGAGAACGATCCGGCCCCACCGCTCAGGCCGAGATGGACCCAGGCGTTGAAGGTATCGATATCCGCGAAGCGACAGTTTGAGATGCCGTTGAGCCGGAGCGCGGCGAAGTAGGCTTCTCCGGAAACCGGATCTGTGCCGCTCGACTGGTTGGACTGATAAGCAAGGCTGAACCCGCTCATCGTAATCTGATTGGCGGTGGTGATCGAGACGATGGAAACGTTGGACTGAAACTGGCGGATGACGCACCAGTCTCCCTCGATCCTCATCATGTTGACATTGGAGATAGTCAGCGGGCCATAGATTTCCCAGGTGCCGCCGCCCATATCGACTCTGCCCTTGACGACAGACGCCTGTGTCCAGCAGGTGTTGATGGCTGCGGCGTTGGTCTCCCGCTGGCTCTGAGTCAGGCCAGCGCCCCGGATCGCGCCGTAGTTCTCAGGTCTGAAGGCGTTGTCGCTGCCGCTGCCAGCGGTCGAGACGGACAGCGTGCCGTCCGGGGAGATATCGACACCCGGCCCCTGCTTGACACCGCCGAGAACATTGACGCCAGCGGCGGGCAGGACATAGGGCGTCGGATTGGCGTTGTTGAGAATATCCCCGGTCAGGGTAAAGCCGGAGCCAACACGGATACCGCCGCGCGTCGCATCCGTAGCCGGGGGCAGGACGTAGGAGGTTCCGGTCGGAGCCACGGACAGGATGCCGCTGGTCTCATCATAGGTGAAGCCGCTGCCGATCCTGATGCCGCCGAGACGACTGGGGGTCGCGGTTGGCAAGCTGTAGGAGGAAGAGGACAGCAGCGCCAACTTGACCTTGCGGAGCAGGCCGGACGAGGTGTCGTGGACCATCACGAAGTCTGCCGTGACGTCCGGGGCGGTATCCTCACTCAACCCTGCGATATCGACTGACAGGCTGCGATTGGCCGTCAGGTTGCCGCCGCCCGTCATGCCCGCACCGGCACTGATGGCGATGGTGCTGGAAGCCAGACCGGTTGCCTGCCAGCGAACCGTCTTGGCTGCCGGATCTGTCTGGACCTGGATATTTGCGCCGGAAACGAAACTGATGGTCTCACCCGGCGTGATGGCTGAGATCGTGGTTTGTCCGGGAGAGGAGATCGACGCGAAGCCTGGGTTTCCATCGCCACCGCCGCCCCCCGTCGAGACGATCCTGGACATCCGGACCTTGCGCGGCGCTCCGGCAGAAACGTCCTGGCTGAGCACGAAATCGTTGGCTAGGTCTGGAGCCAGATCCTCCGTCAAGCCATCGACATCAAGCTCCAGGGTCCTGTCCGCACTCAGGGGACCACCCCCCTTGATGCCGTTCAGCGTGTTGATGATGCGGCTGGTCGGCGCGCGGGACGCCAGCGCCACGGCCAGCTTCATCCGGATCGAATTGCCGTTGCGCGTGGCGTAGAGGTTGTCGGTATCCTCGGCGCTCGTGCTGTCCAGAAGCTGGTCTAGGGTTTGATCAGGCATCTAAGTTTCTCCCGGAGACCATGGTGGCTCAGCCGTTGGGCGTGAAGGTGGGACCGGCAACCAGAACCGGGGTGCCGCCGCTCGCGGTCGCGGTGTTGCCGTTGCCGGACAGGTCCGTCAGGGTCGCGGATGTGCTGGTGAACTTGTGGTACCATTTGGGCGTCAGGCCGAGACCGGTCATGATGTCCCGACCCCTGGCGATATCCTGCGTCTGGGTCTCGCTCAGCCGTCCGTCCATCTGGAAGGCCATGTGCATTTTGCCACCGAAGTATCGGGTGGCGGGCACTGCCAGCGCATTACGACCACCAATCGTGATCACCGCCGTGGGTGGGATCAGATCGCTGAAGGCGGCTGCCAAAGTGTGGGTGTAAAACAGAACCCGCGCGCCGTTGACAGGCGTATAGTAGACCTTGATCGTGCCGGTTCCGGCATCCCGCTCAATGGTCCAGAGGTAGTATTTGCCATCGACCAGGGAGGCCAGGGACGGGGTAAAGAACTCTACGTCAGCGGATAGCTCTCCGTCATCGAAGGAGATGGACATTTTGTTTGCTGCTGGAGCGTAGTCCTTCTCCGCGATGAATATGTTCATGCAGTTGTTGGCGAAGAAACCGCCCGTACTGTAGAAGTACTGCGCAACCGTGCCGTCATTGTCGTCCAGCGCCATCATGAAGCCGAGCGTCCATTCCCCGGCAGGCATGTTGTGGCTGGCCGTCTTCGGCATGGTGTAGACCAGACCAGCCTCATCAAACTGGACAGCGTTGGTCGGCACGGAGAACTGTGGCCCGCTGGTCAGAACCGCTCCGCCAGTAATTGTCGTCTCGGCATTGAAGGCTGTGCCACTGCTCGCAATCGGGGACACGAGCGTGTTGAACTTGGTATACAATTCCGGCGATTTTCCGAGATCCGCTATCAGATCCTGCCCCTTCGCCAAACTGTTCATTTCCGCTTCCGTCAGCCGACCGCTCATCCTGAAGACGCTGTGAACAGCACCGTCCAGCCAGCGCAGGCTTCCGGCTGTCGGGGGAACGCGGGTACCGATGGCGGTCGGAGAGGTGGGTTGGATCGTACCGATGCCGGTGAGGGTCTGGCCCGTGACAATCGCCCGGTTAGTTCCAGGCGTCAGGCTGTAGATGTATAGGGTCTCTGTCGCCTTGATCCGCTCAACGATGATCAAACGCCAACTATTGTTGAGATTGAGTGAATCACTGGCCCCCTGAATAACCTGGACAGCTCCAGCGCTGCGGAGGGAAACCTCGATTGATCCGGGACGAAGATTGGTCGTTGCTTCCGTATTCTCGTAGACCAAGAGATTGAAGGACTGGAGCGCCTGATAGGGACCGGCAGAAATGAGGTACTGGGAGTTGACGCCTGCCGGATTGTCGATGCGCGCCCAGATGCCGACCGTCCAGTCCGCGTCCGGGAAGTACCAGCCGTCCGTGATCTTGTATCGGGCATGTCCGGTGGTGCCGTCGAACTTGAGAGCGGGATTAAGAATGGCCCCCGCTTCGGCGGGGCTGCTGACCGGTGTCATCAGAGGCTGGAGCGCGTTGCCTCTGGTGTCGCCGAGAAATGTTGTGTTGTCATAGACCGGAGAGGCGGCGCTGAAGCGCCCGTACTGGTAATAGACATCGACGGCGGTTGCCGGGTCCGTGCTCAGGACAAGATCTATGGTGGCGGCGTTGAGTGTGACGCTGGAGATCGCCAGCGCAGAGGCATCGCTATGCGGGGTTTCTCTAGGAAAGACCTGAAAGCCGGTTGCCACCGTGCCGCTGTTGATCTTGAGCGCGGTGCCGGAACGGTGCTGAACCGCGAGCGTGATCGTAGCGCCGCTCCGCGTGGCTCCGGTAATGACCGGGCCGAGGGAGTTGACGGTATCCAGGCCCATGGCATAGAGCAGAGCGTGGGCGTAGGATGTCGCGATGGCCTCAGACCCGGAAGCGGTCTGATTGACATCGTCCGCCATTGCCACGTCCGGCACCCAGCCGAGATTGATCGTGCCGGGGTTCTCCGCCAGATACTCGTAGTGGCCGCGCCGGATTTCCTGGGTGTAGAAGTCGCTGTCAGCCGCCGTGGTGCGCTGCATCAGCGGGAACAGGCAGAAGCGCGCCACGCTGGCGGCGGACTGCAAACCGCTTCTGAGAGCGGCAAGCCGCGTCTTGTAGTCGGCGCGGGTGATGGCACCGATGCCTGTACCGCCTTGGTGCCAGAGAACACCCGCGACAGAACCGACAGCCGTGAGCAGGGAGACCGCCGTGGTGTAGGCGCTGTCAGACGACTCCCAGTCCGTGATCGAGGTGCCCTCGACGCTGGCCTGGATACAGGCTTGGGGGATGTTGGTCACGGCGGTCATCAGGTTGAGGAATTTGATGACCCCGTTGCCGCCCGTGCCCGCGATGGCTCCGGGAAGCGTCCAGGAGGTTCCGCCCGTGAAGATGACGGTCTTCTCGTCGGGCGTCGGCGGGCTGTTGACCAGCGTGGACATGCGCGCCTGCTGGGACTCACCGGCGAACAGCCAGATGTCGCCAACACCAACGACGTTGACGCTGGTGAACACGGATGCTGGTTCTGCGGCGAGACGGTACTGGATCTTGTACCAGCCGCCCTGCGGCACGGAGAGAGTGCCGCTCCAGGTGCCGGATGCCGGGGATTCGGCGACGGTTGTCCAGCCGACCACTTCCGCTGAAGTCACCGCATTGATGATGCGGGCGGAAACGGCACTCGCTGCCCCGGTGTAGGAACCGGAAAGGGGAAGGGTGGCGGCAGCGTTGGCGCGCTGATAGACGCGCTTGGTAGGAAGTTCGGTCGCACTGATGCGGATCTCGCTGCTGCCCGTTCTGCGCCGGGAAGCGGCAACCACACTGCCCTGCGTCATGGCGCGGTATCGCCGGTCAGAATGACCTGGGGAGCGGTTCCGGCATTGGAGACACAGACGAGGAAGGCGACGGCGTACTGTCCCGCCGTTCGGGTGTGATTGTCCCTGGACAGCAGGGTGCCGCCCGTGACCTGGAAGACGGAAGCTCCAGCGCCCATCTGGATAAGCGTCAGTTCGAAGCCTGCGGGCGTGTTGCTTGGCAGAGTGATGGTGATCGCGGCGGCTGAGGTGGCAAGGATCTTTCTGCGGTTGTCCGTCAGAGCAACGCCGTAGTTGGCGGTTACCGGAACCAGGGCCTGGGTGGTGCGGTCCTCAACGGTATCGATCAGGTCCCAGAGATCGGCCACTGACGTTCCAGCCGCCACAGAGAGCGGCATTTTCGTCTTGAGTCCGGCAATCGTGTCTACTGCCATCAGAACACTCCGGCTGGGAAAAGGGGGGACGCATCCAGGTCGGAGCGATCTGAGGGAGCGCTGAGTACCGGCCTAGCCGCTCAGACGGTCTCCTGGACGAAGATATTCGAGACGACGGCGGTGCCGGTAGTCGAGCGCTGATACTGAAGCCAACTCTGAGTCGTGGTTGCCCTGAACTCGTAGGTCTTGTCCCCAGACGAGTCACTGGAAGCCGCAGATTTCATCTGAGAGCCGCCGTTACTGCTTCCGATCAGACAGAAGACACCGGCTATACTGTTGTTCCACCTTGCCCGATAGAGCTTGCCGACCGTGGTGGTAAAACCCTGTCTGGCAGAAAGCAGGCTTCCGGTCGAAGCGATGGTCATCGCTCCGGTTGTTTGATCTATCGTGACGCCGGGAGAGATACTGACCCAGCCAGCCGGGGTGATCAGCGAAGTATCCGCCCAGGTCACGGCGGGGATTTCCTGGATCGTCAGATTGCTAACAGTGGTCGTGCCCGTAGCAATCCGCTGGAACCCGAGGTGAAGATCTGTCGTGGTTGCCGTAAAATCGAAGAACAGGTCGTTGGCGATATTGGGGCGGTACTGCAAGCCGCCCGCCGCTGTTCCGGCATACAGTTGCATGCCGGTCGTGCCCGTATAGGTCCATGAGACGCGATATCTCTTGCCGACAACCACCGGCACCAGGGCGCGACGCCCGGTTGATGTGGTGCCGTAGGCAATGGATATCGTTTGGGCTGTGGTGTCGATACTGGTGGTTCCATCTCCGTAGGCTGTGGAAAACAGCGCAATGGAGATTGGCACGACCGACAGCAGCTTGCGGCGGGCCGAGATTTGAGCGCGGCCCAACATCAGACAGCCGTATCGCCGGAGAACGCGATCTGCGGCGCGGTTCCCGCGTTGGCGTAGCACCACAGGTAAGCCTGAGCGTACTGGCCCGCCGTCTTGGTGTGACTGTCACGAGAGCGAAGATTGCCCCCTGTCACCGCGACGGTCACGACCCCGGCCCCAAGCTGCATGATCAGGCATTCCCAGCCGACTGGCACGTTGTTGGGAATGGTGAAGGTGATCGCGGCGGCATTGTCGAAGGTGATGCGCCTGCGATTGTCGGTCAGGGCTGCGGTGTAGGTCGTTCCAGTCTGGACGACGACCGCCTGGGACGTGCGATCCTCCACGGTGTCGAGAAAGTCATACATGTCCGCGATGGTCGTTCCACCGGGCGTATTGGCGGGCATTTTGGCTTTAAGCCCCGCGATGGTATCAACGGCCATCAGGCAAACTCCGTGGGAAGATCATGGGCGCAGTGAAGAGGGAAAAGGCACACTTACGCGGTTGGCTGGGTATAGGTCATCGAGGTGACCTGAACCGGGCCGTCCACGACAATCGAGGTTGATGTCAGGTTGAGCTGCTGTCCGGAGGTGCCGACCGTTCCTTGGAAGACCACGGTCGATCCGTTGCTCTGAAAGGCGCGGAAGAAGGTCGCTGTGCCGGTGGCGTTTGCCGCATCGTCCTGGGTGAAGGCATTGGCTGTGATGGCGCGGTCTGATCCGCTGGTTGCCGCCGCTCCGAACGAGGGACTGCCGAAACGCAACTCCGCCAGCAGGGTATTGCCGGACAGGGCGATGTTGGCGTTAGCCGGTTCCGTACCGTCGTAAATCCGCAGGTAACCGGTATTGCAGGCAGTCGTGACGGCAGCCAGCTTGGCATCGGCCAGGGAATTTGAAAGTTTGGTAGCCATAAGATTTCATCCAATCAGAAGGTTGGGCCAGCGACTTCCGTGACGGTCCCGCTCAGCGTGCCGGTATTGCCATTGCCAGACAGGTCAGAGATCGAAGTAGCGGTCCCTTGAAGCTTGACGTACCATTTCGGCGTCTTGCTCAAACCGGTCATCAGATCGACCCCAGCCGCGAGATTTTCCATCTCTGCCTGGGTCAGCAGGCCGTCCATCTGGAAAGCCAGATGCATGTCTCCAGCCAGATAACGCGAACCGGGAGACAGGGCGCGGGCAGCGAGAGTGGGAACACCGCTGGCTCCTCCGGGAGGAAGGATGGTCGTCAGCGAGTTGGCGGTCTGGGTGTGAACCAGAGAGCGGGTTCCCTTTACCGGGATCTGGTAGATGTTGAAGGTGGTGGCGGAACTATTGGGCTTGGTCCGCTCGACAATCCACAATCTCCAGGTCCCATCGAACAGGGCACTGGTGGCACCGGATGCCGTGGCAGTAGAAATGACGTTGTAGGTCGTGCCGTCACTTCCGGCAAAGGCGCAGGCAACGGAATTCGGATTGCTGCTGCTGGCTTCCCAGAACAGGAAGTTGAGGCTTTGCGCCGCTTGGTAATTACCCGTCGAGAAGACGTAGTTTCCAGCAGTTCCGGAGTTGTCTGACACCCGCGTCATGAACCCGAGAGTCCAGGCTGCGTCCGGCATATCGAAGGACGCGGAGTCCGCAAAAGTGACCTTGCCTGCGGCGACGTCCGTTCCGGCAAAGCCGGTTGCCTTCAGGTTGACGGTCTCGACAACGGACTGCACTGGAGACATCAGCGGCTGGAGGGCGTTGCCGTCCGTTCTGCCAAGGGCCGTGGTGTTGTCGTAGATCGGGGAGGTGTTGTCGAACCGACCGTACTGATAGTAAACGTCCACCGCGCTGCCTGGATCTGAGGCCAGGGTGATCGTAATGGTATCCGTCCCGAGAGCAACGGAGGAAATGGCGAGAGCAGTTGCGTCGTCCTGGGTCGCCCCTCTCAGGTAGACCTGGAAGCCGGTTGCCTGCGTTCCCGAATTGATCTTCAAGGACGTGCCGGATTTATGCTGAACCGTCAACGTCAGTGTCGCGCCGGAGCGGGTAACTCCGGTAATCGTCGGGCCGAGATTGTTGGTTGCAACGACACCCATGTTGTAGAGAAGAGCATGAGCGTAGTTGTAGGCGATTTTTTCCAATCCACCCGCCGTGGGGTGAACGTTGTCTGACAGCGGCAGGGCCGGGTCCCAACCGAGATTGATCGTGCTGGGGTTCTCCGCAATGTACTCGTAATGGGCGCGGCGGGTTTCCTGGGTATCGTAATCCGGATCTGTCGGTTCGATACGGTGGATCAGCGGCAGGACGCCGAAGCGCCCGATAGGTGCAACGCCCTCAAAAGCCGTTCTCAGGTTGGTCAACCGCGTCTTGTAGCTGGTCCGGGAGATATAGGTGATTCCGGTTCCGCCCTGGTGCCACAGGAGACCGGCAATGCGACCAGCAGCGGTCAGCTTCGAGACGGCGGCAAGGTAGGCCGGATCTGTTTCTTCCCAGTCGCTGATCGCAGTACCGGTCAGTGCGGCCTGGATGACAGCCTGCGGCACCCCGGTATTGCTGCGCATCAGGTTCATGAACCGGATGCCGCCATTGCCGGTCGTGCTCGGGCCGAACTCGAAGGAGAAATCGGAAGAGAAATCGGCAACGCCTGTGGTCGCAGCACCGGAGGCGTCTCCCGGAGGAGACCAGAAAGCACCGTCGAAGTAGACAGTCTTATCGTCCGGCGTTGGCGCAGAGGCAGTCGCGGTTGTCATCAATGCCTGCTGGCTCTGTCCGGCCAGCATCCAGATGTCTCCAACCCCGAAGCTGCCGGTCGCGGATCTGATGCCCGTCGAAGAGATCTGCGGACGAAGCTGGATGCGATGCCAGCCGCCCTGCGGGATCGAGAGGCTGCCGCTCCAGGTGCCGCCCGTCAGGCTGCTTGCCACAGTGGTCCAGGCGACGACCTGATCCCCAGTGGTGGCGTCTACAACGCGCGCCTCGATGGCTCCGGGAGAGCCGGTATAGGTGCCGGAGAGCGGTACCGTGGCGCTGGTCGGGTTTCTTTGGTAGATCCGCCTGCTTGGCAGTTCTGTCAGGGTGACAGTGGACTGGAGGCCAGAAGCTGAGACACCCGCCATCGGCGCACGGGGCTGGGCCGTGCCGGTGATCAGGGCCGGGGTAGCCGTTCCGCTTGAGTCCACGCGCGCCATCGGAGCACTGACGGAGATGCTGCCGATGATCTCTACTATCACGGAGAAGCCGCTGGAGACGACTGCCGCCATCGGAGCGCGGGCATGAGCAGTGCCGGTGATCGTCGCGGCAATCACGGTCCCGGCTGAGTCCACCCGCGCCGCTGGAGCGGTGATCGCGGCGGTCCCGGTGACCATCGCCACAGTACTGCTGCCGCTGGACACAACCAAAGCCATGGGCGCGGTCAGCGCTGCGGTACCAACGCGGTTCGGTATGGTGAACACGCCGGTCGCGGAGACGACCGCCTTGGGTGCCCGCAGGACAGCATAGTTCGTCGGCTGGGGCGGCGCTTCACCGCCAGAGCCGCCGCTCTCGTAGCTTTCCCCCGGCTTCAGACCAGCCCGTTTCAGCCTGCTTTCCCTCGCCTCAAGGGAGGCGGTGTAGGCGCGAGCGAACTGGCGGCGGGAAATCCTGCGGAGCATCTGGGATCAGTCCCGTCCGGAACCGATCAGGGTGCCGGGTCCGGGTTCTCTTCCTCTGGAACGTCGTCTGCCGGAACGGGGTCTTCCGTGACGTCCTTCGAGGAGGCGATTCCGGCCTGGAGGGTAACGACACGGGCCTCGCCACCGACCACCTGAATATCCAGGACGCCGATGATCAGCTTGGTTTCCGCACCGGGCACGGCGTCGGCGGTGGCGCGCACCTGGACGGTGCCGATCTGACCAACCGTGACCACTTCCGCCGACAAGCCATCTTCGCTCGGGGTGACGGTCACGATGCCGTCAGCACTGGTTTCCCAGGTGGGTTGGCCGTCAATCGGGGCCGGATTGCCGTAGCGGTCCTCATAGGAGGGAGTCAGCACGACTTTCTGGTCCGCAGTTAGAACGAGCATGGAAGACTACTCCTTGGAAGAAACAGGGCCGATTTTGAAGACGCAGACCGGATCGTCTGATGGCGGCGGCGTCACGGTCGCCGGTTTAAGGACGACCGTGATGGTTGCCGTTTCGATCTGATTGGAGGCAATCAGGCGGGCCAGGGTGACGCCGATATCCTCTGGCATGGGGGAAACCCCTTAGCTTTCAGGACCTGCGCCATCGCCCTTGGACTTGCCCTTGGACGCCTTCTTGGCCGGGTTCGCGGTGGTGGTGGTGCGCTCACCCTCGCTCTGCTCGGCCTCAACAGCACCCTGCTCTGCCGGAACCTCCAGGGGAGGACGCCGGAAAGCCGGGGCGTTCGGGTCCCGACCGATAACCGTGTCACCAACGTTCTTGACGTTGCCGCTGGCGACTGCCGGATGGTCGGACAGGTCGTGAGCGCCACCAACCGTCTTCGACGGCGGCGCGTCTTCAGTGGTCTGGTCCGGCTTCATGACGGGCGGCAGCGGGGCGGGGCTGCCGCCTTCGGGCGGGGACTCGGGCTGGGGTTCCGGCTGGGCTTCCGGGGTTTCTTCTGCGGGCTGGTCTGACATGGTCACTTCTCCTTGGGAGATGTACCGGGAACCTGAACCGGCTGGACCTTGGGAGCCTCAGCAGGCTTGGTCGCAAACTCCTTGTTGGCTTCCGATGCACTCGGAGCCACGGGAGCGGTCTTGACCGGGGCCGGTTCCTCCTTGGGAGCTTTGGCCTTGGCCTGGACTTCCTTGCGCGCCTTGGTCTCTTCCTCGACGGCAGTTTCCTGCACGGTCTCGGCGCGCGGCACCTTGCGGCTGCCATGCTTCTCCGCGATCTTGCCGACCGTCTCGGACTTGTCGTCCTCGGGCAGCTTGACCGGCTTGGTGGCGGACTTCTTGGAGGCCGTAGTATCGACGTCGGGACGCTCGGAGTATTCCTCCGTGGCGCGGATACGACCGTCGTGCTGGGGAGCGCGCGGGTCTTCGTAATCCTTGTACGCCTCGGCCTGGAGCGGAGCCATGCCCTCCTGGGAACGGTCCTGACCGGCCTCGTCGTGATCCGGGATGGCCTTCGTCTTGGCATCCCGCAGATGGGCGTTCTGCAACTCGTTGCGGGCCTCATCTGAGAGGACGCGCACCTTGTTGAGTTCCGACTGGCGGGCACCCTCGATCTCCCGGCCCACATCCGAACCGGACGGGATGTTGACCAGCTTGCGGATATCGGGGTAGGGCGGCGACGCCATGTCCGGGGTCGGGTCCTGAGCGAACTTGCTCAGTTCCTTGGCGTCCATGGCGTGGTTGAGCGGGGTGTTCTGCTTAGCGTCGTCCCGCGCCTTCGCGTCGGCCAGCGCCTCGTTTTGGCGGCGGGACCGGTTGAAACTGGTCACACTCATGATGGTTCTCCTGACCGTTGCAGAAGGGGGAAGGCGTCGGGACCCCGACGCGCTTCCGTTACGATGCGGCGCTGGTCAGACGATGGCGGAAGAGCACCATACGGATTTGTTTCGGCTCGTAGACACGCTCCCAAGAAGCGCCGTCCGCAAGTACCGAGTTAGCCGGACCACCACCAATAGCTGCACCAACATAACGAACACCGCGCGGATGGAGCACGAAGTGACGCCTGTTGATGATGTAATCCTCTCCTGCGAGTGAATCACGGTCAGTTTCAACCTGAGTTAGCTTCGTGCCAGTGCCATCCGCATAACCAATTGCACCGGGACCGAACAGGATCGTATCATATACGGCCGTTGCACCACTTCCGGTTACAGTAACGCCATCGTCTACAATCACGCGCTTGCCCATCAGGAAGGGCACACGCACCGAGCTATCGGCAAAGGTGACGTAGTCGATGAGGTTCAGCTTGGCGAGCTGGCTCTCAACGGCGGAGTGCATCAGGACGGCAACGACCTTGTCCTTGCTGTCACCCAGCTTCTGGATGGCATCGAGGTAGCCGACTGCGGTGATCGCCTGACCGTTGGCAACGCCGCTGATGTCGTGGACGTTGGCTGCCATCGAGGCCGAGGCAAACACGCCGGTCAGCATCGCCTTGGTGGTGCGCTGGAAGTCACGTGCCCACCAAGCGGCGACCAGATCACCGATCACGGAGGCCGGGTCACCGCCACTGAGGGCGCTGGCGAGTTCATTGACGCCCCATGCCTTACCACGGGCCATCACGACGCACTGGTCCTGGGCCGAGGTGATCGGGTTGACGCTGAGTGCGGCACCCGTGGCGGAGAGCACTTCGGACTCACCGGTCAAATCCTGCCAGAACGGCATGTTGAGGGTATTGCCGCCATCGGACACGAAACCGTTCAGGTCGGTGACCGGCTGGACGATACCGGAGGTCCACAGTTCGGACAGTTCTGCGGTCTTGTGGACAACGTAGGGAACCCAGCGTTCCGGAACGATGATGTTTGCTAGGCGGGTACTCGCCATGACTTACTCCCGGTGGAGTTGAGGGGTTGGGGTAGGATCGGTGGAGACAGCCCACCGGGCAGCCCGATGCTCAGCACCGGACGTTTCGGGCACGGCTCAGGGTTCCCGCTGCCGGAGGGCAGCGGGTTGTTGTCCGTGATAGAGGCTTTAGGCTGCTTTCGGAGGATGGATCGCGTTGAGAGTCGAGCCAGCGGCAAGAGCCATGGCCTCGGCCTTCGCGGTTCCTTCCTTGAGGATGTATTCGGACTGCTTGGTGATGTTCCAGTTATCCCTGGTCCAGGGATTGACCGGGCCACCCGGAATGTTGGCACCGATAGCGCCCATGCCGTGTGCCCGCTCGAAGAACCAGGGAGCCGAGTCACGGAGCGTGCGAGACGCCCATTCCTTCGGAGTCAGCGGGTCAACGCCGTTCTCACCGAAGACGATTTCACCGTTGCGAACCAGGATCGGCGTCTTCTTGTCCGACAACTGCCAACCTTCCCGGTTTGCCTGATCCAGAATGTTCGGGATCGCGCCGGGGATGGCGTTGGCGGCAAGGGCCGCGTCCTGGATGGCGCGCGAGATGATGATCCGCTCGTTCTCCTGGACAGCGGCAGCGAGTTCGGATTCACGCTTGTTGAGCGCTTCCGACAGGGCACGGATCTGGCCCTCGCTGGCCGACTTCATCTCCTGGGTACGCTGCTCAACGGCCTTCTCGAACCCGTCCTTCTCGATCAGGTCCTTGTCCTTGACCCGCTGGCGCAGCTTGGTCAATTCCTCGTATTCCTGACGGAGCTTGTCGGCGTCCTCATTGATCGTCTTGTAGACGGTCAACTGCCGTTCGAGATCGGCCTTTTCCTTGTTGAGGTTCGTGTTGTTGCCCCGAAACTCATCAAATTTCTCTTTGGGAACAACGTTGTCCACGAACAGGCGGAAGGTGCCGCCTTCTTCGGTTTCAGCGTAGTAATCCCGCAGGGACTCCGGGACCTTATCGAGGGTATCGACAATGTAGGGAAGGGGGGTAGTGGACGGCACTGAAACGACCTCCGGTCGCTGCCCGCACCTAGCTTGGCTCGGCTCCGCTCCGCTTCGCTGGCGTGGGACTGGTTTCAAAAACGGCCAACAGAGTCAGCCGGTAGATCTCACCATTCTTCGGCGGGCGTCGGCGGAACCGACCCAGGCACAAAAAAAGCCCCGGCGCTCTGAGAGCGTGGGGCTGGAATGATGGGTACGTCCTATTCGAAAGGCATGATTCGAACGGAACTATACGGGGTGATCTATACCGTCATATGCCCTTCGGTGCAAGGACTTTCCATCAGCGGATTAGCAAAAAGTCATAGAAAACCAAACACGGCTAGGACTACGCGGTCACTCTCCGCTATCGCGTGTCAGGTCGCTGAGGTGATACGACAACAGACCGGCGTATTCCATGTTGGACCCTCCGGCGCAGTAGTGATAGATCTGCTCAGTGCCTTCGCCTGTGCTCTGGGCCAAGCAGACATACATGACAGTCGGGTTTCTACGACCTTCCGTGATATCACGAAGCAGTTTCTCAGCGGCTTCCTTGGGCGTCCACAGGCTGGAATTGCCTTCCCTATGCGCCCGAGCCTCGTTAAAGCTGACGACCTGTTTGGTGCCCGCCTGGGAATCTCCGCTCATTGTTTTTCGTCCTCTTTATAAAACTCAGTTCTTCGACAAAATCCGGTAGAGGATCTTCGGGTATTCGGTTTTCAGCTTAGCGATGACGCCGCAGCTATTGCAGTAATGGGTGTAGAGCGGCGGAAAGCTCTCGGTTGGGCTGATGTCAGTCGATCTCATCATGGTGCCGCGCCCGCAACGGTCGCAGGCATACTCCATGCCATAAACCTCGATGCCGCATTCCTTCTCCGCCATCACGCACGCCCCTGGACAACGTCGATGGCGAACTCCGCCAACTCTTCCTGCAAATCCTCAACCATGGTCAGGTCTCCTTCGGTTGGCTCGTCTCCGGGGTCGAGAAGTTCGAGAATGTCGCAGAGCAGCAGATGCGCTCCGGCGTAGAACGAACGTCTGCACTCGCTAATCTGTGCCTCCGACGCGGACTGGGGGATAACCTGTTGTCTGTACCCCTCCCATCCCGCAGCAAGCAATTTGGCCTTCTGCCTCATGATATTCCTCCTGGCTTTTTTGCATAGGTCAGATCATAGACCAAGAAGCTGCCTCGCGGTTTGATAGTCTAGCGGACCAGGGTCGCGTTGTTCTCCGCGAATTTCCAGCCACATTTCGATGTCAGGTTCAGGACTTGACCTGCCGTCGAAATCTTCTTTCCTGATCCGGCGCTGTATTCGACTAGGCATATTGCCGTAGGAGTTCATCACAGCAATAAGGTGACTCCTGCAATTCCAGTGCAACGCGGGTCGTGCAAAGGGCAGGGTGTGACCGATTGGCGCACCCTCCAGGGTCCACAGCTTTCCCGCTCTGGCGCGGCAGATACCGGATGTTTTCCCGTCAAGGACCGAGATGTGCTGGAAGGCGCGGAACAGTTCAGGATGGCGTAGGATCATCTCGACACGCACCCGGTTGGCGACGGCGTGATAGGCGCTGCGCACCAGACCTTGGGCGTAACGGGGAGCGGCGGAGAACAAGCTGCCGGGAGAGGTGTCCTTGATCGCGCCAACCAGATCCCCGGTACCGGGTTCCTTGCCGATCTGGGTCAGGCGCAAGGCGTCCTCCAGGGCGCGGCGGGTTCGGAAGCGCATATCCTCGGACTGCCGGTCCCACCACTCCGCGATGGAGGCTCCGGAGACGAAGGTGTCTTTTCTCAGGGAGACAAGGGCGGGCTTGTCGAGTTGGCGTGACAGCCCCTTGATCAGCAGCAGCAGCGCCAGAAGCTTCGACAGGCTGTCCTGGGTCAGCGCGGAAGCGTTGTCGAGATCCGCGCTGATCTGTGAGCCGATCTGCCGGTAGGCGTCCTGGATTGCCCGGTCCATCTCATTGACCAGGGCTTCCAGTCGAGCGCGTCGTGTGCTGTCCCGGACCACTGCGGTCGGGTCCGTCTTGATGATCAGAACGGCCAGTTCGTCACTGAGCGCGTTCAGCTTCTCCAGGACCCGACCGGTGCTGTTGACGGCAAGCCGATCCAGAATCAACCCAAGCCGGATCGCCTCATCCATCAACTCATCATTTGCGGTCATAGAACCCTTTCTTCCGGGTCACGTGAAAGACGGCTGAGTTGCCGTAGGTCGATGGCAACTTTGTAACCCGGAGCATCGGGTTCTGGCTCAGGAATTCCTCGAAGGCTTTCTTCTCCCCCATATTCTTCTCCGCTAAGTTTCCGGAGTTCCAGTCATCGAACACGATGACGGCGTTCTTCGCCAGCAGCGGGCCGACGAAATCCAGGGCCTCCTTGGAAGCGGAATAGATATCGCAGTCGATCATCACGATGCCGACCTTGCGGATATCGTGCTTCTCAATGGTTTGCTGGGTGCATGTATCCTTGAACCATCCCTCGATCAGAAAGGTCGTTCTCCAGTCGATGCCGCGCTTGGTCAGGAGTTTGTAGGCGAAGTAGAGGGAGCTTTCGAACTGCCCCTCACTGAAGAACCCGCCGTCCTGCTCGTCCGCTTCCGGAGGCAGCCCCTGGAAGCTGTCGAAGCCGAACTTGCGAACCCCGGTGGTTCCGGTGGCGGTCAGGACATCGTGCATGCACGCCATGCTGGAGCCGTAGCAGACACCGAACTCCAGATAATCACCAATGGTGTCGGCACTCTTCTCTCTCAGGAACAGAACGGCATCGGTGTAGGTCTTCTTCAGTGCCTCCTCGGGGACCAGCCCCTGTCCCCGGAGAGCGCGGCGCTGAGTCTTCAGGCGGTACATCAGGCGGGACACCTTGCGCAGCGGGCGGAACAGGCCGAGTGCGCGCAGGGTGCGGTAGAGCGGGGTATCGAGATGTTCCGGCAGGGGACGTCGGTCCTGGCGGTGAGAGACGCTGGCTGACATTGGAAAGACTCCAGAGTATGGAAACGTTTCAATACCGCATTACTAACAGCACCTCTTTTAGGTCGTCCATGCCGATCGATAGCTATAGCCTTATTTGTTATTTCCGGTTTCAGACATCCTCTCATTGATGATGTGCAAACGGATTGCTCTATTCAGATTACCGGGATTCCTGGACTTTATTCGGCTGACCAATTGATTTACGCTGAGCTTTTCTCTGGCTGCGCAGTCCCGGAATTCCTGCCACATTTCGTCCGTCAGGGAGACGCTGGTTGGTCTCCCCTGAACGCTGAGGGACCGCTTGCGCGGCCCACGCTGCGGCACTTCGTCATCTGAGAACGTCTGAGTCACACTATCCTCGTTGGTTATCCCGGCGCGGAGCCTTGACCGTGGTCTGGACGCCTCCCGGCTGACGCATCATCGGTCTGGAACCGGCTGGCTGATTGCTGGGGGCCTTGGACGCCGTGCTCTGGGTCGGGGAGCCGGTACCAGTGCCGGTGCCGGGCATGCCTATCAGCATCGGCTTCTCCTTGTCCAGAGCATCCACCAGTTCCTCCAGGCTCTGCCCCGGACGGACCAACTCGCCGCGCATCAGGTTCCAGGCATAGTCCTCCAGGGTCATCAGGCCCTCGCGCTTGGCGGTGACCAGACCGAGCAGGTCCTGGGACGACATGCCACCCGCCTCGAAGTCGGTGTTGAGGGTGATCTGGCACTTCATCGGGTCCTCATCGACCAGCGTTGCCATCATACGGATTGCCTGGGTGAAGGCTTCTGAGCAAGACATGGCGATGTCGGAAAGGGAGGCGGTTTCCCCACTGGAGCGCACGTTGAGCGCTTCCGCCGTTTCCGTCACCTTCTTTTTGTCCTCCAGCATCTGGGCACCGAGCTTACTCATGTAGCGGTCGGTGCGATCCACCGCGCGCTCCAGCGCCCCCAGACCATCTCCGTGGAACTCCAGATACTCGGCGCTGGCCCCTGCGGGCAGCAGCCAGATGATGCTTTCCGAGATGACGAACTTGTGCTGGTCATCGGCATCTACCCCCTGAATCCACGGCACCGGGAAGGCGGTCTTGTGGAGACCCGCATTGACATCGACACTGAAGCGCCAATGGTCGATGTTGGCCTCAGCCATCGCCAGCATCGGCGGCTGATCCGGCTCCGCCCGCTGGTTGCGCGGCCCCATGAAGTAGAAGGGGATCTCGCGAATAGGCTTGCCGCCGATCCGGATCGAGGGACGCACCGTGTTTCCCATTTGGACGTACTGGCCGTCCTTGTTAGGGGAGAGGAAGCGCACCGTGTAGAAGCCCTCATCGTCCAGTTCCAGCACCCGGAAGCGCGGCTTGTAGACGGAGCCGAACCCATCCGGGGCCGGGAAGTCCATGAACTCCTGGAGGATGACCTGATCGAGGGTGCGCACGCCGTCGATGATGCGGTGACGCCAGTTGCGGATCGACTCGGCATTGTACCCGGCCATGAAGGGCAGCGGCGTCCGGGTGATATCACCCTCCTGCTCGACATCGACCAGGATGCCGTAGCGGCCCTTGGTCAGGACATCGAAGGTGGCCCCCTTGGTGAAGGTGTGGATGCTGTCGCCGGTATTGGTGATGTTCTTCTCACGCGGCGCGAGTCTGCTGGTGAGGGTAACGATAGGTTCCCGACGATAAATCTGACCGATGAACGCCGCCGCCGTCTTGGCAAGCGCACCATACCAGCTTCCCCGGTTAAGGTAGCCGGAGTACTCATCGTCGCTCTTGTGTCCGGTCAACTTGGGCACGTAGGTCTGACCGGCCCTGATCATTGCGCGCCGACCGCCGAGGCAGTCATTTATCATTTGCCACTCCAACATTCTTTCAACATATGCTGGATGTAGATCTGTGACGGGCATGAGATGTCCTGTTCAGCGCCGAGCAAATCAGCGCAAGAAAAGGGACCGCCGGTTGTCCGGTCGGCCCCTTGGGTTGGGAGGGTTTAAATCTCCGGGAGGGTTAAAGGCGGGCTTTCAGTCTTTCCTCAACCGCCTCATTGAGCTTTTCGGAAAACTCTTTCCAGGCGACCGTGCGGGCACCCCGCGCGACCTTGAGATTATACGACGGTGCCGTGAAGACGAAGTAGACACCTTCCTTGGCGTAGGTGATCGGCACCCGGACCTCTTTGCCGAGAACCCGGACTGTGCTGTTCAGTTCGACCACGGCGTCAGGCACTGTCCGGTCTCCGCGACGGCGGGGCCGGAATGTTGAGAGAGAAGGCCGGGGCCATGGGGTGTTCCTTTCCTGTGGTTATCCGTTGCTGATGGCTCTGGTGATCGCCATCCAGTCAATCTCTTTGGGCTTCTCTTCCGGCTTCGGGTCCGTGCCGAGGAGGGAGGCCAGTTCAGTCCCGACAGAAACAAGTGTCGTGCGCGCCCCGATGGCGGGAGCCAAACGGGGCAGGAGAAGCCGGATCGGCGTCCGGTCTGACCACAGGGTCGGGTTATGGAAGACCATGAACTGCCAGCGCTCAGAGCCGAGATGGGAAGCGTCAGGAACACCACGGATCGGGATGATGTCGAGCTTCGCGCCGCTGCCGATGGCGTAGCTGACGGCTCCGCTGAACGTCCGGGTCCTGATGTAGGCCGGGAACGCGGCGGCGTTTTCCACCAACCGCATGTAGAGATTGACGTCTTTCTCCGTCGAACAGAAGATCACGCCGTTGCCGAACTGGCCGAAGGCATTTCCCTCAAGGACCCACTTCTCGACGGCGTGGGCGGGGTCCTTCACCATAAGCCGCCTGCGCGTGCTGTTCATGACGCGCTCCCGGTACTGACGGCATGAGTGATGGCGGCGTAATCGATCTGCCGGGGGCGCGGCTCCGACTCGGGCTGCGGCGGCGGGCATTCCCCAGGCCCATAGGCGGCAAAGTCGATCAGAAAGCTTTTGGCCCCCTTGCGGGTCTTGACCTTGAGGATGGGCCGATTTCCGGTGGGTCCTGCCGGAACGTAGATGCAGGACAGGATGTCCTCGCTGGTCTTCATGAAGCCGACGAACTGGAAGTCTTCCGGCAGAGCCAGAAGGTGGGTGGTGGTGCCGTCCTGTGCATTGACGCGGTATCCAATGATCTCGGGAGAGACATTGATGGGGTGATACATGTCGGTCCTCCTTGAGTGGACAGGTGGGCGGACACTATCCCCCTGTCTCTCCCGAGAGAAAACCCCGTCCAGAAGAGATGACCTACCGACCAACCAGAGCGCCGATCTTAAGTTGTCTTGCTCCAGTCATACACACATAGCGTGTATCATCGGCGCAGTTGTGGACGATCAGCCCGCCGTTGACGGCAAACGCATGAGTGCCTTCGACTTCAAGATTGAAGACGTCATGCGTTCCGCCGTCCCGGATGGAGACTACGTCCGACCCCACCTCAGATTGACGCTGCACTGGTGACTGCATGTCTTGATCTTGGTGTACTTGTTGGTCGTGAACGGCGCTTGGCACGCCGCGCAAATCCTCTGCTCGTCGTCCACGCCGCTTTTCCGTCTCGCCGCCGATCTGCATTTGTTGGAGCAGAACTTTGAATTTTTCTGCCAGATCATGGATATCTGGTAGGAGGCTCCGCACTCGTCGCAGACCTGATCCCTCAAATCCTCCTTCAGCGGCGCGATATTTTCGTGATAGTGCCTGGAGTGCCAGTCCCGGCCTTCTTGTGAGCCATGCCATTCCGATGCGGCTAATCTGGCGACCTTGATGGTCTCCCTGGACTGAGCCACCCTGTCCGGCTGCCTCATGTGGAGAGACCTGTGCTCCGTTCCCGGCAAGGCTTCCAGATTGCTCAACTGATTGTTCGACTTGTCCTCGTCCTTGTGATGGACGTGATAGCCAGACATCACCGGGCCGTATTTCTGCTCCCACACCTCGATGTGCAATCTCCGTCCATCCTTCTGGAAGTACTGGTCGCACAGGTAGTACCGGACTCCCATGAACTCCTGAATGGTCTCGCTGATAACCGTAACCTTCACTGCCTGCCTCCTGATGAGAAACGTTATGCGCGTTCCCATCATGCACACAAACAATGGTTTTGCCAAGCGTCTTTTCTGCCTCAATCCATCCTTCCGTGGTCAGGATGAGATGATCCGGAGTACAGGTGATAGAGCGCCCATCTCTCGTCTCAATGGAAATCGTTTTGGCCCCTGCCCGAGTTAGGCGGCAATCATAGAAAGCCCGCCACGAACCATCCGCCTGCCGGACAGTCCCGGTCTGCCCGACCAGATCCCGAATAGGAAGATTGCCGTTGCTGGTTTCCACCAAGGTATTGCCGTGCAGGCAGTGGTCCTCCTGGGTTGTATCAACGTCATCAAAATCTGTGTCCGACCTCTGCATGACAGGCACGGTGCGCAGCCAGTGGTGACAGGTCTCGAACACCCACAGTCCAGGCTTTTCCGGGCGGTCTGCGCGGGCGTTCTCCAGCATGTCCCGCATCTTCTGCCAGCCGCCGATCCGGTTGTTGTCGGCAGGGGACATGATCAGGTTGTGACCGGCATCCGCCGCCCCCTTGCGCATCTCGTCGTAGATGCTTTCCCGTCCGAGCTTGGAGTAGATCGACGGGTCAGCAACGCAGCCGGAGAACCGGTATCCCAGAGAGCGCTGCGCGATGCCTTCCCCGAGCGCCAAGTTGGTCAGGCGCAGTCCCTCGTTGGGCACGATGTCCCCGTTCTTGGTCTTGGCGACGGTGTACCACTCCTTGATCCGGATCAGGGAACCTCTAGGGAAGGTGAAGCCGTCCAGATCGGGAACCGGGTTGCCGTCAGACACGGCCCAAATGCCGAGAGAGGCCGGAGATGCGGACCCCCAGTCGAAGGAACGCCGGTAACTCCAGGTCGAGGGAATGTGGAAAGGGGTGAGAAAGTGGATATCCGGGACGATCAGATCGTCAAAGAAGCCGCCCGCGACGATATCCCAGTCACCCTTCAGCCACGCATTGACCAGCGCCGCAGATCCGGTGCCGCGCAGGCGGGCGGCGTAGGTCGGGTCGTTCTTCATCATCGCCGTGTTGTCTTCGAGGCGGGACGGGATGTAGATGCGGTAGGCACCGGTCTCCTCATCCTTGATCGGCGTCCAGCCCTGCGGGGCCGGGGAGATGAAGCGGTTCTTGACCCAGGAGTTGCCGCTGACCCAGATGAAGCCGTTCTGCCGGATGATGAAGCTGTGGGTCTTGGCAACGCCGATGCAGTAGATGTCTCCCTCGAAGTCGAGCATCTTCACGGCCTCAGCCGTGATGTGAAGCTCTGACCTGCCGGACTCGTCTAGCCGAGATTCCTTGCCTTGCCTGCTCAGGACGCGCGGAATGGAGAAGCCGGAACCGAGTTGGTTGAACGGCTTGAGCGTGATTTTGGATTTGCTGGAATTGACGACGCCGATCTTGTGGTTGGGCGTGCAGACCATCGTCACGCCGCTGCCGGAGATGGCTGCCATCATCCCGGTGTAGTGGGACTTGTGAACCTGACTGGCTTCCGACTGGACGATCTCCCCCTTGTCCGTCACGGTCATCACCGGGTCACCGACCTGGAAGTGGGAGATGTCCTTCCAGCCGGTCGGCGTCAGAACCTCTCCATAGGGAACGCAGTGACCAGAGCCACCTGGGTTGCCGGTCATGATCAGTTCGACAGGCACACCCTTGGCGGAACGGAGTGTACCTCTCATCCTGTCTATAGCGTCAGGGGTACTCCAATTAGTTAATTCTTCGAAACACAACCATGAGTAGTTGTGACCCTGATATTCTTCAGTCGCAGATACATCCCACAAATGTCTTAGCTTCAGCAATGCGCCATTTGGAAATACCCAATTCGCGTCTCCCTTGTGGTAGGTGGCTCCGATCCGGGGGAACAGCGCGGAACATCTAGCCTGGACTTCTTCAAGCTGCTTGAAGCGGCGGCGAAAGAACACCCCCTTGGCGTCCGGCCCGTAGCGGTGAGCGTGCTGCAACCATTTGCCGATAGCGCCGTCTGTTTTTCCGCCACCACGCGCGCCACCAAAGAAGATCTCCGGGAAGGGACAGGACAGCAGAGCGAACTGCGGGCCGGGAGTGCCATCCTCCTTGTACTGGGGAGACCAGATCGACTCGTAGTTCTTTGGGCGGGCAGGTTCGGTCTGCTTCGGCTTGGGCGGGCGTCCTGGCGGTCTGCCGGTGTTGCGCTTCTTGCTGTATTCCCTGTGGTAGTCCCGCAAATAAGCCTTGCGCTTCAGGCGCTGTCGCTCCTTGCGGTCGAGTTCTGGCAAGGGGGCGTTGAGCGGATCGAAATCGGCAGGCTCGTCGGGATCTGACGCGGCCTTATTCTCTGCTTGTGACATCAGTAATATCCGAGGAAGGGAATGATCCGCCCCTGGAGGGTCAGCATCGGCTGGAGCAGGGTGACCACATCACCCTCCGCCTGGACGGAGATCAGGGAGAAATCGAGATGAGCCAGCTTGTCTGCGTCTGTCTCGTTGGAGACTTTGGAAACCCGCAGCCGCGCGCCGTTGGGAAAGCGCCAGATGCCGCCATTACGCACGGCTCCGGCCTGCGGCAGATAGTATTCACACGCCATGTGCATGTTGGTGAAGCTGATCGACGTACTCGCTGCCAGCAGGATATGGGCAGCAGGTTCCGCATTGGCATGATCCATGATGATATCGAACGCGGTAATGCAGCGCCCCCACGGGGTATCAGGGCGCTGTTTGCCGGGGCCTGACCAGCGCGGTGTCCTAAAGGAATGCTCAGACAGCCTGCGGTAGGTGCTGGGATTTCGGAAGGACTGCTTCACGACGTTCCTTCCGGCTTGATCTTGTTTTTGGCTTCCGTGATCTCGTCGTCTGTTGAGTTCTCGATATTTATCAGCTTGTCGTCAGCCTTGCGGATACTGGATAGAAGGTCATCGAGCTTCAGGTTCATTGCCTTTGTGTCTCTGTTTTGAGCACTCTGAATCAAGAAGACCATTACAAATGTAACTATTGTCGTGCCGGTGTTGATGATCAACTGATACGTGTCCGTGAAGCCAAATACAAAACCTCCGATGGTCCACACAATCACGCAGGCGATGGCGAGGATCGATGCCTGCCAACTGCCACTGATCTCGGCAGCCTTGCGGGAGATCGAGGAGAAGGTGTCCCGGATCTTCATTTCTCCGGGGTTTCCTCTTCCTCAAGATCGTCCATCTCGTCTCGGTTCAGGACTCGGGCGGTCTTGCGCTTGAGCCTCTTGGAATTAGGCTTGGCCCCACCTTGGGTGACAACCTCCCCGCCGACCTTGCCATAGGCGGCAAGCCACTGGTCTGCGGTCATGGCGGGCGGCAATTCGACCACCCACTTCTGCTCCTGCTTGACGTCCTGGTCGATCTTGTCCTTCTGATCTAGCAACTGCTTGCCGAGCCAGATCTGCATCGTCCGGTCACCGCCCAGCGCCGACTGCATCTGAGCGCGGCGCAGGCTGATCCGACCGCGCGCCAGACCACTTTCCCAGACGGTTTTCAGCGGGTCCTTCTTGAGCCTCGCGCGCACCGTCTGGACCGTGGTGCGGAAATAGGCGGCGACCTCCTCGATGGAGCAGCACATCTCGGCCAGCTTGCCGAGCTGAACAGGGTCTATCACGACTTTAGTAGGTTGCATCGAGAATCCCCGGACACGCAAAAAGCCCGCCGTCGCGGGGATGCGAGGCGGGGTGACTGAATTAAGACGCAGCTATCCGTCGATGACAATAGCCCAATAGATCAGGATTTGCCAGTCATAATCGAAACCAGGGTTTTCGTTCCAGTAATTGGCCTTTTCTTGGCAAGCTTCAGCCTCTTTTAATGACGCTGGCGTCTATGATGCCGAGTGGGTCGAAGTAGCGACCGCTGTTGTTTCTGAGAAATCTCTCCCGGTCACCATCATCCATCTTGATGACATCGAGCAGGGCTACGGTGGCACCGACGATCATGCCGGGAAGCGTTGCCAGAAGCCCAATCGGAGTCAACATCAGCATCGCCATGGAGACGCACAGCACACACGACGCCTTGTACAGGATCATGATTCCGGTAGGACGGACACCGAGCAGACTGGCTTTTGTCTTCCAGAAGGCGCAGACGAAACCGACCATAAGGCAACTGGCGGTCATCGCCAGGGTTAGGGCGGCAAGCATGACAACGACGAATTGGTTCATGTGCGGTCCTCTCCAGCCGGATCATGGGGCGGAGCAGGCACAGACGGCAGATCAACACCCCGCTTCGCCAGGGTGCTGGTAGCATATACCTCAAGGTCATTGAGCACGAGTTTGAAAAGCCAGCACGGCATGACGACCTCTCGACTTTTTCTGTGATCAATCATCATGTCCAGCACGAACTGCGCGTTTGGATCAGAGCGCATGGTCTTGATCCACTCCAGGATATCGAGGAGAAGGGCGCTGTCCCTGACTTCCTCCGGATCGATCACGGCTTGTCGTCCTCCGGGATGGAGCCAGCAAGAAGCTGCGCTGGGGGAATCCCAAAGCGGTCCATCGGATTGATCTCCTGGGTGGACGGGATATCTCCATGAACCTGAGCCGGATGGTTGGCCTGTCCAGGCAAAACCTCCATCTTCGCCTTGAGAGAGAAGATCAGGTTCTCTATCAGCTTAATCTGAAGCAGTCCGAGCTTGATGCCCATATCGTAGTCGAGCGGACGGTCATCCTTGAGAACCCTCGCCATGGTGTTCTGGACAACGCGGCGGCAGATCTCATCGATGTCTTCCGGCGTGATCGTCATGAGCGGCTGTGGCTCCTGTGTGAATTGTCCGGTTTTCCGGTAGGGTAGCTAGAGATAATGCGCGCAAGCCCGCCACGGTGCTGCGCAAGGCCGTGGCGGGGCCTTGCCGTTCCTACTGTATAGTGGGGCCGGGAATGTGGGTTGACTGACCGCCGCGCCGCCGCACCAGAATGGCTTCCAGGATGCTGGCGGTGTTCTCGTCGTCCAGGTTGGACAGGGACAGCAGGCTGCCGGAACTGCTATCGTCGGCGGAGCGGCCCATGATCAGAACAAAACCGGCGTCCGGCAACTCCTCAGAGATGGCTTCCGCCAGAGCGCGCAGCATGGCTCCGATTTTGAGATCCATCTCACTTGACTGTGACGTCATTCTTTTCCTCCGCGTATCGTTCTTCTCTCATGTCTCTCCGGGACTGAGTAGGGCACAGCCGATGGCTCAGAAGAGTGTCCACGAGTGAAGGTCGGTCGCTCCGTAACTTGGTCTGAAATAGCCTTGTGCGTCCGGCGCGTCCGCGATTTCCTGCGGTGAGGGGATGACGGCGGATCGCAGTGGATCGGGGAGACGGCGGAGAGCATGAAGCCTTCCTCCGGCTCGCTGTCATCGATAGAGAGAAGGATACCCCTCGCGGCCATCATGTAGCGGATACGGCGGATCTCCATGCCGACCTCTTCCTCGACAGAGACTTCGCCATCCTTGTGATTGCTGCCAAGCATCGATGCTCTCAGCATCTCTGCGGAAACCCGTTTCCCTCTGTTTCTCAGGAGTTCCAGCATCAGACCGGCATGACTACCCTCAAGCATGACATGACGGCCACAGACCTCCAGGCGCGCACGGCTCCAGATGCGAAAGCGGCAATCGTTGGGCAGGGTCAGGTCGTCGGTGAGAATTTCGTAACTAGCGATCCGGTCCATCTCTTCGTCCTCGTGTGAGTCTCGGGATTTCTGAGCACATCGGATACAATCCCAACTGATTCCCACCCCCGGCCCGCCGATCAAACATCCCCGATATATTCGAAAATGAACCGCTGCTCCGAAGCGATCCATATCTTCCTGTGGACGGAATGCCCCATGACTTCTCTCGACACAAGGAGCTTCACGTTCGGGTATCTGTCGTCCGTTTCAGCAAAGGCCGTGGTGGCAACGCCGTTAACAGATCTGATGGACGCCCGTTCGCTCGCGAGCAGACGCCCCATGGTATCCGGATTGACGTAGAGAATAGGCTCGTCAACGGCTGTCATGATTTATCCCTTTGAGGCTCAGACGCGAACGTATAAAGCATTTAGGGCGTCTTGTCTCTCGTCCAGGTGTCCTTTCTCACCAATTCCACGACCATCGTAGCCGGGTGCCCTCCTTCTGAGCATGGGAATAATTGTGGAGCCATGCCTTCGTAGGCGGTATCACAGACCGGACAGGCGTAGAGGCGGGGACCGAGCAGGGGATCTGCCAGGAAGCTGGCGATCCGGCTGTCCAGTCGGCGCTTCAGATCCCGCTCCTGCTTTATCTTGGCGAGGTTCAGCCTGCGGTCCAGGAATTTCTGACAACTGAGGCATTTGGCATCGTCCTCCTTGACGGAGGGGATGATCCAGACTGGAGCCTGGAGAGAGACGTGACACAGGCTGACGCGCATCCCGGCAACGGTCGGGGTGAACCAGTGGGCCTTGATGCTGGTGTCGTGGCTGAAGCCCCAGCCTTCCTGGAAGGACTCATCGCCCTTGACGCGCTCCATCGTGCGCGGGCGGTACTTCTTGCTGGCGTTCTTCCTGCGGCGAACCGGCCTGGAACGTTTGGCGGCACTTCTCATGCGCGCCGGGGGCGAGGGCGCTTGACCAGTTCGAGGCAGTCCGGATTGTGCAGCGCCACCAGGACGTCATGGCCCTTCGGCTTCCTGCGGTCAAACAGAACCTCGATCAGCGGCGGCATCACGGTCACAACGGTTCCGAGGCGGTCCTTGAGCCGAATGAAATCCGCCATCTTCCACAGGTCGTGCATGACAGCGTAGTCGTTGCAGATCTGAACCCGGTCCTGCGGCTTGAAGTCAGGCATTCTTTTCCAGCTTGGCTATGCGTTGGGCCAGACGGTCCAATGTCTCCATATACAGCAGATGCTGCCGGTCTTCCTCGCTGAGGAGTTTTCGGCCATCGTCAACGCCGAGATGGTAGAGCTTCGCCAGCAGCGAGAGGACAGAGCGCTTCTGCTGAACGGTCAGGCCGATCCTGTTGCTGCCGATGAAGTCAAAGACCTCCTGCGGCACGCTGGGGCCGAAGTGGAAGTCTACCTCTGTCATGGAGATGCCGGGATCGGTCATCAGTCCGGGGTGTCCTTGCTGTTCCAGAACGGAGCCTGCATGAGTTGCTGGCACATCTTGTCGAGATAGACCTCTCCAAGCTCATTGGCAAGCTGTTGTGCCAGCCGCTGGGTCCCCGGAGTCGGATAGCAGTCGTTCATCCGGGACAGAAGCATGGCGATATCCGTCAGGGTCATGTCCGGATCAACATCCGTCGCGACTCGATCCGTCATATGAAATCCCTGCGGCTTCATGCGCTGACCCTCCTGGCGAAGCGGGACCGGGCGGAGGGGTTCTGCTCGATGAAACGGCACGCCAGCATGACGTGCCGCTTGATTGGAGTTTCCATCTTCTCCCATGTGATGATGGTTCGAGAAGAGATTTCCAGAAGCTCCGCCGCCTCTTCCTGGGTTAAGTTCAGCCCCTTGCGCCAATTGAGCAGGTCAGCGCCGATCCAATCTTCCATTCGTCTGTTAGCTCCATCGACAGGCATAGGCCATTTAGCAGTGATCGCGGAGTAACATGCCTAAAACGATCAGTGATTGGAAGCCGTGCGGGACAATTTCTGGGTCATGTAGCGCGCCAACCTGATGCTGAGCGCGACGATATTCATCGTCACCATGGCAGATCCGGAGGTTGGGAAGACGGAGCCTCCGGCGATGTAGAGATTTTCCATGCCATGCACCCGGCAATTCCGATTGACGACGCCGTGGCGGGGATCGTCATGCATCCGGGTCGATCCCATGAAGTGGGAGGCGCTGTCCGGCACCTTGGGCCAGGGATCAGACATATCATTGAACTCGACCTTGATCCGGCCAAGCCCCATGTCCCCGAACTCCGCCGACAGCAGGGACTGGGTTTCCAGGATGGTGTGCTTATCGATTTCTGACGGCTGCCAGTCGATCACCAGTTCCCGCTGGCCGTTGCGATCCAGGTTGTCTCCCAGCCGCAGCCTGCTGTCCCGGTTGGGAGCCTGCTCAGCGAAATAGCCAAGCTCCAGCACCCGGTAGTCGGCGTCCCCGCTGTAGCGGCCATAGAGAGCGCTGGCGATGCCATCGACGTCGGACAGGACCTTCGCCAGATCTCCGGACAGATCGTCCGGAATTTGCCCATAGAGAGCGCGCTTGACGATGCGGCGCAGCGCCTTGAAGCCGGGGGATCTCTCCCCGCCGTAACTCTCATCGAGAAATACGACGCTGTTGAGCATGCCTCTCGCCTGCTGAGCCTGACGGGTTGGCTGGATGCCGACCGCGAACGGCAGGACCGTATCCTTGAACCGGGCCTCCCAGCCATCGAGACCGTAGTAGTGGGCGGCACCGTCCCCGATATCGATCAGGGCCGTGCCGCTGGTGAAGGAGAGGTGGGTCATGAACCAGCGCCCGACCGTATCGTAGCCGTTGCCGAGACCATTTGGCATGATCCGGTTGGACAGCAGCAGCAGGCGGGCGTTCTCCATGCCGCCCGCCAGCACGAAAGCGCGGGCGGTGATGCGGGAAACCGCCTTGTCCGGCCCGAGGAGAGACAGGCCGGTCACCACGACTCCGCTGTCATCCGTTTCTATTTCCGTGACGTGGGCGTTGAGATAGACCATGCAGCGCCCCTCCTTGTCGTCCAGGGCGTCTTTGTAAACCGTGCCGAAACGGGTTGGCGGACTCTTGAGATAGATCTTCTCCTGGAGGTTATTGCCCAGCTTTATCCGCTTCTCCGCGAAATCCGGATTGATCGCGGCCCAGTGCTGGACATCGAACTGGTCCGAGGGCAATTGGCAGTAGGAGAAGGCTTTGGGATAAACCGGGTCCAGTTCCTCCCGGCCGAACGGCCAGCCGCTGCCCGCCACCCAGTCCCGCACCTCGAAGTCCCACGGGTCGAGCGGCGAGCAGTTGCCGCCCCAGTGCATGGTGGTGCCGCCGAACTGGCGCAGCCGGGTCCACTCAGGATCGATCTTCCACTCGCTGACGCAGCTTCCCTGATTGAGGGATTGTGCTTCCTCTTCAAGATCAAGACCGCCGCTCTCCAGCAGCACGACCTTGTAGCCGCTCTCCAGAAACTCCATGGCAAGCGTGATACCGGCAGCCCCGGCACCGACGATGCAGATGTCCGTCTCGACCGCTGAGCCATTGCCCAGCTTCCTGGCGTCTGTAATCATTCTAATTTGCCCCTGATGCGCGCGATGCCTGGATGATAAACACCCGAAGGGTGTCCCGCAGGCTCTCATAGGGGGCAGATTAGTATCTAATATGGCTACTGTGGCATATCCGGGCCGTCCACCATTCTTCCTTCGTGGCGGGCGATGAACTCCTTAAGGGCTACCAGCATAGACGACCTTTCGGCATTGCTGATGTAGTTGATCCGCCCCGGCACGCGCGGTTTGTCCGGCTGGTCCATTTCGAACACCATCAGGGCAACACCGTATCCGGGAAAGACATCGGTCAGCGCCGTCATGATGGCGTTCATCTGGCTTCTGTGCTTCTTCTCAATCGGTGACATAGCGTCTCTCATCCTATGCCGGTTCGTGAGCGGGTGCGGGAATCATACCGCGTTCCCGCGCCTGATCGAGCAACCACTTGACTGAGGAGCGGTTCCATTTGGCGCTTCCCTTTGGAGTGACCTGACCCATGGCGCGCAGGTTCTCCCCGATCTGGTCCAGGGTGGCATCTGGGTTCATCTTGACCAGACCGGAGATGATCGCCAGCAGGTTATCCGTGGTGCCCTTGCGGTTGGCAACGCCGAGCACGGAGGGATCTGCCAGACCGGCCTCGACCAGACGCTTGGCGACTCGAATAGCGCCATCCCTGGTCCACGGCTTGCCAGAGATGGGCCGAGTGCCACCGTTCCGGTTCAGCATTTCCGCGACTGCTTCCCAACTCGCGGCAGGACGCAGAGACACGATGATGGGCAGATAGTCGGCAGCTTTCTCCCGGATGGTGTTCATCCGGACAGCATCTCGGGCAGACTGAACCTTGGCGAGGGCTGCGGGGTCTTTGTTGATCAGGCCGGGATTGCCGGAGACCTTGCCGTTCTTGCGGGCGACGATCATTCCAGCCAGTGTTCGCTCCCGGATCAGGGCGCGCTCGAACTCCGCCACGGAACCGAGGATCTGGAGGGTGAAGCGCCCTTGCGGACTGGTGGTGTCGATGGGATCGCTCAGCGAGCGGAAGCTGATGCCCTTCTCCTGAAGATCATCGATAACCTCCAGGAGGTGGACGACGGAGCGCGCCAACCGGTCGATCCGAACGACCACCAGGGTATCCCCCTTCTTCAGGGAGGCTATCGCCTGAGCCAGAATGGGGCGGCGCGGATCTCCGCCCGAGGCATTCTCTGTAAAAACCTTACTGCACCCAGCATTATACAGGGCCTCGATCTGCCCTTCTGTTGTCTGCTCCTCCGTGGAGACTCGTGCGTAACCGATGCTGACCATGTTGCCCTTGATGTGTTTGCGCTCAGGATCTCGGAAGCGTAGTTCCTGCTTGGTTCATGTACTTGCCCTTGCGGTCGGCGTAGCTGGTTTTGCAGGGGAAACCGCGCAGGAACAGCATTTGGCAGATGCCTTCCCCAGCCCGAAGAAGGACGGGGAACGGCTGGTAGTTATAGATCTCCATCGTGATAGGCCCTTCAAATCCAGCTTCCACGACGGTGTTCTGGATCACGATGCCGCAGCGGGCGGGCGTGCTCTTGTCGTGCGGTAATGCCGTTACGTCTCTCGGCATCTTGACGTATTCCATGGTGGTCCCGAGCAGGAACCCTTTGGCCGGAATGACAACCTCTTCCGCCTCGAACCGGATCACGTCGTCTTCCGTGATGTTTCTAGGGTCAAGGGGGTCGTCCGGCGCTCTCGACTTGTAGCGAACGAACTCCGTCCCGAGTCGGAAGTCGTAGCCGTAAGAAGACAGGCCGAAGGACATAATGCCCTGCACCCTGCCGATGAGTTCACGTTCGGCGGGGCTAATCATCCCGGCGTCGATGAGTTCGAGGATTTCGATATCTGAGAGGATCATGCTGCGCTGTAGCATTAATCGCTAATCCCCGGAAGTGTTCTCCGGAGGACTTCCCCGATCTTTGATGCGGCCTTTCAGGATACCGTCCCTGATATGCTCCTGATAGACATTCCATGCCGCCATTCTGTCCTGCGGCGTCGGACTTCCGATACCTGCCGCTTTCCAGCGGCGGTCGTGAGGCGGAGACCCGTACCCTGTCGGAGTTTCACACCGATGCATTGGCTCAGCGCCGCACAGCGGACACTTGACGTGGTACGGGGTCGTCATCCTCTGTTTCCTTCTTAGAAAGCGGCAAGCTGTCGTCCGGCAGCATCGTAGTAGAAAATTTCCGGATACTCGCTGCCGTCATCATCGCAATCCGGACAGCGGGCCACAACGCGCGCCGTTCCTTCCGGGTCCGTCTCGTGCCGCTGCGCTGTCTTTGACGTGCCGCACGATGGGCATTCCATTTTCACCCAGCAGCCACAGGTGCCCATTTTGGCCTGACAGACCATACAGCGCATCTCCACGCGGGAGATCAGGAGATCTATGGGAGATGTCATGAGATGCCTCCCTTGCCCTGCCCCTCACAGGTTGGGCAGGTCTGCCAGACACCAGGGCCAGTGGGCTGTGTTCCCTCACTATCCGGAATGACACCGGAACCGCCGCAGTCACAGCAGCATCCCGGCTTATCCGTCTCTCCCAGCGCGGCGCGCAGCCTGCGAAAGACCTCGATCTCGTACATCGTGCGTTCATCCCCTCTCATCTGGTCACACCTTCTCTTTCCAGGCGGATTTCTTGAGTTCGGGCACTTCGTTCTCGGAGCTTTCGATTGCTTCGAGATCATCGAAATCATCGAACAAGAAGGGATTGCCGACCGGGCCAACCGTATGGTGTAGCATCTCCCGCTCCTCCGGTGTGTCCCCATCCTCGTCCACGACGCTGTTAAGCTGAGTCTTGAGTTGGATACGGGCTTTCTCCAGGAGAGAAAGGTCTAGGGTTGGCGGTGTCTCGTTCTTGCTGGTCGGGCGGCACAGACGAACCGCGATGCCGATGATCTCACGGATTTCCGCTGGCGTGGTGCGGTCGAACACACCGCCAAGCTTCTTGACCTCATCCGGCGTCAGGGTGACGTCGGACGGCAGATAGCTGAGCGCTACGGCGGCAGCGGCTTTCATCCGGAGAGCGCCGACCTGCATGGTCAGGTCGATCCGGCCTGGACGCTTCCGGATGCGGGGATCGATCCGCTTGGGATAGTTGGTGGTCGAGATCAGGTAGGTTCCGGCAACGTTGCGGGGAGTGCCGACGCCGTCCAGGAAGTTCAGGTCCTGGCTGTCGGGGTGGATGAGGGTGTCCATCTCCTCGATGATGATCAGGCACGGGCGTCGCAGGTTCGCGGCCATGGTGCAGACGGGCTTGAATTGGTCGTCCGTGGTGACGATCACCGGCATATCCCTGGCCTTGGCGACGGCAAGCGCCATCACCATCGAGGACTTGCCGCTGCCGGGAGGACCAGTCAGCAGGACTTTGCGCATGCCGGTCTGGCCGTAGCGGGTATAGAAGTCGATATCGGAGAAGAAGGCATCGACGTCTTCCGCCAGCTTGTCGTAGCTGGGATGGGTGCGGAAGCGGGCGACGTGCTCCTCCTTCAGCTTCCAGGGACGAAAGGCAGTCTGATGATCCCAGGAGAACGCTTCCCAGCAGCCGTTCTTCGGCAGGGTGACCCTCGCCTTCTTGACGCCGGTCTCCAGCAGCAGCCACAGCGCGCGGATCGTCTCGCTGGTGCCGACGACGTACTCCTTGGAAATACCCTTGCCGAGGCGGCATCGGATCAGGTGGCAGACTTGGCCGTGACCGAGGTGGATGCGGAAAGCTCCGGAGGCATCTCTGAACATCAGCTTGCGACCGGCCTTGGTCTTGACGATCACCGGCTCTGATCGGGTGGCCTGGATGGTGCTGGAGATCGGCTCCAGGCGCAGCTTGGTGTTGACCTTGTTCATCTTCCGGCTGATCAGGACATTCATGATGTTCTGATAGATCCGCTCGTCCTGGAGGATCACGCCGAAGTCGTCCGGATAGGCTTGTTTGTGATACTGGAGAACCTGCTCGACCATCTTGCCCTTGGGCTTGATCTTCTCCCCCTCCGCAATGCGGGTGGCGACCGGGCAGGGTGCCGGGGGCGGCTTCTGCGTTTCCCCGAGCAGCTTGGTCCTGAGACCGCCGAGAAAGGTCTTCTTGGGAATGGCGTTCATGGATTGTCGTCCTTGATGAATTTGAGGGTGCGCTTGTTAGAGGCGTCTTTTCTTCAGCATTTCGACGACGGATATTCCAAGGGGTGAGAGCTTCGGCGGCAAGCCGACCCTGTTGTCTGCGCCGACCAGGACGAAGAAGCCCTTGTTGCGCAGCCAGGTCATGCGGTCGAAGTTATCCCCGATCCAGTTCATCTCGTCTTCCGGGGTGAACAGCAGGTAGGTGGCGACGTCTTCCGGCATATCGTCCACCATGGGCGTGACCTCTCTCTGATCGACCACGCTGAAGCAGTCCTTCTCGGAGGGAGGTTTCTCAGGGGCTGACTTCGGCGGGACCTTCTTCTTCTCTCGAACCGGGATCTGGGTCGGGTCAATCCGCATGTTGCTCAGGGTGCCCTTGCAGATTTCATCCTTCATGCGCGGGCTACACCAGTCGAGCAGTCTGTTGAGCTGGTCTATCTGCTCGTTCATCTCACGCACGACTTCGAGCGCCGTTCTGTAGGCTGACTCGTAATCACCAACGGGAGCGACAGGAAGCTTCCTTCTCAGCTTCTTCGCCTTACTGACAGTCAATCGTACCTCCTGAAGTCGTAGGCTTCTGCGTCGTATTTCGCCAGAACGTCCCGCCCAACCAGGATGGAACCTAGTGTGACGGCGGTAGTCACGAAGACCAGCGCTATCGCAATGCCGGGACGACCGTTGCCGAGAGCAACGGCAATCCCTATGCCGCCCAAAGTCAGGACGGCACCGGCAAAGACGGCGATGATAGACCTGAGAACGATGGCTGCGGTTTCCGAATTTCTCACAATGCACCCGCTGCAATCTTCTGCGCCGCCTTGTGTAGCGTTTCCACGACATCGATCTTCATCCGGTACGCTTCGTCGTTCCACTGGTGGACCACAGCATTTGCTCCGGTAATTTCAAAGGTGTCTGGGATTAGACCAAGCTCGATGACGGCCTCGTTGATAATCTCAACTTCTTCCCAGAGGACTTCCCTGCTCATCTCCGGATAGATCCGGTTCGCTGCCGCCACAAGCGCACCGTGGGCACAGAAGGCACAAGCGCGGGGGTCCAGGGGATCGATGGAGTCTCCCATCCCATCGAGAGCCATGTTGCCCTTCGTCCAACCACCTTCAACAAGGTTCGCGGCAAGGTGTAGAATTCTCTGAGCGTCGATGTCCTGTGCTTCCACTGTCTCACTCATGACTTCCTCACTTCGATTTTGAGGCCATACTTTTCGCAGGCGGCAAAGGCCAGGGTTTCGTCGGTGTACGGCTCGATGTAGCCGCTCTCCCGTCCCTTGGCGTCGATCTTCTTGCGCAAGATCCAGGTCACGATATCGGCGTGATTGGTGTAGCAGGTCAGCTTCCAGTGGCTGTTGGCGGCGATGACCTGCCCCGTCGATGTGGCTGTCTTCCTAGCCATTGGCGTCACCCTCCTTAGAGATTTTTTCTGACACGATGGCCCGTGCCTCCTCATACAACTGAGAGATTTCCTCCGCAGTCATAATCCCGCGATCTCGAATAAGAGAGATAACTTTTTTGGCAACGGAAAGATTTGTCTCCATCGCCAGTTGATGTCTTCTGGTCTTTGCCTCCGCCACAACCCTGACATTCTCAGCCTTTAACTCTTCTCTTCTAGTCTTTTCCTGCTGCTTCTTTAAAGCCAACTCCTGTTCTCTGGCAGCCTGTAAGCGCCCTGCATCTTTTTTTGATATCTGCGCCCTTATAGGCTCCTGATAATTAAGGGTAACCTTACGCCGATGGATGAGCTTCCTCACTCGACAGAAATAATTCCGGGAGTACTCAGCCCTGCGAAACCAATCGAGATCTTCGTCATCCGGAGTGTGATACTGAGACTTTTGACGAAAAGCCTCTATGCTCGCTCTCGTTTTCGAGAGAGCCTGAAAAACCCTGTCATCCAGATCGTTGAGATCATCCACCATCATCTTATCGATCCTGGAGATGTCTTCCCTCAGCTTCTCTTTCTTCCTGGTGAAGGAGATGGCTTCCTCTGCATTCCCGCCAGAGATCCAGTCAACGTCGTATCCGTCTATGGTATGCCTGATCTTAGTCATCGATTGTTGCCCTCCAGAACGCCACGATGACAGTGCCGCCTCCGAAATCCGCAAACCCGTCGAAGGTGATCAGACCATCCTCGAAGCCATATTCGGAGAAACCGTGCGCCTGAAAGATGTCGTTGCGCCGAACGCCCTTCACGAAAACGTCTGAAGCTCTGAATTGCAGGTGGGTGCCGCCGTACTGTTTGATGCTGTCCTTGATCACCATGGACGGCGTCAGAAGTGGATAGGTCTCCGTCATTATCTGCCCTTGTTCCTGTGGTGGCGTGTGAGAGTAACGGCATCATAGCAGACGTTCACAGTAAGTCAACGTCCAAATGTACAATTGACAACATGTTTCTGTACGACGCCATTGATACCCCGGAAGTTCTGATCCGCGCCACCTGAAGGCGAGTCGCTTAAGAGAGATCGGGTATTTTGTCAAAAAGGGATAATGATAGCGCTGCGCAGATGGTTCATGGCGCGGCAAGGCAGGTCACTCAGGAGGGGTCCGTGGCAGTCATCAATGGTACCAATAATGACGACACGATCTTCGGCACGAACAACGCAGACACGATCTACGGCAAGAACGGCTTCGACGCGATCTATGGCAAGAACGGTCCAGACAGCCTGCATGGAGGCAATGGCAACGACTGGCTGGAGGGGGAGGCGGGCAAAGACCATCTCTATGGAGAGAATGGTGCAGACACCCTGTTTGGCGGCGGCGGAGATGACACTCTGCACGGCGCTGACGGGGTAGACGACGAGTTCGGCGGTCCTGGCAACGATATCGTCAAGGGTGGCCGGGATGAGAGCCACCTCTACGGAGAAGAGGGTAACGACGACCTCTACTACAATCCGACCAATGCCAAGCTGGAGTCTCTGGGGGACAGTCTGCTCTACAGCCACATGGACGGTGGCGACGGCTACGACACGCTGAACCTATTCAATGAAGCCACATACAAGGACGACGGGACCACGAAACACTCCCAGACCTACGTCAACTTCGATGAGTACGGCACCGGCCACATCTACTTTGAGGGACAGCCGGAAGACTACGGAAGCTCCCCCTTCGTCAGCGCTGGGGATTTCTACAACATCGAGGAACTGAAGGTCACCGGCAAGGGCGGTCTGGAGTTCTACGGCAACTACACCAGCGACGACGGCATAACGGTCACCGGCACGCAGAAGGCCGACGTGTTTGTCAGCTACGATGCCAAGGACAGCTTCCTGGGTGGCGGCGGCAACGACGACTTCTATTTCGGCGGTGGAGACACCATCGAGTCGGCAGCCAAGGACGCCGACGAGTTCTTCTTCTACGGCGGCTACAACGATGGTCTGGCGACGCTGACCGGGTTCAACGGAGCGGGCAAGAGCGGTGGAGACATTCTCTACATCTCCAGCTACGACTTGACTGACCCGTCAACGCAGGTCACCGAGTTTGGTGGCAAGACGACCTTCACCCTGAACGGCGGCGTGGACGCACTCCAGGTCGATGCCACCGGGTTGGTCCAGGGGCAGGACTGGTTCCTGACGTAACAGCCGGGAAGGGGGTTGCCAAAGCCCTTTTGAGACGACAGACTGCGGCCCGTGGATAGCCTCCACGTGGATTGGTCGGGTGACCGACTGGTTTTGAGGGTCGCAAGAAACTTTCCCCGCCAGAGATCACTTTGGCGGGGACTTTATTTCGAGATATTTCTTTCCGCCGAGTGGTTCGCACATGACGGTGTTGCCGTAGGAGACCTGTCCGGTGCCGGGGTTTTTGACCTCGCAGCTTTTCTCGTTGAAGACGGAGCAGATAGTGGGTTCCGTGACCAGATAAAGCTGACGGGAGGTTTTCCCGCCATTGCCATCGTCGTCCTGATCTGCCATGCACAGGCACTGGCACTTATCCACCCCTTCTTGCGCTGCGGCTGATCCGCACAGGAACAGGAAGGCGGCGACGGCGAGCAGAGGCATGCGGCACTCCATGGCGTCCTCCAACTATGGTTTCCTGAATGTCCTTTCTTCTCACAAACTCCCTGTCCCGTACAGGGGGAGGGATGGTGCATTATGCAAAAGCGCAGGCCGTCATCTGGGGCGGGTATGAAACTCATGTATCAGCTTCGCTGGATAGTATCTGACGCACTGATTTTCTGGGGGATGCGGATAGCGCCCAAGGGGGAGGAGAAGGAAGATCTGATGGTGACGCTGCATCCATGGCTCCAACGTCAGGTCGAGCGTGTGAAGGCGGAGATCGAGAGGGACCGGCCATGACTCTGATGCCCTACAAACCCGGCTGCCGGAAATGCGATGCGGTACGGGACTATTTCCGGCAGATTGACCGGGCGGTCGATGAGTCCATTCCGAAGCGTGGTGGGCCGTTCATGGTCGGCGTGACGATCAACGCGGCGGACGTCCCGAGGTGTCCCAAGCACCTGGAGCAGGACGATGACTGACCTTTTGTCTCTCAACGATGCGGTGAAGTACCGCATCCCCCGGCTGCGTTTGCCGCACTGGTCAAACCCGAGGGACTACATCCGGATCGACATCACGGAGGATGGCGAGCTTGGCCCGTGGTTTCACCTGTACTCTCCCGGACATGCCAGCCTGGGTCAGAAGAACCCATTGCCGGTCCTGTGGTCGGCAGTCGGGCTAGATCCGGATCGCAAGGTCTACCTGCCGTACCTGGGAGACGAGACCTAGACAGGCGAAAGCCCGCCAGTCTCTTCCACTGGCGGGCTTTCTCACACAAGACGGCAGACGATGAGATCAGGCCATGTGAAGGGTCTTTATGCCATAAGGCATATGAGTATGCAAGAAAAACCCGACAGGCAACCGGCGAAGGAGGTGAGTACCGCTTAGGCTGGCTGCCGGGTCTTCAGTGCCGACGAAGAATAATCGGCTAGGGGTAGTTGTAGCTGCGCTTTGTGCTGGAAAGGAGAAAAACAGCACGACGGGATCATGCCCGAACAAAAGGGACTTTGCAAGTGAAATTATTTCAGAAAAATCCCCGCCGAGACGTGGCGGGGAGAGGAGGGTATCGTGAACAGTGGAGGCACGGCAACGATGCCGAAACAAAGGGACTTTTGCAACAGGCCAATGGGAGGTAATATGAACGAGAAGCAGATAGAGGCGATTGCCATGATTGCCTTCCGGGGCGTATTCGCCAGACGACTTTTGCCGGAGGACGAGTTCGAGGGGGAGTGGGCGCTGGTGAAGAACGAGGAGATATTCCGAGCCAAGCTGACGTTGATGGCGGCGCACGCGGTTGCCAGGGACGGGGTTGAAGCGGCCTGATGCCAGCGCTGACGCTTCCCGAGGCGCGGACCAAGCGGTGTGCCCTGCACCCATTCGACTCGACCAGGACCTGCATTGGAACCCAGTGCATGGCATGGCGGTGGGATTATTTCACGGACGACCATCGCCAGAACGGGCCGCTGCATGATAATGGCAGCGGGATCGCCAAGGGATACTGCGGCCATGCCGGGGAGACCGGTATGGCTCATCTTTTTACCTCCGGGAGCACCGATGCCTGATAAGTTTGATCCTTTGTTCGGCAAACCGCCGTGCCCATACGCTCAGGAGGATTGCCTTCCCGGCTGCGAGCACGGCTATGCCGGTCCTTGTGAGAGGAAGAAGTTTCTTTATCGTCCTCCCGGAGAGAGCAGTCCCGTCAACGACAACGTGGACGACCGGATCGAGGAGGCGATGGCGACTCTGGAGCGTTCCGTCGAGGAGGTGACTGAGACCATCGAGGAATTCCGGGGCAGCATGCGGAAACTGGGGCGGGCACTGAATTTTCTATTCTGGATCTTCGTTCTGACAGGTGGGTGCGTAATCGTACTGGCGGTTGCGAGGCTGTTCTAGCCTGGACGGATTTGCCGGGGCGTAGTAGCCTGATATCGTCCACTTGATCCTGGACGCGCCATGAGTGATCCACTGGAGACCCCGTCGTTAACTCGGCGGGGTCTTTGGTTTTGGAATCCGCCCGCCAGGATGGGGAAGGGCTGTCCCATGGTCTGGGAGGCATGTCCCTAGTATCTATGTCGGATGCTTTAGCGCCTCTGTCCCGGTACACAGGGACTTTCCAGGAGGGCATTGTTGCGCTGCCACCAAAACAACACAAGAAGGTCAGAACAATGGCAAGCTTAACGCCCGACCTCGAAAACAAGAACGCAACCAACGGCGACGACTTCCTGTTCGGCGGCACCGGCAGTGACACTATTTCCGGCCTGAACGGGGCGGACACGATCCACGGCTTAGGAGGTGCGGACAATCTCAACGGCGATGCTCAGGATGACACGCTGATCGGCGGCACGGGAGAGGACAACCTCGACGGCGGCACTGGGGACGATCATCTGGACGGCCAGGACGGCAATGACACGCTGGTTGGCGGGGACAACGACGACCACCTCGAAGGCGGCGGTGAGAATGACGACCTGATCGGAAACAAGGGTTTCGATCACATGTCCGGGGGCGGTGAGAACGACACGTTCATCTGGACCAACGGCGACGGCAATGACGTGGACGATGGCGGTTCCGGCCAGGACATCCTCAACATTTTCGGATCGGAGGACTCCGGGGACATCTTCAGGCTCGATCCGGAGAACGCGCAGACGACGTTGGTTTTTCAGCGGGAGAACTTGGTTCCGTTCAACATCCAGATCAGCAATATGGAGACGGTCAACATCTCCGGGGAGGGTGGTGATGATCGCCTGACGGTCGGCAATCTGGACGGCGTCGGCATTACGGCGCTGGTGTTCGATGGCGGTGACGGCACTGACACGCTGGACACCACGGCGAACCAGGGGGTCAAGGTTCTGGCGGTTGGCGGCGCTGGGGCGGATTTCTTCTTCGGCGGTCCAGGCGTGGAGGAGCTTCATGGCGGAGATGGCGCGGACCACTTCTTCAGCGGGGCCGGGGACGACATTATCGACGGAGCGGAGGGCAACGACCAGATCTTCACCGGCAGCGGCAATGACACCATCAGCGCTGGGGCTGGAACGGACGTGATCGTTGCTGGTCCTGGAGATGACACGGCACTCACCGGCACGGGCCAGGACGACATTCGCTACGACCTGTCTCCGGTAGCGGGCGGCAACGACTCGATTGGGGATTTCCAAAACTTCGTGGACGACCTGTTCCTGGGCGGCATCACGCAAGCGCAACTAGACACCAATGCGGACGGCACAATCGATGACGCCGACGATCTGGCGGCTTACGACGCTGGCACGGACACGTTGACCATGACCTTCAATGCCACGGACAGCCTAGCCCTTGTGGGGGTGACGTCTCTTAGTGTGGCTAATGACATCACCTTCGTCTGAGACATCGACGGGCGCGCTGCAATGGGATATCTTCTGTTTTGCCTCGTGGCAGCGCGGCATCCAAGGTTGATAGCGAGAACCAGAAGCCCCGTCGTTCGCGGCGGGGTTTTTGCGTGGCGCTGGCCGGAATGCCGGGGTATGGTTGGCTGGTCCATGAGGGACATCACCGAATGGATCGTATGACCTTAAGCCCCATCGTTTCGTGCGGTGGGGCTTTTGCAACGTGCGGAGCACATGACATGGTCTGGCACCCATTCTTCCTCATGCGCATCACGCACCTACCGACCGGGGCCAAGGCCGAGACTGAGTGCTTTTCCCGCTCAGCGTCTGCGTTCCGGATACGGCGGTCATTGATGCCCCTGCTCCTCAGCCGGATCTCTCGACAGAGTGAGTATGGGCCACCGCGCCTTGTGAGATCCTACGATCTGACCGGGGACGATGCTGAAGGCGTAAGGGCAACTCTTGATGGGGATCTCCCCTCGCCAACCGCAGGCTGGAGAAACCCATAAAATCCATGAAGTCTATGGCGGTCAGGGTATAACGGAACGGAACGTGAACCTGTGGCGTTGGCGTGAGGGGCGGGCGATGACAGGTGGATCATGAAAGACCAGACGGATCTCCAGGACAGGATGGTTTTGGTTACGATTTATCGCCCCAGCGACATAAAACACCAGGAGCCGTTGCAGATACTGGGAAGAGTGGCGTACATCGGTGAACTTTGCGATGGAAGCGGCACGATAGAACTGGAGCTTGAAGCCAAGTCCGTAAGGCTTTTAGAGAAGAGGGGGCCATGAGCTTCCCCGACGAGTTCCTGATCCTGATGCCGCTTGGCGACAACTGGATGGCCGATGTGCTGTTCCTGGGCGGCAGGGCTGGCGGCATTGGCCCGACGCAGATTGAAGCGATGGAGGCGGCTCTGGACGACATCGACCTGATCAGCCGGGACCTGTGCTGCAAGCGCACCCTGCTGGAGCGGCTGATCGACCGGAGCAAGCGCCTTCCACAGAAGTCCACAGGAGGCTGATGGGGTGGCGGATTTGAGAGAACTTCTCGACACGGCCTTTCTGGGAATCCCTCTGGTGTGGTACGTCGGCGTGATCTTCATGGTCTGTATGACCTGCATGCTTTGCGTTATTTTCCCACAGCATCGCCAGAAGGGGAATCCGGGAAGGGATTTGAGCATGGAGGAGGAAGCCATGTTCCAGATGGGGAGAACCATGGTCACCATCGTCTATCGGTCTGCCGTGATCTTTATGCTGCTGCTCATCATGAAGGCCGTTGGCGGCAATCAGATGCTCGACACCACCGTTCTCTTCATCGTGATCTCATTGGGTATCGGGCTGGTTCTGACCGTCATTGCCTGGGCCGCGTTGAGCTGGCGCAAGGAGAAGGTCGCGGATTGGCTCAAGCCGCAAAATCAGTCCAACAAGGAACACAGGTCATGAGCGTTGCCCTACTGCCCTGTCCATTCTGCGGCTACGAGGCGGAGATCGAGCGCCTGGGGGATGCTCGTCGGTCTACGATCTACTGCTGCACCAGTTGCGGATGCAACCTTGAGACCGGGGAGGAGTGGGGGCATGGGAGGGACTGGAACAGGCGAGCGACGTACCTGCCTCCAGGCGTCAAGATTTCCCGTCAGACGGTTGTTGCCGGACATGGGGACACCAGGGATGTTCTGATGCTGGACATAGAAGGTGCCGCACCGGAGGTGCAGCAGGCCATCCTTCGATTAATCGGGGACCAGGAATAGGGGCTTAGCGCGCCTTGACGACGGCATCGAAAATTGCCCGCGCGTGATTTCCGGTAGCGCCGCAATAGCCATCGTAGACGGCGGGCACATTGACGTCCCAGGTTTTGATGGCATCCCAGATCGCGTTGAAGGTCGGATCGTTCAGCATCTCTGGGGACGGGTCCGGCCAGGGGATTTTCGGCACCTTGCCGTAGAAGGATTTGGCTTCATCTGGCGTCATATTTGATCCTCACCACAGGGAGAAGTCAGCCGGGTTTGCCAGCATGTACTCGGCTTTGGCCCTGGAGAGGTCGAGCTTTTCCCAGCGCAGGCTGTCCTTCTCACAGAAGTCCCTCTCTCTCACGATCTTCGGCAGAAGCTCCTCCAGGGCACCAATCGGCGTTGAGCCGTTGGCGCGGAGCGCCGGGTTGCCGTCTGCGGGCCATGCTTCTGCGGTGCAGGGCGGCTTGAGGGCTTTGGGTTCCCCGATGCTCACGGGGAACGTGATCAGGATCACGTCCATTTACGGCTCCTTCTCCGGAGGGCAGAGGACATCGTGAAACCCGGAGAGCGCGGTCTCCAAGCCGTTCATGAACGAGGAGAGTTCCTCTCCGGTTGGCGTTGGCTCCGTTGACGTCGCCTTGTGGAGGATCTGCATAAGCGCCATCATCCCTCTGTAGAAGGCATAGGCCAAGGCTGCCTTCTGGTTTGGACCGGCGTCATACGGGATGAACTCTTTGCGATACTCGCTCCATTTTTCGCCAAGGGCTTCTTCCGGATCGATCATGCTTAGCTTTCTCCGACCAGGGACCGGACGACCTTGAGGTATCCGTCCCGGCATTCGTTACACTGGCAGCCAGTACGCCACAATTCCGCCCCGATCTCCAGGGAGTGAACGATAGCTGCCTTCCGAACGTCATCGTCTTCCGACAGCATTTCCCTGAAGGTCCAGGAGGCATTGATCTGGCGTTTGAAGTGGTTCTGAGCATGGTTCATGACCACCGCCCACTATCCGGATGGAGGCTCATCCAGGCCAGCCTTGCCCAGCGCGCGTCGGCCAGGGCATGGTGCTCTCCGCTTTCCTGTTTCGGCAGCGCCACCCCGATACTGTCTTCAAGTTGTTTTAAATCACGGCAATACATCGGCCAGCCGGTTGGCAGATCGACCATACGTCCGAACAACTGGCACAGCGCCACCCAGTCGTAGTCCGCGTAATAGGCCCAGAACTCTGGGGAAGGACCGGAGAAGGCGATGATCTCCCGCCTGATCTGATCCCGGAACTTGATCTTTCCGGTCAGGTGAACCAGGACGTTTTCCTTGACCCAACTGTCGGCACGGCTGTGGTCGCACTCCGCGAACTCGGCGTAATACTCCCGGCCACCCTCGGAGACCATGCCGATGGAGATCAGGTCGATGCTCTCTCCATCTTCGATGAACTCGGTGTCGAACCAGATCTTCATGCCCTCTCCATGGTTTCGAGATAAAGCCGTTTGGCCTCTTCCCGCCAATCCGGGTCCTTAGTGTTCTCCCAGCGGGCACCGCACATCTTGCACTCCCGGAAGACCTTGGTCACGTCAAGGGTCAGGCCACGATAGTCAACCGGGCTGAGATACGAGATCAGATAGACGGGCTGGCTGCTGCAATGGTGGCAGTGGGTACCGGCAAGCGGTTCCATCTTCATGACGGCTCCTTCAATGCGCTGAGCGCTGCCTGAGCCATGGAGACCAGATCTATCTTGCCGTCCATGACGACATCGGTCAGACCGCCATCAACGTCCATCCAGCTATTTCCGCCCGTGGCGCAGACATCGAATTGCCGCTTCAGGTCATCGAACATAATCAGCGCCAGAGCTTCCGGCATCGCGCGGCTCAGCCGATCCAGACTTCGATAAAGCTCAACGATCTTCTCCCCTCTCTCTGTAAGATCGTCGGTGAGATATTCCACGATGGCACGCAGCTTATCCCGATCAGCCTCAGCCGCTTCCGCACGAGACAGGCAGGACTTGATGATCCAGTTCAGCCGCTCGATCTCACGGGCTGCTTCGTGGGTCAATGGGCTGGCGTCATCGCTGTCCCAAAGCCGCTTTTCAAGATTGCTCACCATGCTGTCCTTCGACTTAGCGCCCCGAGCCGCGCGGTCCTTTTCAGATGCCGCCTCCCCTACAGGGCAATCGCAGTATCTAAACCACCGTCCGCCGCAGGCACTGCTGAGGGGGTCATCGATATACCCCTCTCCGCCGCAGTGAGGACAGGGATCTCCATCGTCATCCGGCGTCAACTCAGCACCACGACCGGCTTCATCCGAATCATCCTCACCCGATCCATGTTCTCATAGACCCGCAGGGTCGATAGCCTTTCCCACCATTGGTGTCCGGAGTCGATATCCCCCTCCACGACCTCGACCCGCGCCAGCAGCTCGACATCGACCTTGGGGTCCAGAAATGTCCAGTGCGCTCCGTCAGACCTGTCCTCCCAGACAATCTCCGTGTCGTCCGGCAAGCCCCGCATCCGCTTGATCAACTCGCCCTTGGTCATGGGAACCGACCTCCCTGCATGGCATCGGAGATCCGTATGTAAAGCCCCACCGCCGTAGCGATGGCATCGGGGTTGCCGATCTCCCTCTCAACCGTCTCGCTGGTCGAGCGGCTGATGGCATCACTCACCAGCTTGTAGACCAAATACGCTTCCTCGTCCGTCAGACTGAACCCGTTTCCCATGCCCTGCTCCCTACCTGGACCGCCTCGAATCAAGGAACAGCCATCCCTTGATCGTTGCGACGTAGTCCTCCCCGTCGATCTCGATCATGCCTTTCTCGATCAGTGCGGACATATGCTTGTTGTCTGTAAACTCAGCCACCTTCAGCGGCAGTCTGCCCACCTCTCCCTGACCAACGAAGGCGAGCATGGCCTCCTCGATCCGTGGCAATGTCTTCCGGATCTCATCCATGGCTTCTGGTGTAAGAGACATTTCCCGTTCGCCCTATGTTTCCTTTTGCGGAATATACTTTATTTTTTCAGAAGCACGACCCATTCCTCTCCCCAGAGAAAACCCATAACCGAACAGGTGATCGTTTCCATGTCCCCCGCTCCCCACCTCAACCTGCCCGACGCCTGGGGCATCATGGCAAACCACAGAGACGGCGACAACATCTGTAGCCCGAAGGCGCAGTGCTGGATCATGTGGACCAATCCAGGCGGCGGCTTCGACCGCAACATGATGGTCGTCAGATCGAGAAGCGGCAGATGGGTCCGAAAATGGATGCGCACCGACCGGCTGGAGAACTGGCGCGTCAAATGGGTGCCGCCCATACTCCGAGATACCGCCATGGGCCTCAGCGACAAACAGGAGGCTGAAGACGTCCTCGAACGCATGAACAGGGTCTGGGCCATGCCTCTCCCAGAGAAGGCAGAGTGATGGAAGTCGAGCGCGTCCCACCCTGCGGCACACCAGACTACGTCATCTTCCAGAACGAGGACGGCACATATTGGGCCAACGTCAAAGAAAACGCCTGTAGCGACGACCTGCCGTCCATCGAAGAAGCCAGACAGTGGGCGCTCACCATGCTGGAAGGGACATAGGCGTATGAGCAGGGATGAAGGCTTCTACTGGGTCAGATGGCGGCATGAACCGCAGTCTCCGCAAATCGCGGAATGGAGCAGCCGAGGTCGGTTTGAAATCGGCTGGTATCTGACAGGGTGGGACTATCCTGAGCCAGACGAGCGAGTCGAAGTTATCTCAGACCGTCTCGTCCCACCGTCTACATGAAGGGAGCCAATGCCAACATCTCCCCTCCCTAGAGGAAGCGCGCCAGTGGGCCATCAACCTGCTGGCCGGGACATAGCCTCAAAGGCCCAAAAGCCGCCCTCACCCGCATCGTCCCAGTACGCCTTGAGCCGAGCATCGCAGCCCGCGCAAACCGCCAGATCCCGGTGCTCGTGATCCCGAAACCAATCCTCCGCGTCAACACCAGCATCCCCCAGGCAAACCGGGCAGTGCGAACCAGACATGTCATGCTCCATGGTAAAGGCGTTCGGTCTATGTGGAATGCGTTCGGGTCTTATATTTTTTTGGGGGAGGGGCTTTTGTATTTTCAGGTGGCTGGGATTTGCTAGGGCGGCCCTACCACTATCGTTATGGTCAAGTGGGCTAGGTCGCTAGGCGATATTTAATCCGCATTCGCAAACGATATGCAAAACATTTAACATACATCTCATCACGAACTCATCGCATTTAATATAATAAATAAAATCATTTCATAAATATAAATCACATAACAATACGATACATGATATGCATATCGCATACACATAGATACAATACACTATACATACATAGTATATGTACCATACATACCATGCGATATAGTATGCATTAGATATAACTACACCATGCATGTGCCATACATACCCCATGGATACCTGCGATATATAGGGTACATATCGTATGCATACTGTGTAGTGGGCACCCTACATAGGGGACATTTGAGATATAGATCGTTTATATAAAAGAGATTTAATACATACATGTACCCTGTATAAGGGTGGTATATACAGGGTATGGTACATAGTAGGGTGCTAATGAGTACCACAGTACCACCATAGAGCAGTCAATAACCATGCCACATAGCCATGCAGTATACGCATAGGAAAGAAAATTATACGTTTCAGAGATAGCCCTACACGCCCATATAAAGCCTGTGCATGCACCTCTGGAAAAGCCTAGGCAAGGGTAGCGGGTACCCTCACAGAACGCATGGGTGAAAAATCCATGCTATGGCCTACAGCATGGCCCTACATGAGTTATCCACAGAAACGACCCTACCCTAGGGTACTGGTATGCCAGCATGTAGGGCCATGCTATAGGCTCAAAGGGACATTATAGAGGGTGCCTGTGTAGGGCAGAAAGGCACCCTGTATAGGGGATAGCCTGTAGGGTGCCCATGGACAGGGTACCGTATAGACCCGCACCCATAGGCAGGGTACGCCCATAGGGCACCCTTCTAGGGACCATGGCCCATGGGTGCCCATGGGCAGGGTAGGGCAGGGAAAGGCGCAAATAAGGGTAGGGCATAGAAGGCGGATATATGACCCCTAAAACGGGCACCTCTGGAAAGGCACCCTTCCAAGGGAGCGGTTGGAGAAAGGTGCCTTTCTGAACAACCGCGGATTTGGACGGGATTTTAGGAAAAACAAAAACGCTTTCCAGGAAAAGAAGCAATTTGAGAAAAACCCACATCTCACCTGGGAAGGGTGCTTTACGGGAAACCGCCCATCAGCGGCACCTTGCCAGACGGAAAAATCAGCCTTGAAAGGGAGCGTAAAAATAAATTCCAGACGGAAAACGACCGTTTCCAGAAAAAAGTTAGGCTGAAAAAGCGAGCAAAATCATAACCTTAGCCATGTCGCCGGAAAAAAGTTTGAAGGGGATGAAAAAAGTTATTGACGGTGCATGCACCAAAATATAATCTGAGGACAGTTAAGACGGAGTTGACGGCGGCGGCGGGGAACCTCCCCAACGCTTTCCCCCTAGGGGGAACGGGTTCTTTGACAACTGAATATCAGCCTTACGGGAACGCTCCCTTTCTTCTCTGGCACATCACCAGAGAATGGAGAAAGGACAGGGGAGCGGAAACAAGAGGCTTTAGCAAAGATAGGGAACCGTCAATCTGGACGGTTCCACTAGGGAGAGACTTACAGGATACAGTTTCAGACTTGAGACTGTATCCCCTAACTCTCTCACATAGGGAAACACGGTAATGCGTGCTTCTAGGTTGGCTAAAAGGCTTCCATGTGCGGTTGATGCTTTACGGCACACAATCACACTAGAAGAGAGTTCAACGCTTCTGCCGTTGAAAGGTACCCTTCTAATCCGGTTTGACGGGTTAACGGGTGAAATCACTGATACAGCCTTTGGTTCTGAAATGCACGTTGCATGGGATAACGGAACCAAGCGCGTTTATTCAGTGCAGTACGGTGCGGTTATCTAAATCAAGTCTTCACTCTCTCACACTCTCACAAGGAAACATGCAAATGACCAAGCTTTCCAACGCTAAGAAGTCCACCAAGATTGCTCTGAACCTGTCCAAGCGCATTGTGCTTGATGCCAGTGACCAGACGGTTACCAAGATTGCTTTGGACGCTAGTGACAAGCCTGTTATCCGTTCCCTGGATAGCGCACCTGATCAGACGTTCTCAGAAGAGCACGCAACCGCAAGCATGATGGGTGAGGGTGCTCCAGACTTTGAGAAGGAAGAGGAAACCGTCCAGACTGAGGAAAGCCAGACGGTTGACCCCATGGCACCCTATGCACACCACATGGTCAAGCTTGCCTATGTGTTTGACGGTATGGAACTGGACGTAGGCCGCATCTTTAGGGGTTGGGAGGCAAGCAAGGAAGCTCATGATAGGGCCAATGAAAAGACAGGTCCCAAGGTTCCGGTTGCTATCCGCTGCGCCACGTCTGGAGAACTTCTGTTCACTGCTTACCCTGTGAAGGGTGCGCGCAACGTTTCTGTGGTCTCTGGCACCCGTCAGACCAGCACCCGCCCGGTTGCCAACACTGGCATGAGTGAGGAAGAGAAAGCGCGGATTGAGGCGGAACGCCAGCGCAAGGAAGAGGAACGCCAGCGCAAGCTGAAAGAGGCTGAAGAGGCACGCCAGCGCAAGGAAGAGGAAAAGGCGCAAAAGAAGCGTGACAAGGAAATCAGGGAAATGGCTGCCAAACTTGCCAAGGCGCAAAAGAAGCTTGCAAGACACCCAAGCATTGACAGTGATGCTTACCAGAACTTCCTTCTGTTCACCCGTGAGATTGGCGCTACCTGCAAGGAATTGAACCATGAGCACAACATGCGAAGTGGTTTGACTACCGCCAACTTTGGTTGGAAGCAAATTGCGGTACGTATGGAAAAGGAATACTCCTACCGCCTCATTGCCATGGGCAGACAGTGCCAAGTTTCTGAAAAGAAGGGTTTGTCTGAAGCAATGCGGTTGATTGACCGCGATGTCGAAATTCCGGTTGGTTGGGTTGATATCTCCCGTTTCTAGCACTCAACAGGTAGGGCAAGCCAAATCTTGCCCTACCATCTCTCACAGGTTTGAACATGCACAAGGTAAAGGTTGCCTGTGCTGTGCTTAGGGTTGTGTTTCATGTTCTAGCTCTCACACATGGGCACAGCACAGCGGAAGACTTCAGGCCAACTAATCCACCAAAGCGTGAATATTCAACCGTTTCAGTCTATCAGGGATACACGGCACATGTATGAAACACTAGGCTTTGTCTTGATTGTGGGTGCCGCATGCGGCGCATTGCTGGTCACAATCTACTATGATCTTAAAGTGAAGGGTTGAGCACATGAGAAAGCTCATCAAAGAGGCTATCTTCCTCATCATTGCCGCTGTGATCATTCTGCCAACCCCAACGCTGATACTTGCCTACATGACCAATCTGACATTTTGGGAAGTCATTTACCGCTAACGAAAGGATTAGACACATGAGAAGCCTTATTGCCTGCGCCATTGGCCTGAGCTTGGTTGCAATCTCCACTAAATTTAGTCCTGCTTTAGCCCTAATCACCGCGATTGTTGCGGAAGGGTTGGGGTTTGACGGTATGGCAGTCCTAAAATTCCTCTGGTCTTAAGTCTCTGGTCTTCACTCTCTCACACTCTCACAAGGAAGCTAAAATCATGCGCAAGTTCTCTGTTGATGCCTCTGTTATGGTCTCCTCCTCCTTCCTGCCTTGCCGCTGCATTCCCCGCAACCCCAACGCTTTCCCGGTTAGCGGTTCCGTGCGGTTGACGTTCAACAAGGGTTGGTTCCCTGACAGGCAGTTTGCGCCGCACCTCTACAGCGGAAAGGATTTGCTGGATATCCTGTCTGGTTTCCGTGCGGGTGACCTGAACCTGTTCAATTCCTGACACCAGCAAGGCACGTGAAGCGCTGGCAACAGTGCTTCACGTGAAACACTCTCTCACAAGGGTATCTAAAATGTTTCACATCTGGAACACGGGTTGCCTGTATCAGTCACATGGGCAGGTGATAGCCGCTAAATTTATCGACAATACCAGGATAGTTTTTAGCGACCATTCCCGCATGATTGACGGCGTTATCGAGAGTGATTTAGCTAAATTCACTCGGTTTCCGGAGAGTTTCCGCACGGGTGCCTTCCAACGCTTTGTCATGGATAGGTACCTGCACAATCAATATCAAATGCCATTCAATCCGGATGAACGTGAGGCTTCACGGGAGATGGATAAAGCTTGCGTCGAATTTCTCTCTAACATGAAAGGTTCCTGACATGGATGATATCCGTCTGTCATTTGGCACCCGTTCCCGGTTCCAACCCATGCGGCGCAACCCCATGGCGTTCTTTCCCGGTTACCCGCGCAAGGTGCGCCTGAACTACATTTCCGCAACCCGCCTTGTGCGCCTGATTATCCGGAAAGGTATCTGACATGGGCAAAATCTTTTTCATGGTCTGGCTTGTCTACAACCCCAACCATACCGTTACCCTGTCCTACATGGGTGGTCATGAATACGGCAGTGCGGCGGCATGCCAGACCATGACAGAGACATTCAACAATGCGGTTGATATCACCAAGATGGACTTTGCTTGTACCACTATCGCGCCAGCGCATGCGGGTATGGTGCTGGTCAGAGACCTAGAAGACGTTACGGATGATACTGACTTCTTCATAAAGTCGAACTAAATACGGTCGAAATACGTCAGAATACCCCTAAAATGAACCCTCCGGATCACCTCCGGAGGGTTTTTGCATGTCTGGCGTGTGCTTTGGCTCATACCAGCGGTTGCGCCATACCTGCACTAAATGGGCCAATATGCCAAAATCCAGCGGCCTAGACAGGGTTTCCGGTTGAGAAAGTGTCAAATCTCTTGGGAGAACAACAGGTCTGGCTTCACGCCATGCTTTCCCGTCTGGCGTGTAGCTTTGTGCCTACCGTTATATACGACCTGATATAGCGATGCTGGTCATACGACAATGGTCGGAGGAGACACTAGCCGTTTTAAGGCTCGTACAATGCGCTGTGTCGTTTCCAGCATATGCGGATAGGGCGAAGCGTTAGAAGCCACTCAGAGAGGCTTAAACGAGCTTCTAGGGGCATCGTGTGGTGTGGGTGTGGCTCTTTTGTATGGGCGAGCGGCAGACGGGTGAATAGTAATACTATAACCCCAAAATATGACCAATCCCCAAAACCTACCTCGCAAGTGTTTGGAATGATTGAGTTATTAGCGCGGCATTGAGAGTACAATTAGCTTGAATTGCGTACGATTTGGTTTGCTGTGGTTAGGTATGGTTGCATTGGTAACGGGTATATGGGGGATGTGTGTTTAGTGGATAGTTGGCTCAATGGTGCATTGTGCGAAGCGTTATGACGCTACTCGCATGTACGGGACATGGTTGGGCGTGCTTATGGTGCCCATTGGGTGCTGTGTGACGAGGGTATGGGTGTGTGTCGTGTATAGGAGCACAGGGGAGGGTTCGTGTGTATGGGTGCTGCTGTAGTGGGTCTATGGGTGCTGTGTGTGATGTGCCTGTGAGGCTATGGGGAGTGTGCTGGTAGGGCTTGTGCGGTTGGGCGGTATGGCCTGCGGCAAGGGTTAGGCTGGATTACGGGATATCTGGGAGGAACAAGGCGGGGATTTGGAAATTTTGGGATTGGATGGGACTGGCTTGTGTGTGGCTGGAATGGGTTGGTCTGGCGCTATGGGTGCCTGTGGGTGCTGGTCTGATCAGGGGATGTGATGAGCCTGAGCAGGTGTGCCGCTGGTCTGGCGGATTGGCGGGATTGGTGAGCTTGGGTTGCTTCCCAGGTGAGATTTGCATTTGAGCTATCGTTAAGCGACAGGTCGCCGGCATGTGTGGGAGATACGTCAGAAATACCGGCGACATGTGGGCGATAGGTCTGGAGAATGTGCGGCACATGTCCCGCTAATGCGGCGCGATATGGGAAGGGTTGGCACATGCCTGTGTGCTGTGTCGTTGGGCGACATTTGCCTTGCATGCCATAGGTTCGCATTTGAGCCATTCGTTTAGCCAAATGCCGATGGGTCGGGGTTTACCGCATCGTTAGGCGACATTATCCCGACATGTGACAGTTTCGGGCTTTGCGCGATAAACGTGCGATATCTTACCATCGTTTGATCTGGGTATCGTTTCGCGAGGCGATATTGCGGTGTAATCTCCCCGGCAAAAAATCCGAGTTCGGAAACGAGGGGGGATATGCCGTGTCGGAAAGTCTGTGGGTTTCGTGGAAAAATAGGATTTTGGGAATTGAGGACTCGTGGGACTTTGACCCACTCACCCCTCGTATCCCAAAACTCGCTCCGGACCCGACCACCTCGTATGCCCTCCGGACCCAATGCGCGCGGGCCGACCAGGGAGTCATCGCCATCCACGGAGCCATCGTACCCGACCTCGTCGGAGATTGCGTCGCCGTCAGACTGGGGAACATGGATCGGATCATTCACGCATCCGTCAGGCACCCGTCTGACCCGAGTCACCGGTACACGGCACACACCCGCATCAGGCACGCCAATCCGGATCGTGACCACGTGACCCACGCCGACATCGGCTCCGAGCTGGTCTGATCCTTCCTCCTGGAGAAAGAACCTGGGCGATCTGGAAATCTCCAGGTCGTCGCCAACGCATGCGCGCCCATTTTCCCCATCGCAGTGCGAGGCGGATGAGAACAGCGAAGAGACGTGAACGCGACCAATCAGCATTCCCAAAGTATAGCCGTCATACCCCGCCATGCATAGCGGAAAATAAAATCATGAGAGCATAAAAAAGAGCTTGCTAGTGCAAGTGTGTCTCTGTATAAATAAGACATGAGTTGAACGGAACACGGCGGGACACGGAGCGGATAGCGCGCCACCCGCCGCAAGATACAGGTCTTACTCTCACACAAAGGATACGAATATTATGAAGGGCCTTCTGGTTTCTGTCTATCGAAAGGGTGGCAAGGGTGTATTCGACGGAGACACCACCAACGGCGGCATCAGTTCGAAGCATGACAGGTTCGTTCTGGTCGGGGACGAAGTAGCGGAGGTGTTCAGCCCGACCGAGCACACCCCGGCAATCCGCCTCATCAAGCGCAAGGCGGCAGGACAGACATTCTGGATCGCGGCACCACTCGATGCGAACGTCAGCGAGTTCGGCGCAGGCTCCCCCTACAGCTTCGGTGGCAACTTCCTCTATACCAGCGACAGCCGGTTTCCTGCTCTCCACCCCATCATGATCTTCGACCGTTTGGAGTAGCAAAATCCGAACTCAAAAACGGCAAGGGGCTATTCTCAGGGGCTATTCTCGCCGGGGGCTATTCCCCTGGCGAGCACAGGACAGGGGACACGATGAGACAGGCGGTAGCACAGGCGCGGCACGGCGAGATGGTCGAGAAGGCGCGCAACGATGGCTGGATCGATGGCCGGATGGACAACAACGACGGATCGTGGACACCGGGTCGATACAAGTTTCCAGCCTACAAGGCGGCGTACCACGAAGGCTTGACCATCGGCACTTCCGAGCGGAAAGCACTTTCCGCTCAATAGCCAGACCACACACTCTCACACGGAGACACGAAGCACCATGATACACAAACTGGTCGGCCATCGCGTCAAGCTCATCGTCGCCAAGGACGTCTTCCCCGAAGGGATCTACGAGGCAGGAGAAACCGGAACGATCTCCTTCATCGACAGCCGGATGATCTCGGTCAAGCTCGACAGGAAGCACAAGTCGCTGAGCGCCTGGAACAACAAGCTTCACTGGTATGATCACACCCTCGAAGCCGATGCCGTCCTGATGGACGAATTCCTGGCCCAAGTCGAACTGATCTGACACCCAACACTCTCACACAGGGATACACAGCACATGTCGAACAACGAACTCATTCTGACCAAGGAAGTCATTAAGGCTCTGGCGACGGCGGAAAGCTTGGTCGCGTTCCAGGATGGGAACCATCACAAGCTGGTCGTCTATCCGAACCGGGATGCCATGATGCACTCGACCATTCCGCTCAAGGGTAGCATTTGGGGTGGCGGTTACGATAATCACAAGTACGGCAAATCATCAGCCTACCTGTCCTATCGCAAGGATGCCTTCAAGCTGCTGAAGGTGGGAGACAGCATCGAACTGGAATGGCACCCCGACAACGGCAGCGAGTTTACCCGCAAGCGCGGACTGGTCATTCAGGAACTCTACCTCGTAATCAACCGGCCCAAAGGGTCGAAGGGAGACAGGGAGCGCATTAAGGTTCTGCTCGATACCGGCGTCTTCGATGATAGCAATCAATGCATTTGGATGTGCAAAGGCTACGACATCAAGCGCAAGTGCGAATACGACGCCGCCTGATCACACACAACGCCGGGGGCATCGGCTCCCGGCTACCTCCAGGAGACAGACATTGTCCAAACCCCATTCCATCGTCGGCATTCCAGAAGCACACAAAATCCATCGCCTCATTGATAACGCTGGCCCCGCCTCGCTGGCCGAGTTGAACTTCCTGGCCGTCCAGGCTGGAGCAGCCACACCGGCAGACGATGCCGAAACGGTTATCCGCCGCATGAGAAAGATCGCAGACGATGCGATCCGCCTTCACGGCACACACTGAAATCCATTTCCGAAACTACACACACATCGAGGACACCATGGCTTTCAATCAAACTACCATCGCCATCTCCGCCGAGTTCCGGACCAAGTTCGATAGCTGGTTTGCCGCATGCCAGAAGAAGCGGAAAGACCATTACGGCTTCGAGTATCCCGGTCTTGTCCAGACCACCCGCTACGAACTGGAGGCACAGGATCGCGCACGATACATCCGGATTGCGGCAGTGGAATACAGTCGGTCAACCGGCGAGCGGATTACCAGTTCGGCGTGGGCCTTCATCGACAAGAGCAACGGCGATGTGCTGAAGGCAGACAGCGCCACCCGTCCCGCCAAGGGTGCGCGCGGCAATATCTTCGATGAGCACAACGGCATGCTGCGCATCGGTGTGTATGGACCTGCCTACAACCGCTAATTCGATAGCTCTCACAAGAGGATAGACGATACCATGAGTAAGATAGTTAGAACCCCGCACGGCATCGAGTTCAGCGTTGAATGGCAATGTCCCTTCTGCAAAGCGAAGCAGACTGACACGGTTCACCCGAACTATGGTCCGTTCGTCACCTCAACCTGCGAGCCATGCGGAATGATGAGCTGCGATGACGACCTAGATCCGGAAAGCCTCGCTGCTTGGGAAGAAGCCAGAACGGCAGCGGAACAACTGTCCAACGACGACGCCTGAACCTCAACACTCTCACACCGGGACACATAACCATGAGCAAGACATACGATGCCATCGTGAGCAAGGCCGCTGAAGAACTGATCTCCGCCATGCGGCAACCCGCCGCTGTGAGTACCGGCTCGATGCCGATCCTCTACGTCGTGCCGACTACGGTCGATGAGGATGGCAGGATCGTGGTCGTGCCCTACGGCGGCAAGGCTCCAGCACGCGGCGCAGTCATCATGCCGAACGCCAACCACGCCTCGACCCACACGTCCTGGTACAGCGTGCCCTACGACCATGTCTGGTCGATCCTGTGGCGGGCGCTGCACAATCAGCCGATCCTGCCACTGGAACGCTAAGCAGGCCGTTGGCGGGTGCCCACGTACCCGCCAACCCTCACAGGCCACTCCCTGAGCTTCTGGCGGGCTTGTGGCGCTATTCCCTTTATGCTTACGGGTGCCGTTGGGTGCCAAATTATTTTTCCCTGGCAGTAAAATAAATGGTGCATGCACCCACAGTTTAGTGCATAGTGTTCTTGTGCTTAGGCACACAGCGGAACGGCGCGGCACCCGCCGCACACTCTCACAAGGGGAACGGGCGCAATGAACATAAAGATTTCGACAGGATTTTACGTCAACCGGGTATTCACACAGTTCGAAGAAGAACCGGTCTGGCACGGCACCCTTGACGGATATATTCAGGAACTCCTGGATGTCGAGCAGAACGGAGATTTGGGCATAAGTATGACTGAGAATGAACTTCGATCCAGTCTTCAGGATACAGGTGTCGCGGAATTCTGCGGCGGCGGGCACGCGGCTTTCAAAGCGGAACTCGTCTAACATCTCCCATCTTCACTCTCACACAGGGGACAGTCGAATGCCAAACATCACGTTCAAGGCCAAGGTCGAAACCGTCTGGCACATGGATCACAGTCCTGCATACCAGCGCATCAGAGTGCCGAAGATTGATCGTAAGCACTGCGACATGGGCGCTTTCCATCTGGACGATAAGTTCGGGCCTTACTCGAACAGCAACGTCTTCCTTCCCCTGGTTCGCAGCGCGATGAAGGATGCCAGCATTCCCGAGTATATCCGCCTGGATGCCGTGCCTGAGAGTGTCGAGATCGATACCTCCGGTTTCCTGGCTCAAGTCACCATTCACATCTGAGGTTCGCGCCATGGCTTTCTGCGTCAACTCCATTCCCGCCGCTGATCGAGACTTCGCCCGCAAAGCCTGCCAATCTCTCTGGGAGGGAAGCGTATCGCGGATGAAATCCGGACACATCGAACCCGAATACGTCTACGCGGACGGCACCCTGTCCCCCAACGGCGAGAAGTATGCGGCGGAGCGTCACTACTGCTCCTGGATGGTCCACTTCGACTTCGGCAAGGGCAAGGTCCATCGCATCCGAATTCAGTTGCCGGAAAGCCTGGACGATACGGGGGCTTAGTCCCCCACCTTCGACAACCCCAAACGCTCTCACACAGGGAACACGAACATCATGAAAAGCTTTCCGTCCATCACACCGAAGATGATCGCGGATGCCGTGGACAACGGCATCGACACCATGTACCGCGACATTCAGAACCTCATCTACCCGGCAGACGACGCAGACGGTGGGGTCGCCGGAATGCACTATTGCAGCGGAGAGTGCGACGACCTGAAGGAAGCTCTGATCAAGTTCATGACCCGCTATGTCGAGCTTGAGCGCATCTATTATCCCAAGGTAGAGGACGAACAAGATGCCGCGTAATCTGCCCGAAGGCTGGACAGAAGCATTCCCTGGCGGGATGGCGACGAACAGAGATCCCGTCAAAGGCGGGATCATCGACAACAGCTTCATGTCAGGCGAGTGGTTCGTGATCTTCGAGCGAGACGATCTGCCTGTGCTCGATGGCTTCTCCTCCCGTGACGAAGCCTTCCGCGCCCACGAACAAGCCATCTCCTAACCAATCTCTCACACGAGGACAAGACACATGACCATGTACATCGTTGATTGCCGCTATCCGCTCACCACGACGCCGGTCGGCGTCCCCGACTTCACGCTGGAGGTCGAGGCAGCCAGCCCGCACCACGCTATCCAGGTCGCGGAGGAGATCGATGCCGGGGATGACTTCGTGGCGGTTGGCGCGTGTGATACTCTGGCGCTGATCGAGATGTTGAGGTCTCACGTTCGCATCCTGGCACAGTTCGGCCTGGAGATGGCGCGCAAAAGCCGGGAAGCAGAAAGCGACGTCGCGGAGTTCGAGGCACTGGTTTCCGCCAACGACATCTCCATTCCGAACAGCGAGGACGACGACCAGGATGAGGACGACGAAGACGAATAACTTCGCGGCGCGATCCTCAACCCATAGCTGAAGTGTGCGCTGTGCCTCTCGTTTGGGGCGCGGCGCGCATTAGTATTAGATGTGAAAAATCTTCATTTTCCTATGGTGCATGCACCCGTTGTTGTGCCATAGTCCTGTTGTTGGTTGGTTACAGCCACACGGGACACTCTCACACAGGGGAATAGGGCAGATGGCTTTCTCATGGTCCGAATATCAGCAGGCGGTTTTCTCCTTCCTCGAAACCACCAAGCAAAATCTGGTCATCGAAGCGGTGGCAGGGTCGGGCAAGAGCACGACCATTCTCAGGGCTGCGGAACTGGTTACCGGTTCCACTGGCATCATCGCCTTCAACAAGGCCATCGCGGTCGAGCTGGAAGGCAAGATCCAGAAGGCTGAGATGGTCAGCTCGCAGGCGAAGACGTTCCACAGCGCGGGCAACGGCGCGATCAACAGCTATCTGAAGGGACAGGGCAAGAAGCGCGCCGAGATTGACGACAAGAAGGTAAACAAGATCGTTGACGAGATCTGCATCAAGCGTCCGGACATTGCCGAGTTCGGGCCGTTCATCGAAGCCGCCGTCAAGATGGCGAAGAACCTTGCATTTGGTGTTGCTGGTGGTCCGGAGATGAACGATATGAATGCCTGGAACCACATGATTTATCACTACAGCATTGATGAAAAGCTTTCCGATAATGTCGAGGGACGACTGGAAGACAAGGCCATTCCCGCCGCGATCCACGTCCTGAAGAAGTCCAACGCCGATATTACCACCATCGATTTCAGCGACATGGTTTATCTGCCTCTGGTTCACAACATGCGGGTTTGGGGTTACGACAACCTGATGGTTGACGAAGCGCAGGACCTGAACCTGTCCCGTATGCTCCTGGCGAAGAAGATGATCCGTCGCGGTGGCCGGTTCATCTTCGTGGGTGATCCACGCCAGAACATCTACGGTTTCACGGGTGCGATGCATGGCGCACTGGATATCATCAAGCGCGACTTCCGCTGCCACACCCTGCCGCTGTCGGTGACGTACCGCTCCGCCAAGAAGATCGTGGCCTATGCCCATCGCGTTGTCAGCCACATCCAGGCGGCACCCAACGCGCCCGAGGGTGAGGTGCTGTTCATCGGCGGCGATGAGTTTAACGCGACGGAGCTTCTGCCGACCGATGCCATCCTGTGCCGGGTCAATGCGCCGATGGTTACCCTGGCGTTCTCCCTGATCCGGCGCGGCATCGCCTGCAAGATCGAGGGCCGGGAGATCGGCGCGGGTCTGGTGGCGCTGGTCTCCAAGTGGAAGGTTAAGAAGCTCGACACCCTGAAGGATCGGCTCTCGACCTACCGCGACCGTGAGGTTGAGAAGGCGATGGCGAAGGACCAGGAGGAGCGGGCTGACGCGATCACGGATAAGGTCAACACCCTGCTGGTGCTGATCGAGCGGGCGGAAAGCCTGAACCTCGACGTCAACGGCCTGAAGGCGATGATCGAGGACATGTTCGCGGACGATGTGACCAAGAGTGGACTGCTAACCCTTTGTAGTTACCACAGAAGTAAAGGCCGCGAGTTCAAAAGGGTATTTCGCCTAGACCACTTCAAGCACTGCCCGAGCCGCTTCGCGCGGCAGCCACATCAGCTTGTCGCGGAACATAATCTCGACTATGTGGCAGTCACTAGAGCAATAGAAACCTTAGTCGAGGTGGATCAGAGCATAGAGACACTTCCAAAGAAGGAAGAAACGAAGGAAAAAGTAGCAGCGTAACGAGATAAGGAGCCTGTTTACAGGCTCCTTTTTCTTTGCCATAATGTGAAAGAACTTCAGGGCAATCATCTATACGAGGAAACACCGTGATCGATTACGAGGACCTGCCGCGAACCTATGAAGAGGCTCGCGCTCTTTCCTGCACTCAGTTCTTTACCGGCAAGCCATGCAAACACGGCCACCTCGCTCCACGATACACGGCTAACAAGTATTGCACGACATGCAACAACAACTCTAAGAGGAACTGGACGGCGAAGACTTTTGACCATCGCAAAGCCTACCGTCTAAAGTATGACGAGGAAAACCGGGAAGCGCGCCTTGCTCATAAGAAGAAATATCGTCAGGAAAACCGCCTGAAAATTTATGAGCAGTTCAAAGACTGGTCGAGCCGAAACCGTGTAAAAATGGCGGAGTATGCGAGGGAGAGAAAGGCTCGTGTAGATCCTGCTCGCAAGAAAGCCTACGACCGGCTGTGGCAGACCATCAACCTCGACAAGGTCAACGCCATCGGCGCGAAGCGGCATGCGGCCAAGTTGGGAGCCTGTCCTCCCTGGCTGAAGGGCGCGCTTCGCAAGCAGGTTGACGCCATATATACCGAGTGTCGGGGGATCACGGCGGAGACCGGCATCGAGCACCATGTCGATCATATCGTACCCCTCCAGGGAGACAACGTCTGCGGCCTTCACGTCCCCTGGAATCTTCGGATCATCCCGGCATCGGAGAACTTGGCAAAGGGCAACAAGCTCCTGGATCTGTGAGCACGATACGGGAGCCGCTGGCGCAAGCTGGCGGCCTTCCGCTACCCTGATAGCCTAAAACCCTTAGACCCTACTGTGTGACGTTCTGGCGGGCTTGTGTGGGCGTTCTGTGCCTGTGCATGACCCGCCTTTCCGTTTCTGCCGTCCAAACTTTTTTCATCTCACAGCAAAATAAATGGTGCATGCACCATAACAATGTGCCATTATCTTTTTGTGCTTAGGCACACAGCGCAGCGGCACCCGCCGCACACTCTCACAGGGGAACGGGAAACATGGCGACGGTGTATACCAACAAGGCACAGAAAAGCACCAAAGGCGTGATTTTCGCACCCGGCAAAGACGAGCGCACTGGAAAGTATTTCATTTTCAAGCTGTGCGAGAACTACGACGGTCGGGTTCGAGGCGGAATTCGAAAGTCCTGGTGTGTCGTCAAGCAATCAGAGAAGGGTCTGTCTCTGGATGAAGCTAAGGAGATATTCGAGAAGAGGCTTGGAAAGAAACTCTATTCCTAAAACGAAACACTCTCACACAAGGAAACACAGCATCATGACCAAGATCGTTCGCGCCAAGGTCCAGCACCACTCATTCGGAGCCAGCGGAGAGTGCGTCGCCATCGTGAGCTTCGACTACGACATCAGCCTCAAGCCTGCACTCGACGCAGCTTACGTGCTCACCAACACCATCGAGCAAGCATGGTGGGAGAACGCCAGCGTCGAGATGGTCGGGCCTGCCAAGCTGGAGAGCGGATGCCGGAGCACATCGGTCGGGGATCGCATCGAGATCGAGCGGGACGACGGCACGACGGAGCTTTACAGCGTGGACTACATCGGCTTTTCCCGCATCCTGGAGGTTTGAGCGCATGACCAATCAAGAACTGTTCGACCTGCTCTACGTCCAGACACAGGAGATTGCGACCAAGGAGGGAGCATCCGAGTATATGTCTCTGTCCACCAAGCAACGTCGGCAGATTTCCAGAACGCGCGGTTTCTTCGTCAGCACCAACGCGAAATGGTGGGTCGATCTTTTCCAGGATTGGGCCAAGGGCAAGATCGATGAGGAAACCATCCGGGGGCATATTCTGAACTACAAAACCAATCGCTTCTATTATCCTTTCTGATCCATCGCTCTCACACGAAGGAACGCTGTCTAATGCTGAAGGGACTACGGAATTTCGGACTGGTTACGGCATGCCTGTGTGTTGGGTTCTTCGGAGCTTCCATTGTCGGCGCGGAGCCGAACTTCGTGACACTTAAGAAGCCTGAAATCGAAACCACAGCGGCGGACGCCGCCGAGGTGGTCTGCTTCCTGGCGGAACGCACTCGGGTCAAGACTGACTGCGCCGTCGATGCCTTCATGTCGCGGATCGACGTGAAGCTGAGCACGACCAAGAAGGACGCGGACAAAGTCTGTCACGGGATGGTCGATGTGATTTCCGCCAACACCCGGCTTTTCTACGGTCGTGGATGGGTGGTTCGGGTCTTCCCCGCCAAGCCGACGAAACAGAATGCAGACAAGCCGCTCGCCGTCTGCGGCATTCGCTGAACTCTCACACAGGGAAACATCGTCATGCTCAAAGCTATCAAGCAAACCGCCCGTCAGATTGTCACGCAGTATGCGAAGTGGCACGGCCTGGATACCGCTGGATCTTCCGAGAAGAAGGGCTGGATCAACGTCATCGACAAGCAGGGACATTGGTCGGAAGCGTGGCATCTGCCGACGCCTGAGACCTGGGAGGAAGCCAAGGAGCTTCTGACCAAGATCGAGCAGGATTACCATGCTGGCGTGCCTCGTCCGTGGGAAGTCCTGCGCCCGACCTACACGGGCAAGATGAAACCGCTTCCTTCCTCCCAAGAGAAGATCGACGCCTAACCATTCCCCCATCTCTCACGAACAGGAGACACGCCCAATGACGAAGAACTACAGCCGCTATGTCATTCGCAGCCTTGACCAGGACGCCTCTGGCGGGCGACCCTACTGGTGTGGCGGCAAGGTTAAGGACTGGGTACCGGGACAGGCATTCGCCACACTCTACACACAGAAGCAGCGGGACCAGATCGAGCGCGATGACATCATGCCCGCTCGCGGTGCGTGGGAAGTGGTCGGGGTCAGTGCCGAGGATTTCCTGGCGCGCTACAAGCTGGCGCTGATGAAAGCCATCAAGGCGGACCGAGATGGCTTCAACTACGACCTGGACGAAGTGGACATGCGGGCCAGAAAGATTGTCAGCGACCTGAAGACCGGCGACGCAGAGGTCAGGGACATCGCCAAGGAAGTCGCCACCTCCTTCGGCATTCCGGCCACGAAACATTCTTTGCAGACCTTCCTGAATTCCCCTCCCTGCTCGTAAGCCGATGCGGCCTGTCCGCTTGATTTAAAGCCTGCGGCGGGTGCCCATGTACCCGCCAATCCTCAGAAGCCACCACAGCAGCCTTATACGGGCTTGTGGTGGCTTTTTTCATGGCTGCTTGCCAGCACAGGCACGCCAAACTTTTTTCATCCCAAGGCAAAATAAATGGTGCATGCACCCGCTAAATGATGCATAGTGTTTTTGTGCTTAGGCACACAGCGCGGAACACGCGGCACCCGCCGCAAACTCTCACAGATAGGGCAGGGCAAATGACCAAGCGCACGACCACGAAGAAGACGACCCGCAAGTCCACCTCCACCAAGCCGAAGTTCGACGTTTACCAGTCGGTCACCGACAAGCTGGCCGAGATGCTGGAGACCTGCACCGATCCGTGGAAGCGTCCCTGGAAGACGACCGGCCTGTATGGCGGAACCCCGATCAACGTTGTGAGCCGGAAGCCTTATCGCGGCATCAACGTCGTGATCCTGATGAGTGCCGGGTACAGCAGCGGCGAATGGGCCACCTTCGACCAGTGGAAGAAGAAGGGCGGCGAGGAACGAGACGAAGAGGGCAAGGTCGTCAAGCAGGGCACGATGTCTGTCCGCAAGGGTGAGAAGGGCACGACCATCGTGTACGCCAAGCGGTTCGAGAAGGACGAGAACAATCCGGACGACAAAGGCGGCTTCATGATGAGAGCCTACACGGTGTTCAACGCCGAGCAGGTCGAGGGTTATCAGCCGAAGGTGGTCGAGGTTCCCAAGCTGGTCGAGCGCAGCCCGCGCGTTACCGAGTTCCTGCGCCACATGCTGGCGAACTACACGGAAGGCTCCGACAGCGCCTACTATAGCCCGACCTACGACAAGATCGTGATGCCGACACCTGAGCAGTTCATCGACACGGCGCACGGCACCGCCATCGAGCACTTCCACAGCACACAGCTTCACGAATACATCCACTGGACGGGCAAGGAAGATCGGATGAACCGGGACCAGACGGGACGCTTCGGCAGCGAGGATTACGCCTACGAGGAATTGATTGCCGAGCTTGGCTCCGCCTTCCTGTGCAGCTATCTCGGGGTTTCCGCGACCGTCCGCGAAGACCATGCGATCTACCTGAAGAACTGGCTCAAGGCGATGAAGAACGACAAGAAGTTCTTCTTCAAGGCCGCGAGTGAAGCGCAGAAGGCGGTTGACTTCATGATTGCGAAGCAGCCAGCCGGTGACCTGGAAATTGACGAAGACGGTGATTTTGAGATCGAGGTCGAGGCCAAGCAGGAAACCGCAGAAGTCGCGGAAATGGCAGCCTGACACCAACCGGGCGGGTCGAGCACCCGCCCACCTTCTCCCCTACTCTCACATGAAAGATTGCCCTATGAGCTTCGACAACTTCGCCACCCGCACCCTGAGCAACGGCTACGAACTGATTGCCCGCCTTGAGCATGAAGATTACCAGGAAGCACCGTGGGACCACGAATGCGGCCATGGTCCGGTAACGGACTGGACAACCAGAGCCAAGCAGCCGGGAGAGCGTGTGCTGATCGGAGACCGGCGCGGAGCCAAGCGTTACTACGACTTCGCAGAAGCGGTCAGGATCGCCAAGCGTGACGGTTGGGACGCGCCGCCGTATGGCGAAGGCACCAAGGCGCAGCGCGCGGCACGGGCGGCTGAGGCAGATTTTGACCGGCTTCGCCGCTGGTGCAATGGGGATTGGGAATACGTCGGCGTGGTCGTTTCCGTAGAGCAGGACGGCGAAGAGGTCGAGTTACACGCCGCTTCGCTGTGGGGCATCGAGAGCGATTGCACGGACTATCTCCGGGAAGTCGCGGAAGAACTGTTCGATGAGGTGGCTCCAAACTACGCGCCGGATGACGACCAGGAGGAAGAGAACGACGAGGAAGACCTGGACGTCATGATCGAGGCAATTGTCCGGAACCAATCCGACGCCGCTTGAGCATATGGGAGCGGCCTCGTGTGTGGTCGCTCCGGACCCCATAATCCAGGAGAAAAACAAATGGCATCGACAGACAACGGCGTTGCGAACACCATCCTTCAGCAGCTTGGCGGCAAGCCGTTTGCGACTGTGACCGGCGCAAAGAATTTTCTGGGTGACGACAAGTCCCTGATGTTCTCTCTGCCATCGACACGGCACTTCGTTAAGGACGGCATCAACAAGGTTCGCATTACCCTGGAGCCGTCAGACACCTACCGCATCGAGTTCATGAAGATCGGCAGGCGCAAGGGAGTCTTTGACGTCAAAACGATCAAGGAAATCAACGATATCTACTGCGACATGTTGCAGGAAGTTTTCTCCCGCTACACCGGTTTGACCACGAGGATTTTCTGATGACCAAGTACAGCTACGAACCGCAGTATATGTCTCGGGAAACGCAGGAGCGCATTGCCAAGAAATTCGAGGCGATGATCCGCAACACCCGTCATCCGGGGTTCCTGGATGGCTCTGTCCCGGATCACAACATGAGCGGCATTCCGCCCATCCGGAAAATCGACGTCGCGGACGGCCACAGCTTCGGGGTGTTCACCTACGAGATTGGCAAGGGCAGCGACAGCGCGGAGCTGGCGAGCACCTGGGACAACTGGGACGCCGCAGAGGTAGCGGCACGAGTACGCAACGGCAAGCCGTTCAATGTTCGCTTCATGTCCTTCGTGCGGCCTATCGAAGTCCGGAATGGCCGCTACGTCCGACTTCCGGGATAACCGCTTCGCCGGGTGGCTCCGGTCATCCGGCACATCTTCCCATCGAATTTTAAAAAGGAACGACCTTGCAGGACAATGCTCTAATCCTTCGCGCCACGGTGACGGAAATCTGCGGCTGGCGACAAAAAGCACTCGACCTGTACGCCCAGGCTCACAGCGAACTGAACACGGCGGATACCACGATCAAAGCGGCGCTGATGGCTCTGACCAATGCTTCCGGCTCGACGGTCAACCGCTACAACTACCACTCACGCACCGAAGACACCGCCTTTCTCGGGCGTCTGGCAATACCGAAGCTGGAGGATTATCAGAAGACCGTCGAGCGCATGGTGGATCGTCAGGTCTGGGCGCGGGTGATCGAGTTGAGCAACATCGAAGCCTTGATGGACAAGAAGGCCAAGGACGAGTTCACGAAGGAGTTGATGGAGACCCCGCCGCCCGCGACGGAGGACAACATTCGGGCGACGGTTCAGAGCTTGATGGGCCAGCGGGATCTGATCTTCAAAAGAGGCATCGCAGAGTGCTTCTCTAATCTGGATCGCCGCTTCAAGTCACACGACGGCTGGAAGATCGGTGGCAGGATCATCCTGGATCGCGCCTTCAATGACAGCGGACACTGGAACTACCATCGTAATCAGCAGGACGTAATTGCAGACATCGAGCGCGTGTTCTTTATCCTGGACGGTCGGGAGCCACCGGGAAGTTACTACGGCGCGAAGCCCAAGGAAGGAGAGACGGAGAACGAGACCCACTACAGCCTGAAGATTGCGATAGACAAGGCGCGCGGTAACCGGTGGGGACCTCAGCAGTGCCTCGTGGAGACGGAGTTCTTCAAGGTCCGGACCTACGAGAATGGCAACGCGCACATCTGGTTTATGCGCAATGACCTGCTCCGGAAGGTCAATCAGCTTCTCGGGGAATACTACGACGCGCCGATCCCGGAGGAGAGTGCGGCCAGCGAGGATACCGGCTTCTCCAGGCCGAAGACGGCCATCGCCAAGAACTTCGCTTTCTACCCGTCTCCCAAGGGCGTGGTCGAGCGGGTCGTGGAAAAGGCGAAGGCGTATGAGTACCCCTGTCGCTGGAGGGAAGGTGAACAGCTTCGCATCCTGGAGCCGAGTGCTGGCACTGGCAATCTGGCGAAGCCTCTGGCGGAGACCGGCAACCTCGTGGACTGTGTCGAGTACCAGCCGGAACTGGCGAACGAACTGCGCCGCAGCGGCACCTTCAACGCGGTTCACTGCTTCGACTTCCTGGCGTGGCAGCCGGACCCGGATAAGTTGTATGATCGTATAGTAATGAATCCCCCATTTGATCGAGAAAGAGATATCGACCACGTGATGCACGCGATCAAGTTCCTCAAACCTGACGGCAAGCTGGTCGCCGTCATGTCAGCCGGAACCTGCTTCCGCGAGACGACCAAGGCCAAGTCGTTCCGAAAGGTCGTGGACTTCATGCGAGGCCGCTTCAGCGACCTGCCTGAGCGGTCGTTTGCCAGCTTGGGCACGAACATCAACACGGTCATTCTGGAACTTCAGGGCAATCGGCAGCCACCATACTAACGTCATATGACGTTAAGCCTGTAGTTCCATGAAATTATTTGTGTGCATGCACCCGCAATCTGTGGCATAGTCCTGTTGTGGTTGGAAACAACCACAGCGGCACCCGCCACTCTCACAGGGGACAGACAAAGCAATGACCAATCAGACCAGCGCTGTTTACGATCCGGTTATCAAGATGACGTCTCATGTCATCACTGACAATGACACAGTGTCCGAGTCGGTAATCTGGAACGGCACGTTGTCTAGTCTCTTCGCGGACTGGCAAAAGCACCACACGGACTGCGAGGAGCAGACCGGAGAGTCCGAGGCGGAGATCCGGAGCGAACTTCAGACCAGCGGCAGCTATCAGATCGACAGCTTCGTGGGTCTCTACTTCATGCTCCACGTCGTCCAGTAAGCAGGAAACGATATGACCATGAAAAACAACGACACGCAGCGGGAAGAAGGCTTCTATTGGATCAAGGTCGATCCGTTTCCAGAGGAAATCGCTAAGTGGGATGGGCACTTCAACTGGTGGACAGCCGGAGCCGATCAGCCCATCCAGATTGGTGAGGTCCAGGTCTTGTCCGAGCGCATCTCTCCGCCGCCCAGTAAGGGGAACCGGAATGTATAGCATCGAAGTTTGCGGCGCGCGGAACGGCAAGAAGATCGAGGTTCTGGGACCGTTCGCCACGATGGTCGGCGCGCACCAGGGCATCATCGACCACGCTGGTATCGTGGATCTTCCCAAGGAGGTCCCGTACTTCGCGCCCGAGATCAATGTGATCCAGGGCTGGGTTATCGGCAACCACGATTATCAGATCATGCTCGCCGCCCGGTGAGCATGACAGGAGGGACAGGGCAAATGTCAGTATCAGACCCCAGAACCATGATCGAAGTCGTCGTTGAAACCGGCCACAACGACCCATCTGGCGCAGGTTGGCACTTTAAGTACCAACCGGCAAACGGCGGTCCCGTCGTCAGCAAGCCGCTGATGAATTACGGTTCGGATTGGGTCCAGTTGGACCTGGAGAATGGTGAGGGACCATTCTTCGTCCACGAGCGGCACATGGCATGGGCCATGGTCGATTGGGACTGTGGCAACCTGCCACCCTATACCGGCCAGAACCTCAGCGAAGGCAAAACCCTGTCATGACGACGCAATGGACCCGTGAAGACGAGGCGGCGGCGCTGGCTCGTGGATGGGGCATCTTTGATGCCTCAGACAGCGAGAACGGCACGCCCTACCAGCTACAGGCGCACAACGAGGCGGGCCTGATCCGGAATGATGACGATGCCTGGATACTGGTCGTCAACAACGCCAGAGCAGGTGAGCCGCTGGAACGCAAGGCTTTGGCGTTCCTCAAGGAGCACTCACCCAACGAGTACAAATTCATCTCCAAGATCCACGGCGATCTTGAAGACTAACCCAGCATCAAGGAAACAGGACAAGATGAAAGCCACGACCATCTATTTCGAGTTTGAGACCCGTGACGAAACCCCGCGCATCGCCGCTCCGGAGGAATACGGGGAGCTTCTTGGTGCCAGCACGATCATGGACGACCGTGACGCCATAGACGTTGTGATCGACTACCCGCTGACCAGACCGACCACACTGCACATGACCAAGCCGATCACGGTCGAGCGGTTTGCCCGTGGAGTTGCCGCCGCCTACAAGGTGATTTACCACGAAGAGGAACGGACCAGCACCAGGGTCGTGGAACTGGCAGCGGGCACGCTTAATCGTGGCGAGTCAGATGGCACCTACGGGATAGCAAGCCACGGCATAGAGAGCCTGTACCTGGAGGGTGCCAGCCGCAGATCGGACGGCAAGTGGTACCTGATGATCGGAAGCTGATATGAAGAGGCTGTATATCGAGGGCCACAATGTCCGCAAGGGTTACGGCGTGTCGGTCGAGTACCAAGCGGGTCCGCCAGTTCGGTTCTATCAGGATAGGCGCTATGCCTTCCGTGTCGTGGAGCGGTTCAACAGGCGGTTCGGCCAGATCCCGGAAGAACTCCGGGAAGATGTCTCGAAGATGATGACCGGGTGGGGTCACGCTCTCAGTGAGAGTTGCGCCTTTGCAATCGTCCAGCACCTAAGAAACACCTAAGCGCAAGAAACGGCTAAGGCATGGCGCGCGGTACTGTGACAGGTACCGCGCGCTAAGTCTTATGTGGGGTGCCTTTCCGCCTTGCCATGAGCCATTGAATAGGGCAGGGGAAAGGGTTGCAGCATGGAACAGGGAACCGGATATCCAGCGCAACGGGACAGGGAAAGTGATTTGGCTACCCATGTAGCACCCAACGCTTAGACCCTATCCAGCGGCCAGAAAAACGGGCGCAGCGTGGATGTTGAAACGGTAGGGATAGGGCAGACCAGAACGCCTCACGGAACAGGCATTTGACGGGAACCGCGATGAGCCGTCCGCTGGATATCCTCCAGGTGGGCGGCTTTCTGTTCGCGGCGGCGCAGAGCGAGCCTGACAGCAGGGGATATTGGACGCGCTCGAACTCGTGTCCCGGATTTTGGAGTTGAGCCTTCAGGGGATTTGCGGGAAACCGGGAATTTCCGGATTTCCAGGTTCGGGACCCCGGACCATTTGGGAGAGAAAAAGCTCAAGTGTCCTCCGGACCCGAGCACTCAGAGCATGTGCTCCCACTCATGCAGATCAACGCTGGAACCGAACGATGGGCCATAGCCTGCCCACTGCTCCGGACTTTCCCAGAATTTTACGCCGAGAAGAGTCGCGCGGCCTCCGGATCGTGTAAGCACCGGCCCCTTCAGCTTCTCATGGAAATGCCGTGCCAGATTTTGCCCGGTCGGCGGATCGAGGATCAGATAGAGCTTGCCGCTCAGCCCTTCAGTCGTCATGTGACCACGGGCGGCGACTGCCAGGATGGTATCCGATACGTCACGGTCAGACCATGTCGGGCGCAGCGTCCTGACCAGCGGATCATGGACGTCGAGGATCAGACCCCGGTCACACGGCACCGTGACGTTCTCGTGAAGCACCTCGTTCAGGAACTCAAGGTCGAGCACCAGACCGGCCTGCTCTCCGCTGTCCTGAAGCTCTGCGTTGATCCAGGCTTCGACCACCCCACGCCTACCGTGCAGGGAGGACGACGCGGAATTGGTAGTTCTGACTCGATAGCCGTAGTCGATGCTTATCTCTCTACGGAAAATGTGCGAGTCCATTGATTCCCCCAAAGTCCCAGTGTATATATCCCTTACCAGACGCATCTGCGAGATTGCCCTGTCCTGGGATGCTGATGGACTCGTGTGAGAGCGAGTTGGGTGAAGACCTTGTTTCCTTGATGTGACGTTTGCGCTTGCGGAATACCCGGTTGTCAATTAGGCAGCCGGGTATTTTGTTTGTCTTACCGTCTGCGGTCTCGGCTGCGTCTGACCACGAGCTGATCGTGAAACGTGGCAATCGGACCCCAGTAGGGACCACTGGGCAGCGCCCCGTCTCCCGGTTTCCAGCGGCGCTGGTGATCCCTGAGAAGAAGCCAGTAGGCGCAGGCTTCCACTTCCGGGAAATCAGCGCACCAGACGCACAGGTCCTGAATATCGGCCAGCATTCGGGAGTATGCCTCGGCATCCTGCCTAATCTCCCGCTGCTCATCCCGCCATTCTCTCCAGAGAGCCAGGAGCGATTTCATCGGCATCTCCGCCTCGGGGCTATTCTCATGGTTGGCTTTTGGTTGACCTGCCGTATCTGGACGGGAGGAACGATAGCCCGTCCCTCCCGATCTATCAGCCGCGCCGCTTGCCGCAGAACGGATTATCCTGCGGGTGGATGAAGTTCGGCAGACCGCCCTGGTCGCCCCAAGAGACTTCCCGGATCGGGATATCCTGGGAGGGAGAAGAGGAAACCGGCTGAGCGGATGCCGGAGCGATGGGCCTGCTCTCCAGCGCCTTGACTTTGTTCGTCAGTTCCGTGTTCAGCTTTGCCAGTCTCTGGACCTCACAGACCAGCGGCGCGATGTAATCCTTCACCATCTCTGCGGCGAAGTGCTCAAAGCTTTCCTTGGAATTGACCTTGCTCTTCATCGCGGATACGGACTCAACGGACTCATTTCCGCCAACGATCTTTCCTGTCGAGATCTTTCCGACAGGGATGTGGCTCGCGGAGATGGTCGCGTGGATGACTGTATCTTTAGTCATCATATCGACGCCGTTGCCGTCTTTCAGGCAGGCATCCTTGCCGATGACGATCCGGTTGACAGCGTCTTCCATGCTGTCCTTCTTTGCCTCATACCGATACAGTCCGTGACCGTTCATATCAGCGGATACGATGCCGCCCGTGTGACGGCCCATGATCTGGGAGAAGGTCTTCATGGGCTTGCCGGTCACGATGCTTCTCGGCTGTTCGCTTTCTTTGTGAACTGCTGCTACAGCGGCTGCATAGATCGGCTCATGGTCCGCGATCTGGAGAGCGCGCATTTCGCCCCTGGAGTCCCGGTAGGCCAGCATTCCCTTGGACGTGAAGACCGCATCGACCGTGTTGCTGGGCAGCATGGCAATGGGCTTGTCGTAACCGGGAAACTGGGCGATGCAGCGATCATCCATCGTGCTGTAGCTGAGATCGGGCCGGTAACCACCGATGCCTGCCAAAAAATGTTCTCTACCCACGTTCAAACCTCCCGCGCCTCAGCGCATGCTGTCGATCATCTGTCGTTCGAGGTGACCGGCATAGGCGCGATCCACCTTGTCCCATGCCTCGGTTTCCTTATCAAACCCTTTCCTCCCCAGGTTGCTCCGCGAGCCTCCGGCTATTCTCCGGACATACTCCAGCGTCGCCGCCTCGCTGGCTTCCTGTGTTCTGCCGATGGCGCACAGCCAGCCCCAGAAGCGATGATCCTCGCAGCGCATCGACGCGCGCTGGACGGCTGACAGTTCGAACCAGGAACGCTTTGGCTTGGGCTTGGCGCTGTTCAGGGTTGGCGCTGACTTGGGATTGTCCAGGGTTACCGCTGGTTTGGGTGCGGGCAGTGCCGCCGCAACAGGATGGGCCTGAATTTCCGGCGCGGTTTCTGCTCTGGACAGGGTTGGGTTGAGTCTGGCGATGGCGACCCAGACTTCCCGGTCTGGTCGCGGAGCGCCGCCCAGCACGGCCATCGCGCTATTGAACTCGGCAAGCGGCATCTCGAAGATGATTTGAAAACTATCCCTGGTCTTGATGATTTTGAGATCACTATAGGTCGCCTGAAGTGCTGATGGCGTGTCGTCGGTCATCCGAATAGCCCTAGCTGCGCCGGGGGTTTAGCCTCGGGAGCGTGATCGGCGTGGACCCAGTAATAGGCGGTGAATCCTCTCGGTGTCTTGCCTTTGCGGTCAGTCCTGACGACGCCGCCACGCTCCAGCAAGTGGGTCATGTTACCAGAAACCGCCTGATGAGTCCGGCCTATCTCGTCCTCGACCTGCCAGCACATCATGCCTTCGGCCCCGGCATGCCAGAGAGCCTTTAGGATTTCGCTGTCCAGTTGGGCGGAAGATTTTCCCTGCCATCGGTCCCATGCCTCAAGGGACGTCTGTTGCATCATGTTCATGCCGCGTCTTCCTCGTCCTCCGGTTCTCCCAGTTCCTCGAACTCATCCTCGACAACGCGGTAAGCGCGCACCTCATCGAAGGTTTCACCGGTTGCCTCCAGAATGGCCTGGACGCCGGTCATTTCCTGCCAGCGCAGGATCGACACATCGACGTAGGATGGGCTGAGTTCGCTGGCATGAACGGAGCGCCCGGTTACCTCTCCTGCGAGGATTGTCGTACCGCTGCCGCAGAACGGCTCCGCGACGACGTCTCCCGGCTTGGAATAGAGCAGGATGAAACGGCGGGGAAGCTCGACGGGATACGGGCAGGGGTGGTCGTCGCCAACAACATCCTTGCCCACGCCTTTTATATCGTCGAAGAATCCCGCGATGCTCCATGGTTCGCTAACCCTCTCCTGCCCACCCTCGGTATGCCCTGCCCGCCAGTACGTCAGCATCGTCTCCCAGGACTGATCCACGGAGTCGATGTGCGGTGCCGTGTTCGGGTTCGGGCCTGACTTGACCCAGACCCGGCGATTGCGCAGATCCCAACCGGCACTGGACATGGCGGCGGTCCACATCGCGTCGAGCAGGATGCGGACACCGGGACGCCCCTTGGGATCGATGGAGGTCTCGACCGTGGTGCCGGTGTTGATCACTATTCGACGTCGAATACGGGACGCCCAGGCTTCAGACACCTTGGCGCAGAAGTCGGCGGCACCCTGGATACCGGGAGCGTCGTCGTATGCCTGCTTGGCCCAGTACGGCGGCGAGGTCACCAGCATGGCTGCCTTGGTGTCCTTGCCAAGCAGCTTGTCCAGTGTGGCCGCATCGGTGGAGTCACCGCAGATCAGGCGATGTTTCAGTTTTCCCATGACCCAGATATCTCCAGGACGAGACACTGGATTTCTGGGAGGAGCAGGAGCCGTATCGAGGTCAGATGTATCCTGCTCTTCAATCGGATCTACAGCCACGCCGTTGAGAAAAGCATCCAGCTCGTCCTCATCGAAGCCTGTCTTCAGCAGGTCGAAGCCAGCGTCCTGTAGATCTCCCAACTCCAGGGAGACAAGGTCGTCATCCCATTCCGCCCAGTTGGCAGACCGATTAGCGAGAAGTCTGAATGCCTTGATCTGGTTGTCCGTCATGTCGTCAGCCAGAACGACGGGCACCTCTTCGATGCCCATCTTCCTTGCAGCCTTAAGCCTGAGATGGCCGTCTACAACAAGCCCGTCAGATTTAGCCAAGATCGGAAGACGAAACCCAAACTCCTGAAAGGACGACACCATTCTATCTATTTGGGTATCGTTCTTTCTCGGGTTCCTGCTGTACTCGACCAGCTTGTCAGTCGGCCACATCTCAAGGTTCATTTTCACCGAAGATCCTTTTTCGAATGCTGATGCGTGCAAGCAAGAAATCCGCCGCCGCTGCGATTAAGTCAGCCTCCCATAACCTGTCTTCCCTGGCGTGACAGGGTCGGCAGAGCACAACGAGGTTTTCCGGTCTGTTATCGTGGGTAAGACGCCACGGTATCATGTGATGGACGGACAGCTTTTCCGTTACTCCGCACGAAGCACATTTCCCGTGCTCCGCAATCATTTCTCTTCTCAGCTTAATCCAACGGGAACCACGACCATTCGTGTGACCGGGAATAGCCATCGAGTCGTGATAGCACCAGAGGGTGCAGTAGTTCGCTGCCGAGTTTGTCTTCCCAGAGATCCGCCCCCTCTGGGTCCTGAAGTGTATTCCGCAGTGCTTGCAGATACGATCTACCGCAGCAACGGCCTTAAAGCACTCTTTCGAACAGTATTTCGCTGCACCCTTTGCGACAACACTTCTGCAAGTTTCAAAGGTTTTCTCGCAGTGCAAGCACACAGCGGTCACCTGCTTATAGATATCGTCTCCAGTTGCATTGGTGCGATTAGCTCTGGCGGCGCAACTCTGGCAAATCTCCGCCAGATTATCTTTCCTAACGGTATCGACCTTGCCGCAATGGATACACGTTCTTTCCCTTGACCAAGCATTCCGCTTGGCCTTATCCCTAACCCTAGCCACAGTGCTTCTCCAAGGTTCCGTTGTGGTCAGGGACGTCAGAGGTCTGATACACCGCTGGCGTCCCGTTCTATTCTCTCGCAAATCCCTTTGCGCCGTCAACGTCTAGTTGTCTAATCCTGGCCGCGCCCATGCACAAAAAGACCCGCCATCCTGTTGGACGACGGGCTTTTCAGCGAGCACGGGAGAAATCTGTATGGCAACGGGTCGGCGCGAAAAACAAACGCTGGAACCGGCTACTGTTCTGGGCGAACGCACCGACCCGGCGACATCAATACCCTGATAGACGATCTGGCCGCAATGCCTATATCGGCGGTACGCAATTTTCTCAGGTCACGCCCAAACGTCATAGGACGAACAAGATCCACCAGAACAGCTTTACGGCGCACAGGAAGAGTCCGAGCCAGAACAGAACATAGGCCAGGATGATCATGGAGAAGATCACGATGCCGATCTTGTCCGCCGTATCTTCCTTCGCTCGATCATACATACTACTGCCCTTTCCTGCGTCCCTGTCTGATCCTGTCCAGCATGAACAGGTACATGTAGATCCGGACCCGGAACTCGAACCATGAGTCAGAAAAACCCTGCCTTGGATTTGGTTGCTCCCTGCCTCTCTGCCTGACGGACGGAGCACATTCAAGGTCGTGGTGGGAGATAGCGGTGAGAGTCATCTCGACATGACCGCATCGGGTGCAGGTAAAGGGCGGTTCGGTGACGCCGATCACGCGGTCTCCTATGCGTTCGTGGTTCCTCCCGAGAGGATAGACGACAGACTGAACCGGCGTCCATGACGGTTCAGCCCTTCAGGTTGTTGAGCATGAGATTATTCGGGCCGTTGTTGGAAATGCCAACGGCGTCGGCGTGCGTGGTATAGGACCTGTTTTGACTGACGATGCTGTTCTGGCACAGACCGCCGAGAAAAATTCCAGGTTGGGCAGCGGCGGCATTGGCGCAATAGATGCGGTTGCCGTAGATATGAGCGCCGGATATCCGCTGAAGGGAGATGCCAGTCTGGGTCGCGCTGTTGACTTTGACGATATTGCCGGAGATCGTGACATCTCTCTCCACAGCCACAGAAGAGGCGGAGTCAATGCCGATTCCTGTGGTGCCCTTGTTGGCGCTCAGTTCGATGCGATTATTGTCGAAACGGAAGTTTCCGCCAGATCCGACCGATCCGATGCCATTGCCGCAGTTGTTAAACCAGCAATCGATGACACTGACGTTGAGCAGACTGAGATCCTGGACGGCCATGGAGATTAGAATTCCGTTGCTGGCGAATTCCTCGAAAACACAATTCTCGATATTGTGCCAGAAGCCTGTGAGGATACGGATGCCATCACCGGTATTTCCGACAAAGGTACCATTGGTCCAATGCAGAGCGTTCGGCAGACTAGCGTTGGCGTTCGGATAGATATAGACGCAATAAAGTGCCGTTCCGCCACCGGCCTGACAGCGATCAAAGGCGCAGTCGAACGCGGACCAGATATCCCAATGAATGGTTCCGGCGTTGGTGCTGCGGCAACTGCGGAACTCGCACATCGAGCAGGCCCAGGTCGCCGTACCCTGAAGGCTGTAGCCACGGTCGAAATTCCAGATCTGAACATTGATACACTCTGCCTGCCGGACGCTCTTCAAGATCATGCCGAAGGAGCCGCTGCCGCTGGGGGCCAGGGTAGATCTGTAGATTGCGATATCCTGGATCGTGCAGCCATCCAGTGGGAAATCATTGGTCCTGCCGATCACCAATCCGGAAACCCCGGAGGCAGCGCTGGAAAAATCCAGCGTGGAGATACTGGCATCAACTCCCTGACTCGATATTCCCGGATCTCCGACGATACCAGCCGGTTCCCTCATGAAGAGTGTGGTGTCACAGCGCCACATGCCGTTACGCAGGTAGACGGTGCGCGCTCCAGCCTGCGCGAAGGTGATCGCAGCCTGGATATTGGGAGACTGGTTGGTCGGGATGTTCGGCACCGCCCCCCACCAGTCGGGATAGATCAGTTGATTCCTGACCGGTCCCGCGAAGGTGCCGCCAGCAGACGTGTCGAAGATCTGCCACATACCGGCATCGATCTCTCCGGACAACGTGATGGTGATGCCGCTGTCGGGCTTCAGGATGGCTCCGGGAGCGAAGGTGACGACCTTGCTGAGCGTGATGCTGGCGGAAACGCGGTAGACACCGGGCGGCAGGTAGATCCCGGCCCCCGCTGCTTCGGCGGCAGCCAGGGCGGCGCGGTCGTTGGTGGTGCCGTTACCGACCGCACCGAAGTCGATCACGCTGGCGACGGCCCCAGCAATCATTCTGTGGCGGGTCTTCGTCAGGCTCAACAGCCGGTCCTCCGAACGGGACCGCCGCCTCGATCTCGCTGACGTGAGCCTAAGTCATATGACTGGCGGGGCAACCTACGCCGTCATACTACTACCATTCGAAAGATTATGACGAAAGGCTTAATTTCTCGACCTGTTCCCGGCAGGTGACATGGGCATAGAGCACCGGATTGCTGCGCGATGCGTCATAAACCTCGTCGTGCTCGATGACCTTCTTGCAGATGCAGCATTCCCGACAGAAGCGCGGACGGTTGGACCTGATACTACCGCCCCAGAACAGGGAGGGGTCGTAATCGCTCATGGGTTCCTCTCCGTTGATTTATGCTTCTCTGCGCACTCGGCTGCGCAGGCAAAATATCCGATGGCGTCTACGAAATTATCCCAGTGGTCTGGATTGCCGTTGGCGCGGACGATCTTGAGCCATGCCAGCATCAAGCACGCCTGCGCTGGGGTGATCTCCTTTCCGATCAGGACGGACCATCCCTTGGCGACGGCGGGGAAGCTGTCCTCCGGCTCGCCGTGGGTGACGTTGCGATCTCTCAGGACGCACTCGGCGGCATCGTCCAGTGCCCGCTGGCGGACGGAGCGATGTTCTGGATCAGAAAGTGTATGAGTCAACGTCTTCCTCCTTCACGGCAGGGCGCAATTTCTCTGAGATCGCACGGGACCTATCCATACCACCAGCAGCCCACGGAAGCATCTGTTCTGCCCGATACAGAAGATCCGCTGGAATGTCCTTGCCGTCCGGCCCGAGCAGGGTGATGCGACGCCACTTGTTGGCGTCCCGGATGAACAGCTTCCAGAAGGTCCTGCTCTCGTCGCTGCCGCTGTCGTCGGCATCCCTCTTGTGCGTGTGGCGTTCGATGCGATATTGAGCACCATCAATGGAACATTCGACAATCGAGCCTGTTTGTGTCTCTTCAACAATTTTCGTTTCCCATCGGGCGTCCGGCTCAAGCATTGAGAACAGGTCTTTCATCATATGTTTCCGATTGTTGTGAACCATTCCTGGTACTCTATTTTCGCTTGACTGCGAAAATGGTAAGGCTGACATGCGAATGTCATTTTCCGCTGGCGGATACCGCAGATCGTCTATAGGTATTGCCCTGCGGCAGCGATGCTGCACACGCCTTTTATCGGCGCGTTTCCTCCCTAGACTTCAGGCCGTTTCGCACCTCGCGCCGAAACGGCCTTTTTTTTCAGAGGCCCGTAGAGCCGAACCCGCCCTGGCCGCGAACGGTCTCCGGCAACTCGGTCACCCACCCCAGTTCCGCACGCACGTAGATGGACACGACCATCTGAGCTATCCGCATGCCGCGCTCTATCGTGAACGGCCTGCGCCCGTGGTTGATCAGGATGACGCCGACCTCTGCCCGGTAATCCGCGTCTATCGTGCCTGGGGCATTGAGCACCGTGATGCCGTGCTTCAGAGCCAAGCCGGATCGGGGACGGATCTGCGCCTCGAAGCCTTCCGGGATGGCGATGGCGATGCCGGTCGGGATCAGCAGCGGTTCTCCGGGATGCAGGATGACCGGCTTATCAACGGCAGCCAGCAAGTCCATGCCTGCGGCGTGCTCCGTCGCGTAGACCGGAAGCTCCAGCCCCTCGCCGTTGGGCAGCCTCTTTACGACGATGTTCATGACTGGCTTTCCTTTCCCGCCACCAGCGACTTGTAGTAATCCACCGCCTCGTTGTAACGGCGCTGCTCAGACGACTGCCTCTGAACCTCTGCCAGCCCTCGGCTCGCCTTGACCGTGGCATAGGCTTCCGCCACATCGGTGAAGAACTTGTCGAGAACGGGAGCAGCCCATTCACACCCTGGCTGATAGCCGAGCGTCTTGTCCCGATCATTGAACCCGTAGGCGGAGGAGTACCAGAGGGACCCCGCCCAGACGAGGACCTGCGGCATCCCCTCTGCCCTCGCCCAAATGTAAGGCTGGCAGCCGGTGTCGTGAGCACCAACCGTGATCTGGAATGGGTCCGGAAGAAGCGATGCCATATTGATGTCGTGGTGGGCGTCTTTCAGGAGCTTGACGATTTCAGCTTGGTTCATGGTTCCTTCCCTTCTGCTATTTCGGAAAGCGCCCCGCTGCTGATTTCCTCAGCGGTCGCCGGTCTCATGGAGGTGAATTCCCAGGTCTCGTTGGCGTCCCAGCCTTCGTAGTAGTCTCCGCGACTGTAGTGCCCCGTAATGCCCTCGATGACGTAGTGCCCCGGTTCTGTGAACTCCGCGTGCTGGTCAAGCCAATAGTCGAACCCGATGCCTTCTTGAATGTAGAAGACAGAGCTGTTGCTGTCATAGTCGAAGACCTCGCATTCATACTTTTGATACGGTCCTCCCAGTTCTCCCCAATACCGAACCAGGATGCGCCCCGGATCATCATAGCTTGGCGGCTCCGAGCCTTCGGGAAGGCCGCTCTCAAGAGCCTGCTCTGCCGCAGAGATCATCTCCATGATCTTGTCGTTGGTCTCTGTCGGGATGCCTGCCATTTCGAGCAGGTCCAACACCTTCTCCTGGAGAAGGGTAACGCCGTCATCTGCATCGAACGGCGTGGACCGGGACGGACACATTAACGACGCGCGCATTTGCGTTCCCTTTTCTCGATCATCTTGCGGGTAGAGTAATCCCATCCGTCGCAATGCAGCGCGGCACGATCTAGGGAGAGAAGGCCGTCAGGAGACTTCTCCACGATAGCCCGCCCGCGCCTCGGGCCATGAAGCTCATAGCCCACGACGGTGAGTTCCGCTCCATCCTGGACGGCGGAGATGCAGTTAGTGATCGGCGTTGCCCGGTAGCCGCGAGACTGGACGTAAACCACAAAGTCGCGCGGCGCAGCCATGTTCAGCATCATATCAGCAAAGCTCCAGGTCGTAGACAACTTCTCCATTTGAGTCAGTAATCTCGACAAGCCGTGCAGAACCGGCAAAGTTGCCGCCTGCCATCCAGACTTCCTCCAGGTCGTAACCCGCTGCTTCTATCTGATCGAGCACGCCCCTGAACTCATCCAGCTTCATGCAGGTGAATTCCATCACGGTTTTTGTTGTGTCGAACTTGGTCATTCGTCGCCCTCCACCTTGGATATCGCCCAGGTAAAACTTGCCCACCGCCCAGCGGTCGGGCGCTGAAATTTATTCCTGTAGAAAGTCGATATCAGCCTGACCTCACGGCGATAGTGGATGCCGGTTTCCTCCGGGTGATCATCTCCGTATTTCCAGTCGATCTTCTTCTGATCTTCCGGCGTTGCGGAGACACAGTTGTCATAGCGCAGCATGTCGAGGGGGAATTCCCCACTACCGCGAACCGTGAAGGCAAATTTGAATGTCTTGCTCATTGCGCAGTCCTTTTCGGAAGAAAAGCGGCTCGAAGATCCGTGGAGCAGCGAAGCTCCCATTCTGAAGCCAAAAGCTCCGCATCATCTTCAGGGTACGCACAAACCAAGACGCTGTTGATTTTCACATGAACGGAAATCCCTATGATGCTGGCGACTTCCACAGCTTTACGAACCGCTTTTTTAGGATCAACATCAAGCGCCGCAGTTTTTAGTTCGAGGTAAAGCCCCGTTTCCTTCATGACGTTTGCCCTTGTGTGATTGCCTTACTCAGTGGTGGGAGTGTGACATGGTCTGCGGGTGCATGCAATATATAAATATGGAAAAATATGTCATAGCATGTTATTTTATTCCATGCTAGGGTTAGAGAATGAAGCTATCTGAGTGGGCGAAACAGCAGGGCCTCACCTACAGAACGGCGTGGAAATTGTTCCGCGATGGCAACCTGCCTGTTCCTGCCGAACAGCTATCAACCGGGACCATAGTTGTTCAGGCGATGTCATACAGCACAGTCCTTGAGGCTGCGCTGCGTCTTCCAAAAGATGATCGCAAACGCATCATCGAAGAGATGGAGAAAAGCGTTGAAACCCCAAGAAATCGAGATCGGAAAAGTCTACCTGGATGAGGACGGCATTGGCCGCTACGTGATAGAGATAACCATGCCATCGAACAGAAAGCATTCTTGGGTGACATGGCGTCGTCCTGGGACCTTCGCCACCATAGCGCACAAGGGCACGCTGCGCCGTTTCTCTACCGCTGTTGTTAGGGAGGACCCCGATCAGCGGGTTGATCCTGCTCCGGACCTTCCAAATAACGGCATGGCACTAGAGACGAAGGACCAGACATGATGCCCGCACCTGTTATCGAACCCGTTGACATGTACTTCGACAGAGACCCGGTCGGCACAGAGATTGCCTTGGAGATGATCCCGGATATTTCCAAATGGCCCGCCTCCATGATCGCGGTCAAGCGCATGGGATACATCGAGACGGACTACGGCACCACCATCGCCCCTTACCAATTCGGCGTGATCCGGGAGCAGATCATGCCAGTTCGGATATACCTCCGGGAGGGTGGCTTGATGATGTACGACAGCATCGAGGGCATGCTTCGCAATGGCTGGACCATCGACTAGGAGGACGACACAATGAAAATCCGCTGGCCCAACATCAAACTGGACGATGATGGCAAGAAGAAGCTCTTCAGCGTCTCAGCCTATCCAGAGAAGCTGCACATGGACCTCGATCCGTGCGGCTACGGGGCAACAGAAGTTGAAGCCTTGGCAGAACTGATCGACAAGATAGACCAGGATATCTCTGTCTTACGGGAAGCGAAGGCGGAGGCCATAGCAATGCTCAATCAGCGGAGGGCTTCATGAACGAGAACGATCCCATTCTGACTGTCTGGACGCTCACCCTGCCGGGGTGGGGAGACGCACGACCCGAAGACGGACTAGAGCGCAACTATCTCAACCCAGACATCTGGCCGGGAGGCTGGACCCACTTCGAAAACGCCAATGCCATCGTCGTGGCGGCGGTGTCAGAGGAGGAGGCGCGACAACTGGCAGCGGCGGACGACTGCGAGATCTGGAAGGACAAGCTCTACGCGCGCTGCCGGGTGATGAAACCGAGTGAGGCCGGGGTGATCTTCATGCTGCGGAGCGGTGCCGACAATGAGTGATGCCGGGTCGGTGTTCATGGTCGGCCTGCCCACGGTCTACCCTGGCCCGATCCTGGACCGGATCAGGGAGATGGGCCTGCCGGTGCTGATCTCAGCCAACGCCATGCCGATTGCCCGCTGGACGAAGCAGCAGGACTGGGGACGCCGGGAGTTCATCGACTTCGACCCGGCCAACCTGAGCCACCTCGACGGCGTGGACAGCTACCTGGACAGCGCCGGGTTCGTCGGCATGAAGCGGTACCGGGGATTCCCCTGGACCGTGCCGCAGTACATCGGATTGGCGGCGTCCCATCCATTCCGCTGGTTTGCCTCGATGGACAAGTGCGTCGAGAAGGAGGTGGCTCCGGATCGGGAGGCGGTGAGAAACCGCATTGCCGGAACCATCAACCTCTATCACGAGTGCCGCAGGGAGGCGGAGCGGCAGGACATCGCGGACAGGCTGATGCCGGTGCTCCAGGGCTGGACCGCTGCCGACTACCTCTACTGCCTGGAGAGGATGCCGCCAGACCTGGGAAAGCTCGGCGTGCTGGGGGTCGGAAGCATGTGCAGGCGGGAGGTCTCCGGCCCCGAGGGAATCCTGGAGACAGTGGACGCCATCGACAAGGCGCTGGGTCCTGATCCTGTCAGGCTGCACCTGTTCGGCGTCAAGACCAAGGGAGCGGAGGCGTTGCGCGGCCACCCCAGGATCGCCTCGTTCGACAGTCAGGCTTACGGCTCCAAGGCAAGGGACATTGCCTACAAGAAGAACCTCGCGCTCCAGGCAATGGAGAGCGACATCAAATTCTCCAAGAGCAATGGCTTCGTGGCGGATGTGATGGAAGGCTGGGTCTCTGGACAGAAGAACCGGCTGGATAAACCGGGCTGGAACTTCCAGACCAGCCTTGGGCTGTTCGAGCCAGAGACCCAGAGAAAGGGCGAGGACCCGCGCCTCTCCAAGATCCGGGAGCGACTGAGGGAGCTTGTCGCTCAGGGAGAACTGAACCACGATGATGCTGATTTCAGCTACGAACAGGCGTGGCTTTCTGACTGGGATTGTGACCTGAGTGACGCGGAAAATCTCGGAATTTGGTGACAACGAGACACCCTCTTGGACGGTCTCGTTCGGAGAGATGTGTTGCTTCTTGCTGCCTCGTATGTGAAAAGAGTTCCGGTTAAGGGCAATTCGACCCAGTGCTTTTCTGGAACTTTTCCACGGAGATGACAGCTTCCATGCCCAAAAGGCAGTCTAAAATCTGGAGTTCGGACGACATCAAGCCGTGGCGCTTGAAAGAGCGCGGCAAACAAGTTCGACCCTACATCGTACCATCAGAGCCACATCAAGGGACATTCAGAATGACAGCGACTCAGGAACAGGATCGCCCACCGGTCATCAAGCGCAAGAGCAAGAGCAAGAACGACAGCTACGTCCCGGTCAAAGCAGATCCACCTGAAGTCAGAGGCACGCTCGGAGCCTCCAAAAGCAGAAGTCCGATCCCATCACTTCTGGAACGTCTTGGGCCGGACGCCCAGGATTTCTCACGGGACGCTCCCCCGGAACTGGCAGCGGCGCGGATCTGGATCAGTGACCTGATCGAGCACTGCAATCCTGACATGCCGTTCGCCCACAACGTCGAGATCGACTACTGGCGCGGCATGGCGATTGCGGAGCGCATTCGGGGCAAGGACCTGGAGAACCGCAAGCTGACGGACGCTCAGGTCGAGACCGTGATGGCGGACATTCTTCGCCCAGGCGCTTGGAAGCCGAACGGAGACACGATCCGCTTCACGCCTAACGGTCAGGTAATCGACGGACAGGGCCGGATCGTGGCGCTGCTGCTGGCGTGCCGCAGGAAGCCGAAAGCCTCGTTCGTCACCGACCTTCGCTTCAACGTCCCCCCGGAAGCCTTCTCCACGATTGACACCGGCAAAAAGCGCAGCAGCAAAGACGTTCTGGGAATGGCAAACATCCCGAACGGCTACCTGATGAGCGCTGTCGCCCGTCTGTGGCACGGTTACCACAGTGGAAGAATGCGGACTCAGGCCAAGCTGACCAACGATCAGGTCCTGGAAACCGTCTCTGAGAACTTCGAGCTGTTCCACGAAGCGACCAAGATCTCGGCCAACGCCATGCGGGAGGTCAGAATTCCGGGAGCCGTCCTCGGCTTCGCCGCCGCACTGGCACTGCGCACAGACCGGGCGAAGGCGCATGCCTTCTTCGAACAGCTCGGCAGCGGCCTCAACATGAAGGAAGGAGATGCCGTCTACGTTCTCAGCCGCGCCACCAAGAACAAGGCCAAGGCCACACGCAAGGGTGCGGATCGTATCGAGATCGCGGCGCTGACGATCAAGGCGCTCAACGCCTATTTCCAGAAGCAGTCCATCGACGTTGTGCGCTGGGGCCGCAACGAGCCGTTCCCCCGGTTCATCGGGGACACCAAGCGGTCGCTGAAGCCGGATATGGCCTTTGCCGATGACGACACGGAAGGCGTTTCTGTCGCGGAAATGGCGGACGCCTGACAGGAAGAAACCCGCGCGCCGGTTATCGTTTCCGGCGCGCGGGCGCTACTCAGATGAAGAAGACGTCGGTACCGATACCCAGAGAACTGACGCCGTTGATGGATAGCGTGTTGTTGGCTCCGAAATCGATCACAAGGTCCGTGTCGATAAAGGAAACCCGGCCATCCCCATCGTCCAGCAACGAGTTGCCATTGGTATCAAGCTGCGCCTGGGTGATGCCACCAAGGAAGAGGTCGTCCACGCCAACGAAGAAGTCCTGGATGATATCCTCTCCACCCCCGGTCGGCGGCAGATCGTACCTGAACTGATCAGAACCTCCCGCGCCGATCAGTTCGTCATTGCCGGGGCCTCCAACCAGACCATCGTTGCCCTCGTCGCCGTAGATGGTGTCGTTTCCGGCACCGCCCGTCACGGTGTCGTCACCGATCCCGCCATCCAGGTAATCGTTGCCCTCGCCGCCGCCGATGCGGTCACCGCGCTCCCCGCCGAAGATTGTGTCATCCCCGAGGCCACCGGTCAGGAAGTCGCTACCGCCTTCGCCATAGATGGTCAGCGGCGTGAAGCCGGAACTGGCAACCCGCTCGGAGCCGTCTCCGCCAAACAACCGGATCGACTCAACGCCGGTCCCGGTCAGGTCCTCGACCTGGAGCGTATCTGCCCCGCCGCGCGTGAAGAGTTCGATGTTCTCCGTGCTGCTGAGCACGACGTTGAAGGGATTCTCCGAGGTCCGCTGGAAGATGGCATCGACGCCGTCCCGGTTGAGCAGGAAGCGCTCTCCCGTGAACGAGCTTCCGCCGAACTCGTCGGCGGTTTCCAGGCTTAGCGTGTCACTGCCGGAGCCGCCATCAACCACGTCGTTGCCATCACCGTTGGCCCAGACGATGATGTCGTTCTCACCACCTCCGAACAGATGATCCCTACCCTGTCCGCCAGTTAGGTAGTCATCCTCACCGCCGCCGTACAGGAAGTCGTCATTGGTGCTGCCGTCGAGGGTGTCGTTGCCATCATCACCGCGCAGCGTGTCGTCGCCGCTGCCGCCGTGAATGAAGTCGTCACCGGTGCCGCCGCTCAGTGTATCGTCCTGCGACTCTCCATACAGTTCGTCGTTGCCGCCGAGGCCGCTGATATTGTCCGCGCCGTTCTTGCCGAAGATCTGGTCGTAGCCGCTGCTGCCGAACAGGACATCATCGCCGTTTGTCGGGTTCTTGTTTTCTAAGTCGGGCGTAAAGCTCGCCATTGCCGTCCTCTGATGAGCAGTTTGTGCGAAGTGCGGTCACACAATGCCCCTTTGAGGATGGCTCGGACACCTGCCCAGTGGCGTTATGGCATTCGACATAGATACCGTATCAAAATCTCCACACAGCCAAACTAGGATAGTCCCGGCAGGTAAGGCACCGGGAACCGGCTGGACCGGCTCCACGGTGCGTCTGGCGGGCTTGTAGAGGCATCACTCCAGGAGAGAGTAAACCTCATTCCAGTCCAGATCTTCCGCCGTCCAAACGGTATCCGCCATGGTCCTGTGTTCTATGATGGTCCCGCGCGCCCTGGCGTGCAGTTCGACCACATCGCCAACCGTGGGCATGCGGCGCGGCGCTTCGATCACGGCACGGGTCAGCGTGAGATACTTCTCGCTGTGCCGCAGAGCGCTGGACATGCGGTTGCTGCCGGTTGCGATGTCTGCGTAGATCATCTGACGCTCAACCAGATCGAAGATGGCCGGGACCACACCGGTCGCCTTGGCGGAAACATCCAGCTTGAGGGACACGGACTCCGGCTCGAAGCGCTGGCCTGATTTGACAGCATCCCGCTGCATAAATCCAGCGAAGCAGGGAAAGCTGTCGAAGGTCTGGCCGGTCCAGGAAAGCACGGTCATGCATAGGTAGCGCACGCCCTCTTCCGCAACATGGCGGATCGGAACATCGATGAACTCTGCGGCACCCTGCGGTGCCCGCTGGATATCTCCGGAATGATAGCACTCGTCCTGGCTCAGGTTGGTGAAGCCGACATGCCCCCGGTCATTGAAGTGGCGATCCATCATGTTGATCGACAGATCGACGTCATGATCAGACCCCTGCCACCAGATGAACAGGCGCACGACGTCGGCATCCGGCGCTATGCTCCAGCGCATGCCCTTGGTGATCGGAGCGGAAGTCGAGCTATCTCCACGCCGGTTATGCGGCAGCGGAATGTCATGCAGGGCCGGATCGATCCAGACCTTGCCGAGATCAGGCTTCTCCCGGAAGCGACGGGACAATTCCTCATGGATCAGGCTGATGGCGGACAGCAGGGCCTCCCTCGGAACCTTCGGGCGGGTGTCCTCCGCGACGGTGATCCGGCTGGTTGGTCCCTTGGGCCGGAAAACGCGGCTCTCGGTGCTCTGGTCACCCCGGTGCATCAGGTACTTGCGGACGGTCAGCAGCAGCGGCGTCGGCACGCGCGGCACGGCGCGTACCATCGGCACCAGAACGTCATCCCAGTGCCCCTGATTGATCGGCAGACGCCGGAGCATGGCATCGAGCTTGCGCATGAATTCTCCGGGACGGGAAGATAGCAGGCGCGCGTATTCCTCGATATTGCGAGACGCCAGAAGCTTCTCCGCCGTCCGGTTGAAGGTCTCGATCTCCTTGTCATGACGCATTATCATGTCGAAGGCGGTTGCCGCGTTGGGATACTTCTGCCGGTGCTTGGCCGTTCCCGGCTTCAGGACGAGCGACAGCTTCTTCCAGCGCTCGGCATGCAGCCGCATGTCCTCTTCCGGCTGCTTGATGCCGTTGAGCAGGTGCAGGACGGTCTTGATCCGGGAGGTGGACAGCTTGTAGCGGGTCGGCTCCGCCAGAGACAAGTCCGCCATCGGATTGCTCAGGAATGTTGCTATCCGGAGCACGTCGGTGGCGCTGCGGACGAGGTGCTGCGCCTTGTCCATCGACTTGGGCTGTGTCAGGTAGCCGCCGCGCATGGCAAGGCTGCACCACGCCAGCGGCAGTATCTCCCGGAACGGATTGTCCGGGATGGTGAGCGGCGGATCGGATTGAAACAGGCGGGAGATCAGGAAGGCGCGCTCGTCCAGAGACATCGATCTCTGCTGGCCCATCAGGGTGTTGGCCTGCTGGGTCAGGAACTCGGTGTCTGCCACGCCCAGGCGCTTGAGCGGGGTCGCCAGCGGCTGATACTCGACCAGGACGTTCTCAGCAGAGCGCAGGCCGGGAACCTGGAACTGGCAGATCGGGCACGCGCCGAACTCCGCGATGTCGAATACGGCGGGATCGATCAGGTGACCGCACGGCAGCAGCGCGTGCGGCTTGGTGTGGCCGATATGCTGGCGCACGAGAGCACCGACGCGCCGCATCAGGTACTTATGCTGGTCTGGCGTGTCGTAGGGGAATCCGGCGAACAGCACTTGGTAGTCGTGGCTGGCCCCGGTTATGTTGGTCAGGGCGCGCACCAGTTCGGACAGGAACAGGCCGAAGTCGTCCTCTGTGGAAGCCATCAGCGCCTGAATGACATCGCGGTCCAGCGTGTAGCCGAGGGCTGCGATGGTGGTGTTGAGAGTGTGGACGTATGATGCCGGGACGATGGGGCTGATCCGGTCGGTCGTGACGATTTCGACGCGACCGAACAGCTTGATCAGAGCTTCGTTCATTTTTGTTTTCCCAAAATAAGACGGGGACGCAGCGGCAGGCTAGTTTCTGCAAACGAAGGAAGCCAGAGCCATCAGTCCCCGACGCCAAGGTATCCGTGGCACACCTTGCCCGTCAAACCGTTAGACTGGAAATTCTCGACAATAAAGGATAAAACATGATCTTTCTTTCGGCCCTATCGAAATGGTTCCTGGCGCGATTTCGGATCAGCAAAAGGGCTGTGTGCGAGATGAGCGTCGGCCTGGATGAGTACACCGACTACCACGACTTCGAGGACAGCGAGACGCCGACGCCGCGCCATGGGGTGCGGCATCGGTGCAAGCGATGTGGCAAGTTCTTCAGGATTTAGTGCTGGGAAGACGAGGGGGACGCAGCGGCGAGCTATGCACCCAAAGCGTTGTTTGAAGGAAGCCCAAACCATCAGTCCCCGACGCCATGGTACAAGCTCCCGGCTAGGTGTCAACCGCGTCCTGAGTCCACTCGATATCGCTCTCCGACCAGTTCTGGGACAGCCGCTCAACCTTCTTCTCCCGGAGAATGGTGCGGGTCTGGCGGCGGGTGTCGAACAGGTCTTCCGGCTCGTAGCCCTGGTTATAGCGGTAGACCAGCGTGCGGTACGGGATCGGGCGGTCCCAGGTCTTGCTGATCTCGTGCCACTCCTTGAGGGTGTGGCTTTCCCCCTTGTAAGACACTCTCACATCCCGCTTGTGCTGAAAGCGGCTTTTCTCTGCCCAGGCATCTCGCACACGAGGCTCAAGGCCGACAGCTTGCGCTGCCGGCCAGTCGTGATCGTTGATGCGTCGGTAGGCGGTTTCCCGATCCACCCCGGTCTGACGACACCACTCCGTCAGGGATTTGGTCTCAGCACCGATGGGGATGGCGTTCCAGTCGATCCGGGCCATGGCGCGGCTGTCTCCTCAGTTTCTTGTTGTCGTCCGCGCCAAGCGCTGCTTGATCAGGGAGTCCGGACAAAGGCGAGATATGACCAGTACGTCCGGTCATCCATCACGGCACCGATGGGGTCCTGCGCAAAGCACTGGTCTGTAAAGCCCTTCTCCACCACGTAGTCGTGATAGAGATCGGCGGCTTCCATCTCGGCGACAGCCTTGGGAACGGACAGGCTTTGCAGTTTCTTTGCCGCCTTTGCTTTCCACTCTGCCTCGGTAAGGGCAACCTGCTTGCCGATGACGATGGTGTTTTCCAGGACGTCCATGCTCATGCGGATACTTCCTCCTGTTTGCCGCGCCGCGCCTCGACGGACAGGATCTCTGAGACCAGCTTGTCTGTCAGGACGCGGACAACGTGTTCCTCATCCCCGACGATGGTCTGGCCTTCAGAGAGCCAGTGGTCGGGCTTTCCTTCATAGTGAGACCGTGCCGGAATGCTCCGGGAGATGCCGAATGGCAGTTCGACGGTTATGAACCGGAAGCCCGCGCTGTGATCGGCACGGGTGACAAGGCAGCCTTCCTCAATAGGGTCGGCAACGATGGCTTTTGGATTGATGCTGATCATGCGGCAAGGCTCTCGATAAAAGGGTGGGACGAGGGATCGACGTTGAAGGTCGCGCGAATGGCATGCCGGATACGGTCAGCAACAGCGGCAGGCTTGATCCTGACTGTATCGTAGAATTCGGGGTCAACGATCCGGACGTAAAGATCCCTGGACAGCCCGAAGAATTGTGCAATTTCGACGTCGCAATAGACCAGTTTCCGGCCATTCAGCGTGACATGCAGGCCATCGAGCTTCATTCCTGTATAGCCTGAGAAGGCTGGCCTAAGACCCTGGTCGTTGAACCAGGGATAGCAGGCAGCGGTTCCGAGTGCGCAGCAAGCGGACAAGCAGTAGTCGTCATAGCAGATGCTATAGCCAGTGGTGACATTGCCCATGTTGAAGACAGCGTCCCCGATGCTGGACCGGACATCGTTGTCACGGTGATCGTAGATCTTCTCCATCTGCTGGATCAGACGAAACCAGACCAGCATCCGGTCAAGTTGGTCATTGCCGGTGTTCGGTTCGATCATGGCTTCGTCCTTCACGCTGAGAGGTATCGGTTGGCGGCGTACCAGCCTTCGTTCCAGGCATGGCTCTCATCGCCGTGGGTGCCTTCCGGGTATGGGTTCTTGGCCTTCGAGACGCAGCCATGCCACCCCTCACGAAAATACGGCTCCATATCGGGACCGGCAGCGGCGATGAACTTGGCGGTTGACCGCTCAAGATTGTCTCGGAACGCAGGAAGGATCGTTCGTCGGTCGAACTTCGGCAGGACCAGACCGATGGTCGCGGCCACCTGCTCCGGCGTGTATGGCTTTTCCTGGACCTGATGCTTGGCGACGTATTCACCAAGCGCCTTGATGCAGGACTTCACATCACCTTTTCCGACTAGCTTGGTATCCTCGTAGCTATGGGCGGTTGGGTAGAAGTGATGAAACAGGTAATTGTCCCGTTGCTGGCGCTCGCTCTCCACCGTCAGAACGAACCGGCCATTCTCGATTAGAGCTTCGGCAGTCCCAAGCAGACGCTTGATTTCCTTCAAAGGCGCATCATCGTCAATCGTCCAGTCAATCTCAGGCTTTATCATGTGATATTCCCCGTGTGAGAGATGGGTGTGCTTCAACAGTCGTCTTCAGCCTTCAAGGCGCTTGATCAATTCAGAGAGGTGGGCCTGACACTTTTCTCCGTATCGACCCGCATGGGCATAGAGCCGATAAGCTGTATCCAGGCTCTGGACGTCTTCCACGACCTTCCAGCCATCGTCCGCTCGGTATATCGCGGTCGGCGGCGCTTTCTCATTCTTCGCCTTGTTCACGAGGTCGTTGATGTAGTACGGAAAACTACCACTCGTTTCGTGCCATAGTCTGATGAATGGATAGTCAGGTATCACGGATATCTCCTGTGTGAGAGGCGGCTGATTGCCGCTGTGTTCCTTAACTGTCACTGAGTATATGATGACATTGCCGGTTAGTGCAAGTGTCTTTTTGCTATCAGGGGCATTATTTTTGAAAACAACGCATGGTATTTGCGAGCATCTTTTGGAAAGCCTGACCTGTATATTCCGGAAGTTCGGATCGAATACAGGTCAGGCTGAGATCGTTTCTACTGCGGAATTTTTGTCATCTCGGACCTTCTCTCCCGAACCACGCCTCCGCACGGGCGTTATGCGTCCACGCCGCCTGCAATCTCGGAGGCTCGACATAGCTGTAGCGTGGCTTCTCCGGAACCGGATAGACCCGTTTCGGCCCTGGCTCCTGCCTGGAAGGCTTGCTCACAGGCTCGTGGATCGGCGGAATCATGGGAGCCTTGCTTGGGTTCGGAAGCCCCCGCGATGGATTGGGTGACTGCCGGTCCCGCAGCGCCTTGAGACGAGTTGTGTTATTGAGGGACCCAACGGGCTTGCATTCCGCCAGTCCCGATACCTTGATGCCGCTATCATTCCTGTGCCGCCAATTGCACCTGAAGGTGACATCAATTCCAACGGAGCGGAATTTGGCTCGGATGTTGTGAAGCGTCACACTAAGCGTGTTGGATGCACTTTCAGGCCCTCCATCCTCCCGATGTCCCCACAGGATGTTTTCTATGTCAGATCTCAGTACGTAGCGGTCGTAATTAGCAAGCAGCGCCGACAAGATCGTTCCGTGGGAGCGGGACAGCTTGACACTGTAGGTCGGCGTGACAAGACGGTATTCAGGAAGAATGAACATCCTGAACCCAGCAGGCAGCGGAACTCTGGTCATCGTGAGAGCTTTATGGGTCACCTGATTTTCCTTCTGTAGATCATGGAATAGAGATGCCGACAACGTCCTCCAGCCAGCGCTGGACACCCTTGACCGGCATCAGCATGGTTCTGCCGGTCTTCCGCTCTGCGTGGACGTAGTCTCGATAGTTCCCTGGATCGAGGACGGCAGCGGTCTTCAGGTCAGCCTCTGTAGACATTATACACATCTTGCAACTTTTGCGAGACATTCCCTTGCTGTATACCCAGTGAGGCTTTTCCCCAGCACCGAAGATCGTACCGAACACCTCAGCCTTGGTGAGATGCTGGATCGGCAGCCAGTCGAACCAGACCCGCGCCTTCTGCCGAACGAGGCCGGTTTTCTTGCTGACGCGCTCGGGAATGGACTTCTTCGGATCGTGCTTGAAATTGACCTGCTTGGACCTGGACGACGACTCCTGTGCGCGCATGCCCATGCAGTTGACGATGTAAGGAGTATCCCAGCCCCGCATCAGCTCCAGGATCTTCTTCTCAATCGGGCCGCGCTTGAGATCGCTGGTGCATTGCCGGTTCTTGGGCGACGGGAACATGCCGCGCTCGTGGACCATTTGCAGCAGGGTTCTCCGGGAGCGGACGACGTGACAGGGAATGTCGTGGGCATACAGCGCGATGTGCTCCAGCGTGCCTTCCCAATCGACCTTGCCAAGATCTGCATGAATGATGACGAGTTGGCGATGCGGGATGTGACGCCGCATCAGGATCTTCATCGCGTGGCTGTCTTTGCCGCCGCTATCATTGATCACGAAGAGCGCTCCGGCGTCGATCAGAGACTGGACGACGGGCGTAATGATGAGTTCAGCCATGGATTACCCTGTGAGAGCGTGGGTGGATGGCCGACACCCGCAGGCGTCGGCCTGATAGATTAGTCCTGGCCGCTGACGCGCTTGAAGCTCCCGCCGAGTTCCCTCATCCGCTTGACATAAGCGGCACTGATCCGCCTGTGGGCGTTCTCGTCGCGCTCCTTGATCAGCAGCACCCTCGGGGCGCAGTCCTTACCCCAGAAGGCATCGAGTTCCCTGGTGTCCTTAACGCCGGTCAACTTGCGGCTCACCCATTCCTCGAACTGCTTGATCTTCTCAGGGCTTAGATCGACCTGCGCCGTCTTGGCCGGTTGCGCGGGCTTGTTCAGCGTTGCGGCAGCCTCTTCCTGCTCGATGTGTCTCATGTGCTCTTCCTGATCACGGTCGGCCAACTCCTGGAGGGAAGGCTGATGACCGTCCTGCTCCTGATCGTCCGCTGGCGGCTCCTCCTGCCTGTCGTTCTGGAGCGCCAGAAGCTCGTTCTTCTTGGCCGTGAACGCCGAGATCATGCGCTGGCGCGCTTCCTTACCAGAGGCTCCTGCGGTGCCGATTTCCTTGATGCGAGCGTTGGTCCCATCTGTCCAGAGATCGTCAAGGGCCTTCAGATCGGTGATGGCTGCCAGCTTCTCCGCCAGTTCCTCCTCCGATTTGGCAATAGCTACTGGCGTGAGTTCCGGATTGGCCTTGGTCTTATAGAACACCTCCGACTCCTCTCGATACTTGTCGTCCTCGAAGGAACCGAGATAAATGTCCGCGCCAAGTCCGAGAAACATGCCCGCGCATTTGCCCATGGCGTCCGTCATCGCCATTTTCAGGGCCTCATCAGAGGTGGCCGTGTACCCCTTCATCACTTTGACAAGTTCGCTGCCACCCCACTGCGGCGGGGTCCAGCACTGCTCTCCGGTTCCCATGCTGCCATCTTCGTTCGGGACCCGATACCACAGCCGAACACAGACGAAGGCGATGCCCTCCGCAATATGGAAGGCCAACTGCTCCGCGCCCCATCCCTGACCGCATGGGCCGAAGTATTCCGTGAGGCGCATCCAGCGCCACGCCGGATCGATGGCAGTGCCGGAGAACCCACCCCTCTTCTGGAAGGGCTTCGTTGCGCTGGGGTCTGTCCTGGAAAGCTCCAGGTACATCTTCGTGTTTGGGGTGTCCGGAATGACGATGTTGTGCTTGCTGTAATTCGTCTGCGGTGCGGCCATTTTAAGCTTCCTTGTTCACGGTGTTGGTTTTCTCGGGGGCCGGGATCAGCGTCAGGGAACCGGCAGCATTGCGGGTGCCCTTGAGGCCGAAGCCGGTCATGTCTGCTGCGTCTTCCGGCATCAGCGCCTTGAGCTTCTTGGCGACCTTGCCGTGCAGCTTGGCTGCCTCGAAGGTCTTGATGTAGTCCGGAGCCAGGGTGCCGATTTCGTTGGCTTCCTTGAGTGTGGTCAGGTCAACTGGCTCGGCACGCAGAAA